GATTCTAATAATATACTTATCGGTGAAAAAACACATGATTCAGATTACAATATGATAGGGTGGAAAAGCAAGCAAGCATCAGATTCTAATTGGACTCGTATAGTAGAAATGGAGCATGATGATAAAAATATGCCATTTAAGAATGTATTGACATGGTACCCTCTCAGCGGATATAGATACATCAGCCCTAACAACACTACCAATGTTTCTTACGTACTCTCTACATCTATCTTTTACCCAACAGGGACAACGATCGATATGGATATCTCTTATGATGTTAATGATTTTCCAACATATATTGCAACATCTTATAGTAATGGAAGAAGTAAATCTGAAACTTTAGAATATAATAACTAGATCCCTTATTTGGAATCATTATAAATAGGACTTCCAGTGAAAATAAATGTACAGAAGTTTTTTTATATCAATATAAAGTGTTATATTTAACTATAATTAAAAAACAAATACAATGGCTCTATTTACAGACCTCGCAATCTTAATGCTATTCATTTTATTCATCCTACTGATCGCTCATGCTTTCGACAATTAAATTAAAAATAAATGCATAAAAGTTTTTTTATATCAAATAAAAGACTTATATTAGTATAGTACTCATAGATAATAAACCTCATGTCTATGAAACTTAATTAAAAATCGAGGTATAATATTTAATAATAACAAGTCCACAATGATGGCATTTAAAATTCACAAGATGAAAAAAACAAAAATTACAATTGCAGAACAGACAGAAATGATCAAAGAATCAATGTCTATTCAAAACAAAGATCTTACCTCAAAGGTAAAAGTCCACACAATCGGTAGCGGTAACACAGAATACTCTACTACAATTAAATTCACGTCAAACTACGCCATTCCATCTGGGTTAGATTCAACTACTTATAAAAGTTGGGGAGTAGAAGGAATATGGAATTCACAAAGTATAAAATGTGCAATTCAATCGACATGTCCACATATGACTATCCAGTTATTGGAACACGCTAATCTTATAGTTTTAAATGTATTAGATCATTTAGGATTAGACTTACAAATAGAAGACGTTTTAAAGCACGATTTAACAGGAGCATACGGTAGAAATAATCACGCTCGTGTGATAATTCCTAGAGAAGATAGAACAGATAAAGAATGTGCAGATATACTCGCTCTAGTTTTTGATAAAGTTATTAGCGCAGCTGATGAATTAAAACTAGGAAGACTTACAAAGTTAGAATATAAACCTACAACTCAATATACTACGGTTTATTCATAAATAATAAACATTGCGGAAAAAGCATATATAACATATATGAAAGTAATTAAAGAACTTATAAAGGAAAAGAATCTGAAAACCGTTGTAATCCAGCGGTTTTTCAGGACTATCCAGGTAGATAAAGACAAGTCATCTAACCCTGGAGCAACAGACATATTCTATCTTATTAAATATCTAAGAGAAGAGTGTGGAATCGAACCAATCTTACAATACCATACTAAGGGAAAACCTAAAGGAGATTATAACTGGAAAAGTTATGCGCAGATCGATTGGAATGATGTAGATTTATGTATTAATCAAACTAACTTATTTAATCTATTTGGAGGTGCTTGGCAAACTAGAGAAGTAGAATCTATTGTTAATTGGACAAAAAACTATAATGGATTAACGTATATCATGTACACTGATCCTGCTATTCTTTGGACTAGTCCTATTAGATTAATAATAGAAGGTGGCAGAAACAAGTGCTCAGATGGTCCTGATTTTGATCTAGATTCTTCATTGATCGAGAAATTTGATTCAAAGCATATAGAATCCTTATTTATAGGTAGGAATTATGATCTATTTATGGAAATGTGTAAGCCCAGCGAAAAAAACATATGGCCTAAAATCAATCATCAATTTGATTTAGTACCATACATTATAGAACATGAATGGTCGAATCAATCTAACAATGTGGTTCAACCTCTCTTTATAGATGCTGATAAATCTAACTTAGTTAAGAAGTATGATTTAGTTTATTTTGGATCTAAACGAGCAGCTAGGGCTAAGGTTTTAAAAGATCTATTTAAAGAATGTGATTTAAATAAGCTATGGATAGGATACGATCCTAACTTTAAAAATACACTAGCTGTAGAATCTCAACCTAGAAATAAATTAGTAGATTTTGTAGAGTTAAGCAAATTATCATTTGTTGTTGGAGATCCAGCACATAATAACAATATGTTTACTTATAGAATATTTGAAAATGCGATAATGAATACGTTATCTGTAATTTGGAATGACTTTGATCCAGATCATTTTATATTTAATCATAAAGAACTTTCTAAATTTTATGTAAAGAATACAGAAGATGTTAAATCTCTAGTTGAAGAATTAAAAGATCCTGTTAAATTACAATATTATTTGGAATTACAGCAAGATGTTATTAGAACATACTCCAAAAGCTGGAGATAAGTATATTGAAGACTTATTTATAAATAGAAACATGATATGAACTTTGACATAAATAAATTCAATGATTTGGGATATGTAATAATAAAAGATTTTTTATCTAAGGATGAATTAGACACTTTATTAAAAACATCTCAAAAACATTACGAATACTCTCTTAATTTAACGGAACACGAAGGAAATTATAGATTAAATAGCCCAACTAATCTAAACAAAATAGAAGGTGCTTGTGATTTTGAACCTGAGTTTTTAAAAATAGCAAAAAATAAAACTTTAGTAAATACGGCTAAACAAATAATAGATACAGTAGAACCATTAGATGTTTACATATCTAAATTCTTTCCAATGAAACCCAAAGTAGGAATATCGACAATGATACATCAAGATAATTTCTATTTTAATGGTGACCCTAATACTATTGTCAGCTGTGCTTTATACTTTCAAAATACAAATAAAGAAAATGGGTGTTTACGGATAATCCCAGAATCTCATAAAATAGGAATATTACCACATGATATCGCATCACACATCGAAGGGATACGATGGATTGATGAAACAAAATTAAATTCTAATTTGATACTAGACTTAGAATTAGACGCGCCATATGCTGTGTTTTTTAATATTAATATGATACATGGTTGTTATCCAAATACCTCAGACCGTACTAGGTTTAGTTTGGCTTGGGAATATATAGAATCAAGTAACAATAACGTAGCATCATCACCAGACAATTGGTGCGATAGAAATAGAGTCTAAATATAACAAACAATGATTACACAAAGATTTAATCCGAACCCAGACTGGAAAGATCCTAATATGGCAACAAATAAATCACTTGCAGGACTATTCGCACTAGTGTATGAAGCAGGAGAGATATTACACCAGAAATTCCCAGAAGAAGAAATTAGAATGATAGAAATAGGATCTTATATGGGAGAATCTACTCAAATATTCGCAAGTAGTCAAGGATTTAATCACATTATAGCAATCGACCCATTAGATGGATATGAAGAGTTTAGTGAAATGTTTAAATATGATTGGAAAACTGTTGAAAAAGAATTCAAAATCAATACAAGGTATTTTGACAATATAACACTACTTAAGGATTATTCTTATAATGTGGTAGATACAATTGAAGATAATTCTCAACATCTGGTTTATATAGATGGAGATCATTCATATGATTCGGTAAAAAAAGATATTGAATTATTCTTACCTAAAATTAAAGAAGGTGGAATTATCGCCGGACATGACTTTGCGTCATGGCATCCTGGAGTAATTGATGCTGTTTTTGAATCTTTCGATAAAGAAGATATTAAGCTATTTGAGGATCAATCATGGTTTCATATTATTAAGCCAAAACAAAATAAGTAAGATCCCTTATTTGGAATCATTATAAATAGGACTTTCTGTGAAAATAAATGCATAAAAGTTTTTTTATATCAATAAAAAGTGTTATATTTAACTATAATTAAATAACAAACACCACACTATGTCAAATTCAAATACATTTTCAATTACCACTCAAGTTCAATTCGATGAAGCTCTTATGTGGGTCTCAGATCTTTTTAAAGATGTTAATGGTTTCAGACCGAGAGGTTATAACTTCCATACCTGGAACTTCCAGGAGTTAACTGATTTTATCAATGACCTTTCTGAGGTTGCTGAAAAGCAGGAGGCTGATGAGAGAGAATGGGCGCAGAAGGCCATTAAGAATGTAATGTCTGTTGGGGCTAGTTGTAAAAAAACCGCATTACGTTGGTTAGATCAAGCCGATGCATTCTATATGTATGGTGATGATGATTTCTATGAAGATCATATTGAAAAATATGGTTGGGTAGCTAAGAGATTTGAACTATGTTAGATATTGCGTAGTTTTTGGAAACTTTATTTAAAATTCAAGTATAAATAAAGAATAACGAATTAAATGTTCTTTACATACTGGAATTCAAATTTGGCCCGTTCGTCTAACGGTTAGGACATGCGGTTTTCATCCGTAAAATAGGAGTTCGATTCTCCTACGGGCTACCAAAGAGGGGAGTTAAACGTAAAATCCAAAGGAAACTATCGACGGATAGCTTTGGTTGGGACTCTGACGCTGTAAGCGCGCTAAAGGAGTGAAGCCCCTCGATTTTATTTTTTTATTGGACTAGTAGCTCAGCTGGATAGAGCACCTCCCTTCTAAGGAGGCGGTCACAGGTTCGAATCCTGTCTGGTTCACAACCATTATTAATTACATACATAAAAGATAATGCCCGATTTTAAAAAGACACTAGTCTTAGATTCTAGTTACATGCCGAGAAGTATTATATCTTCAATCCGGGCCTTTGTCATAGTATACAAAGGAAACGCTGAGGTATTAGCTGAGCATCCTCAATATTTTAAATTTGTGGATGAGGACCTTAAGATCAACAAACCTTCAATTATTAGAATTCCTAAGTATATTAAAACAGGACATCACAAAGTCCCTCTAAGTAAACTAAATGTGTTCAGGCGAGACGGGAATGCATGTGTTTATTGCGGTGCAAATAAACGACAAGATCTTACAATTGATCATGTAATTCCACAAAGTAAGGGTGGTAAAAATACGTGGAATAATCTAGTAACTGCTTGTTTTAAATGTAATAATAGTAAAGGTAGTTTAGACTTAGAAGAATTTGGAGCAGAAATAGATAAACCAACCCGACCCCACTACCTAATGTTACTCAGTCAAGTTAACTATATATATAAAGAATGGAAGACATATCTTTCATTTTAAAATAAATCAATATGAACAGAGAACTATTAAATATTGAAACATCTGAATTTGATGTTAGAGATCTTACGATTGAAAGCATTAATCATCCTGTTTTTGAATATCCAACTGAGATAGATTACAGAAAGGATCTACCAACAGCATGGGATCAAGGATCAGACGGACCCTGTTCTTCATATGCTGCTGCTGCGATAAAAACTTGGCAAGAATTAAAAGACTATGGATCTACTGAACGTCTTTCTAAATATTTCTTATATAATTTAAGAGTTAATAAACCACAGAAAGGAATGACACCTCGCCATACCATGCAACTTCTAAGAAAGTATGGAATTCCAACTGCAAAATCATATAAGAAAAGATGGAAAGACGTTGAAGATATTCCACAAGAAGTATTAGATGAAGCGCTAAACCATAGAATTTTAGGGTATGCTAGAATCATGACGATCGAAGGATTAAAAAAATCAATCTATAAAAACGGACCTGCATATATTGCAATGCCAGTATTTAATGACACTGATACTTTTTGGAAAGCAAAATGGTCGGAGAATATCTTAGGAGGACATGCACTTTGTGTTGTTGGATATAATGAAACTGGTTTTATTTTAAGAAATTCATGGGGAACTCAATGGGGTAACTTTGGACATACAATATATCCATACTCAGAATGGGGATCTCACTATGAAGCCTGGACTAGTATCGATGAAAAGTCAAATGCTCCTGTAATTAAAGAAAAAGATCGCTTAAATAGGAAAGAAACTAGAAAATCTATTTTTAGAAGATTTTTATCAATTTTCAAGTAAACAAATCCACAAACAATTATATAATATCCAAATAAACAGTTATGATAGAATTAACAGAAGATAATTTACAACAACATGTGAGTGATAATAAAAAGGTTGTAGTTCAGTTCGGAGCATCATGGTGTGGTGCATGTAAGGTAATGAAACCTCAAGTAAAGAAATTAGCAGCGGCAAATGAAGATATTGTTTTTATATACGCAGACGCTGAGAAATTCGTTGAATCAAGAGGAATCACAGTAGTTCGAAACTTACCTACATTCGTAGGATTTGTAGGAGGAGAGTTAATTGCTAAAGCAGTTGGAAGTAAAAGAGAAGCCCTATCAGAATTAGTTGATAATGTTATAAACGCGTAATTATGATTAAAACACAAACTAACGTATACGATTCATCAACAGTAGAATCTTCAACCTATTTATATGAAACAAAGGATTTATTTGTAAATTTCAAACACGGTTCTTATTTATATAAAGGAGTAGAGGAAATAGATTACCATACATTTAGAGATGCAACTTCACAGGGAGTCTCTTTAAATAGTATAATTAAAGGTAAATATAAATTTGAGAAGTTAGAAGATGCAGAATGATTTCGTGTACTGGGATGATATGTGGAATGAAGAGGAATCCTCTGTTAAGAAAGAATGTTGTGGAAAATGGAATGACGAAGGAGAATGTACTTGTAAAGACATGGAATTAAAATAAACACAATGATATATTGGTTCAGACGTAAATACCGACAAATTAAAAGAGTATTAGATTTCTTACCTATTATATGGAAGGGATATGATTGGGACTATAAATATGCAACTGATTTATTTGCACATCAATTAGGAAGAATGGCTGATCATTTTGAATCAGACAAGGCATGTGCTACTAGTGCGAAGAATACTGCTAAAAGAATCAGAACTACATTAAAGTTAATGAAACTTGTAGGTGAGGAAGAATATGCAATGGAATATTTTGATTATGAAGATGTTATATATAACTTTGTACCCGTAGTAATTAGAGAACCTGGTGATTGTGATGGTTGTTCTACTCTTGACGTTGATCACATATCAGAAAGATATGATGAGTTCTTTAAAAAATATCCACTAATCCACAAAAGAGTATTAAATGGTGAGGGTATTTTCGGTAAACAATATAATGCAGATGCATCCGAGTTTGAACTTAAGAGAAAGGTTGCGATGAATGTTGCATATTTAAATCAAGAAAGAGCAAGAAAGACATTACATAAAATGATCGAAAGAAATATACAATCATGGTGGGATTAATTCAAGTTTATGGCTAAAGGTATAATAATAGTTTCGGATCCTAATCCACATGGAATTTCACATAAATTAATAGCACCTACAATAAAATTAATTTATTCAAAGAGAGGTTTTAAATGCGATGTAGTTGATTTGTATCGAGATGAATTTAATCCAATGGCAACTGACGCAACAGCCTCTAACCTGATTGCAAGACACTACAAGCATCTTATTAAAACAGCAGATCATATTCATTTTATATCTAACGTTAATCTAGGTGGAATTTCGCCGGGTCTGGAAGGATTCTTTGATCAAGTATTAAATAAAGGATTTGCTTATGATATTATTAATAATAAAACAAAAAGCAGATTACACAAGAAAGAAGTTTATTTCTATCTACAACATTCAAAAAAGATGAGAACTCGCTTTAATGCGACTTGGATGCGATTAAAGTTTAGTGTTATTCCTACTATATTTAAAACAAGTACTATTTTTCAAAGTGATTTGACGTGGGGAGTTAAGGAAGTTAAATCTAAGAAAATCAAAGAGATTAGAAATAAATTAATAAGTAAATTATTTGAAAATAAATAGCCCTAGATTTTTTTATATCAAATAAAAGTGTTATATTTACTATATAATAAAAACAACATCATATGCGAACAGACTTTCAATTAATTTACGATTTCATCGAAGCTTCAAATTCTTCAAATTCAAACACAGAAAAACTAGAAGTATTAAAAACATACACACAATACGAAGTAGTTCGTAAGGCCTTACTATATACATATGATCCTTATAAACAATACTATGTAACTTCAAAGAATTGTAAAAAGAAGAGTGACCTTCTTGGTCATCCAAATACCTATGGAGATTTCTTTGGTTTACTTGACGATTTAAATAATCGAGTAACAACAGGTCACAATTCGATTGCAAACGTAAACAGGTTCGTATTAGAAAATAAGGAATACGAGGACATCATTTGGAATATTATTGATGGAAACCTCAAAACCAGAACGACAGCAACCACGATTAACAAGGTAGTACCAGGATTGATACCAACCTTTGATGTTGCTTTAGCAGATACTTATAATGATAAGACTAAAAAGAAAGTAAACTGGGACGATGGCTGGTATGTTAGCCGTAAATTAGATGGTGTAAGATGTATTTGTATTATTGATGGAAATAGCGATGCTAAGTTCTATTCAAGAGCCGGTAACGAATTTAAAACTTTAGGCAAAATTGCCCAAGTGATTAAAGATTCAGGCGCAAAGAACGTGGTGTTAGATGGAGAAATTTGTATCTTAGATAAAAAAGGAGATGAGGACTTTCAAAGTATCATTAAGGAAATAGGTCGTAAAAACCATACCATTGAATTTCCAAGATTAATTACATTTGATATATTGACCCCAGATAATTTTGATTCTGGAACATCAAGAAATATATTAAGCAAAAGATACGAAGCACTAGATGCATTTATGGATATTTACATAAAATCATTTAATAACTATGTAACCATGACTCGCCAAGAAGTAGTAGAAGATGATCAGCAATTAGAAGATCAAATCGCTAAAGCTAACAAATATGGATGGGAAGGTCTAATGATTCGTAAGAATGAAATTTATAAAGGTAAAAGATCTTCAGATATTTTAAAGATTAAAACTTTTGTTGATGCCGAATATTTAGTAGTTGGCGTTGAAAACTCAATCAACAGAGTAATCGTTGAAGGTAAAGAAGTTGAAGAGGAAATGTTAAAGAATGTTATCATTGAACACAGAGGATGTCAGGTTCAGGTTGGTAGTGGATTTTCTCAAGAACAACGTAGAAAATACTTTAAAAACCCTGAAGAAATTATTGGTAAAACAATTACAGTTCAGTATTTTGAAGAAACTGAAAACTTACAGGGAGGATATTCCTTAAGATTTCCAGTGATTAAGGCAATTTACGAAACAAATAGAAATTTCTAAATATAATTAGTATGAATTTAGTTTTAGGTGATGGTTTATTAGGAAGTGCTGTAATTGGTGCAAGCGGGTGGCAATATCTTTCAAGGAGAGAACATGGTTTTAATATCAATAAGAAATCTACTTGGAAAGGAAATATACCGAACGGAATAACATGTGCCGTCAATCTGATAGCAAATACAGATACATATAGTAATGATATTAATGGAATGTTTGAAACTAATTATCGAGCGGTAATTAGTTTAGTAGACTATTGTAATAAAAAAAATATCAAGTTGGTTCATTTTTCTACGGATTATGTTTATGAGAATTCTAAAACTAATGCAAAAGAAACCGATAAGACCAAACCCACAACGCCATACGCAATGTCTAAGGTACTTGCAGATGAGTATATAATGAAACACTCTAATGATTATTTAATTCTTAGAGGGGCTCAGAAGGAGGATCCATTTCCTTATGAAAGTGCATTCACAAACGTATATGGAAATTTTGATTATCCAGACGTGATTGCGGATATCTTGGTAGAAATGGTAAGAAGTGGAGCTAGTGGATTATACAATATTGGAACTCCAGTTAAATCAATGTTTGATTTAGCTAAAATAACAAAACCAAGTGTAAAAGAATCCTCTGCACCTGATCACTTCCCGAAAGATATCACAATGAATTTATCTAAAATGGAAAAACACTTAGAACAATGGCAAGAGCAAGAATAACAATATGTAGCGGATGTATTACTGAATTTCCAGATAATGATTTATATACAGTAACTCGGCAAATGCACAGAGGACAGCCAGACAAAGGATATTATAGAACTCCTTATTGTGAAAAATGTATTAAGGATAAAGATTCTTACCACGAAATTTCACAACAACCTAAAAACAAAACTAAAAAGAAAAAGAAATAAATGATTAATCCAGAAATAAACGTAGCAGCGGCATCCCTCACGACAACATACAATACTGCAGCAGAATTCCCACACATTGTATTTAATGATTTTGTAAATAAAACTATATTAGATGATGTTGCACGAGAAGCAAAGTTTCTAGTGAATGAAGAAGACGCAGAAACAAGCGAATGGCGAATGGGATCAAAGCAATGGAACGACGCAATCGACCACAGTGATCAGGTATTCAAGAGAGGTATTAGAGATCTTGAAAAAATGCCATTCTATATGAACTTGTTGTGTAGGTATTTTAATAGTGATGAATTTATGGAATTTATGCGCCAGTTAACTGGGATTGAAGATCTATCACCAGACCCTGGACTTGAGGGTGGAGGATTTCATGTCACATATCCCGGTGGACTCTTAAATATTCATCATGATTTTAATTATAAGGATGATATTGATCCTGTGAGAATGTATCGTAAAGTTAACCTATTAATATACTTAAACGAAGAATGGGAAGATGCTTGGCAGGGAGCATTAGAACTTTGGAAATCAGATTTGACAGAAGATTTTAAGACACTGCAACCTAAATATGGTAGAGCTATTATGTTTAATATTGAAGATGCTCCACATGGACACCCAGAACCTCTGAAGTGCCCTCCTGGAGAAAGCAGAAGAAGCTTAGCATTTTATTATTACAGTAAAACTCCAAATAATAATAGGTTATACGATAGAGCACACTGGAAACACGGAAACAAATTAGTTTAGAAATGACAACATCTTCAAAAAAACATAAGTACACGCCAACTTCTGATATGAGGACTAACGTTCTATCACTCGAGCCGGGTGGAGAAACAGTTACTATTATATACGATGGATATGTTGTAGAATACACAAATATTAAAAGCCCAATACAGTACGTTACCTCAGTAAGAAAGAGAAGCACAAAACAAATTATAGGATATATCTCAGAAGGAAAAACAGTTATACTTTAATAAAAATTATAATTAATTAAAATATATTGAAACTATTTAACTTTATCTTATATAAATCTAGAATTATTAATAAAATTTAAATTATGATACAAGAATTAATCAACACATTAGAAGAAGTAATCGCTGAAATTGGAACTGACGTTGCAAAATTCGATGAAAAAGGAAACAAAGCTGCAGGAACAAGAGTTCGTAAAGCGATGCAAACAGTTAAAGGATTAGCACAAGACGTAAGAGTTGCGGTATCTGACGCGAATAAAGCTTAAGTTTAAACTTAGCTTAATCTATATAAAAGACCGGGAAATCCCCGGTCTTTTGTTGTTTAAAAACGTAAACAAATATTGATAATGATATATAATGTATATGAAAACATTTTTTAATAGATTTAGCATAGAAGAAAAAGTAAGTATAGTATTAAAGACAATTGCTATAGGAATCCTTGCAATGTTAATGCTTGGTTGTAAGTCTCTAGACTTTAGATTAGGAACTATGCAGGTTCAATCAAAATACCAGCAGCCCGTTGAAATTCAAACGACTGTTATTAAAACAACGCATCAAGCGTTTGCCACTCTAGATCCATGGGATTTAGGACTATCATTTGGTGGAAATTGGATTCACTGTAGACATCATGGTTTTCATGATTTAAACGATTGGACTGATTTTAGTTATTCACCGGCATTCTGTAGACCATCACATGGTTTTTTATCTGGTTCTCAATGGAATTCAAATTGGGGAGGAATGAATCACTGGAACAATAATTGGATGTGGAATCCTAGAAACCAATATCAATACTGGGGCAACAATTGGTCACCTTGGATGGGTAATGCACATTACGGATATTATGGTAACTACGGATATTATGGATGGAATAATAATTACGTACCATACCAATGGAGAAGATCTAATATAAATAGTAGAAGAAATAGCTTTTCACCTAGAACAAGATCAACAAGAACTAACACACCAACTCGAGTTATTAGAACTAGACCTACAAGAACGCGAACATTACCAAAGAATGTTAGACCAACTAGGACATCAATTCCAAGTAATGTAAGAATTATTAGAACACCTATAAGAAGATCTGACGTAAAACCGCCAATAAGAACGAATACAAGACCGGTTAATAATATTCCAAACAATGTTAGACCAGTTAGAACAAATACAAGACCAACAAGAACAAATACAACAACACGAAAATCAACCGGAAAAGTAAACAAGAATGGACGAAATTAAAATACCAAAGATAATCCACCAAATTTGGTTAGGTGGAGGAGAAATGCCAGAACACTGTAAGCAGTTTGTTCGTGAAATGAAAGACATGCACCCAGATTGGGAACACCATCTGTGGGGAAACGAAGTATTTACAGAAGTATATAAAGACGATCCGTTTTTACAAAACTATGTAAAGAATCCAGAAATATACAAGTGGGCGTTTATCGCTGACAGAATTAGAATGCTGCTGTTAAGAGATTATGGTGGAATTTATTGTGATGTTGATGCAAAACCTATTAGACCATTTGATGTAGTTAGAGATAAATTACTACCATCACATACTTTTTTAACTGGATTAAAACCGACTCAATCTAATAATACTTTATTTGATTGTACCGTGTATGGATCTGCGCCTGGATCTAGAACCGTTATGGAAATACTATCAGTTTACAAGAGCCTAACATGGGCACATGGATGTAAAACATTCTCAGATAAAATCATTTCAATAATAGAACCAGATATTGCATGTTTTGGTTATGAGTATTTTTATAACTGGGAAATTAACAGTAAGACTGTAGTATTACACGATGTTGAAGACACTAGAATGTTTTCATGGGTAGACGGACAAGAGCATACCAAGGACTGGTAATTACAAGTATTTTTCATGAAACTATTTTATATTTTTTAATATAACATATATAATTTAAAACAATATTATGAAGAAAATAGGTATTATTGGACAAGGTTTTGTTGGAGGAGCAATCAAACAAGGTTTTAAAGAACATTACGAATTATTTTTATATGACAAGTATAATGATAGTAAGTCGAACACTGATCTAGAAGGTGTTGTCAAAAACGCAGAGATTATTTTCATATGTGTTCCAACCCCAATGGACGCTAGGACAGGTGAAGCTTCAATTTCAATTGTAGAAGAAGTAATACTTGAAATTGATGAATTAGCTGCCGATGTAGGTTCTAATCCAACTTTAATTATTAAATCAACAGTGCCACCCGGTACTACTGAATATCTTAATGGTATTGTTTCTTATAGTGAAGTTATATTCAATCCTGAATTCTTAACTGAAGCGAACGCTGTTAATGATTTTAAAAATCAAAATAGAATTATTATAGGAACTTGTGATAGTTATCAAGCTACTGATGTTGTTGCTGTATTTAGAAAAGTATTTCCAAACGCATTAATACCAGTTGTTAATTCTAAAGAGGCTGAAATGTGTAAATATATTACTAACACGTTTCTTTCTGTTAAAGTTAGTTTTGCAAATGAAATATATGATATTTGCGAGGAGAACGATATTAATTATGATGCCGCTAAAGATCTTGCAATATTAGATCCAAGATTAGGTAATTCACATTGGATGGTTCCAGGACCTGATGGTGATAGAGGATTCGGAGGACATTGTTTTCCAAAAGATCTAAATGCAATGTGCTATATTGCAGCACAATCTGGAGTACCAGTTCATGTATTGAGAGGTACATTAAAAACGAACGATAATGTTAGAGAAGATCGAGATTGGGAATCACAAGAAGGCCGAGCGATTATAAACTCAAGTGAGATTAAATCAAGCAAAGTTAAATCTTTTCTAAGCAAATTATTTGCATAATAAACAAAACGTAAAATCAGTATATAATTAATATGAAGAAAATACTAATGTACTGGCCAAACTTCTTTATTGAAGCATTGTTCACAATAAAATATTACAGAGCTGTAAAGTCAATTAAAGCAGAATTAGAAAAAGAAAACCTTCGAGTAGATTGGATTGGTAGAATTTATACAGTTATAAATTTAAAAGAAGAATTTCTTAATCAACCTGAGGTTGTTCAACAATCTTTCGTGTTTCAACAATTAGGACCTATTAATAAGATCTTAATTAAGTATGGTTTATCAAATGATGCTTTTCCTGAAATAAGTAAATTAAGTGCAGAATCGTACCTTGTGGTTTTATATCCGGAAAATGACGATTTCAATATGTACTCTTTTATCAGAAATATTTTATTCGCAGGTCTAGTTGGTGGTACTATTTATGGTATTGTCCAGCTTGTTAACTTATTTATTTAATGGAATCTATTGTACGTGTTGAGAAGCACGGCCTTAGGCACTATCAGGTGACGTCGGAAGATGGAACTATTATAGGAACATATCCATCAATCACAACAGTTCTTGGAGAAACTAGCGATAAAACTGCTGGACTAGAAAAGTGGAGAAAAAGGGTTGGAGAATCTGAAGCAAAAAGAATAAGTGAACTTTCAATGAATCGAGGTACTATCATGCACCGCCTGGTAGAGTTGTATAAAGCAACTGAAGGTACTAAGAAAGAAAGATTAGAAGAGCTTAGAATACAAGCCTCAACCGATGAGGAAGTTAATCAATACGCTACTGAAGAAAATGGAGCAATATGGTTAGCAAGCGGTTGGGAGATGTTTATGAAGTTCTATTTTAATTCCAGCCAGTTTTTCGATAGAGTTAAAAAGGTTATCGCTGCAGAGAATTTCTTATGGTCCAAACAAGGATATGCAGGTACTGTCGATAATATTTCAGAAATGACAGACGGTAGTGTATTAGTAATTGATTATAAAAATTCAAGAAGACCAAAACGCGAAGAATGGGTGCAAGATTATTTTGTACAAGGTTCTTCATACTTTATTGCATACTGGGAAAGAAGTGGTCAAAAACCGGATGGTGTTGAGATTTGGATTGCAAATGAAGAAGATTCAATTCCACAGATATTCAAATTAACAGTAGATGATATTAAATATTACTTTAAAGAATTTCAAAGAAGATTAAAACTATTTAAAGAAAAATACCCAGATGATAAATAAAGCAGAAGATGCGTGGCAGATTTTAAGAATACAAGGAGAATTCACAAAGGGATTCGATACATTTAATGAATTAGGATCTTGCGTTTCTGTTTTTGGAAGCGCCAGAACTCTTTCAACAAATCCAATATATAAAGAAGCAGAAAAGATCGGTAGATTATTGGTTGAAGCTGGATACGGAGTTATTACAGGTGGAGGTCCAGGAATTATGGAAGCTGCTAACAAAGGAGCACATAATGCTGGTGGAAAATCTATCGGAGTAGGTATTGAATTACCATTCGAAGCAAGCATGAATGAATACGTAGATTTAGGGGTTGAGAATAGATATTTCTTTACTCGCAAGGTGATGTTCCTTAAATACTCACAGGCATTTGTGATATTTCCAGGCGGCGTTGGCACTTTAGATGAGTTATTTGAGGCCATCACTCTTGCACAATGTGGACACAATGTAAAATATCCAATAGTTCTGGTAGGTCAAAAATACTGGAAAGGATTAATTGATTGGATGCAAAATACGCTATGGGAACACGGTGCAATAAGCAAAAGAGATTTTGATTTATTTAGAGTTGTAGATACTGCAGAAGAAGCAGTTGCAAAAATTACAGAGTACCATGAAAAAAACAAATCAACAGAAACAAACTTCTAAAAAGGTAGAGCTAGATAAATTTCATTATCATGAAATGTTAGATAGGTTACATGTAGTTATGTCAATGATAGATGATCATTTACAGCAGCATCCAGTTGCCAAAATAGAAACAAAAATAAAAGATTTAATTAGTGAAGCCCAGGATAAATTATGGGAAGCATATCAATTAACAGGAAATAAAGAAGATTAATATGAAAGAAAACAAGAAATTTTTATACAATTATTTAAATGCATACGCCCCTGTTGGACAGGAGGAAGAAGGTCAATCCATATGGAGAGATTACATTGAGAAATTTACTGACGTAATACACACTGATGCATACGGCACAAGCTATGGTATTAAAAGATCTAAAACAGAAAACTCAACTAAAGTAGTTATAGAAGCACACTGTGACGAGATTGCATGGATTATTACAAATATCGAAGCAGATGGATATATTAGAGTAAAGAGACATGGTGGATCTGATAATATGATTGCACCAAGTAAAACTGTAATGATACATACCCATACTGGAACTAAAGTTAAGGGAGTTTTCGGATGGCCAGCAATTCATACTAGAAAATCATATGTCGAGACAGGATATGATCAACATGAGCTGTGGGTTGATACCGGATTAAAAGATAAGAAAGCAGTCAATAAAGCTGGCGTTGAAGTTGGAAACTTAATTACATTTGACGATCAATTCCACGAGATGGGAGACTATTATGTTGGTAGATCATTAGATAACAAGATTGGTGGATATATCATTGCCGAAGCTCTTAGAGAGATCACAGAGAAAGGAATAGAATTACCTTATGATTTATATGTAGTAAATTCAGTTCAAGAAGAAGTTGGCTTACATGGTGCCAAAAAGATTGCTAAACACTTACAAGCAGATCTTGCACTGGTTCACGATGTTTGTCATAATACTAATACTCCAAAAATAGACAAAGCAAAAGATGGAGATAATAAAGGCGGAGCTGGTCCATGTCTAGAGTATACTTCGCAAAATCACAGAGGTATTAATAAGATGTTAAGGGAAATTGCAAAGGACAAAAAGATACCAGTTCAATTAACAGTTGGATCAATGGGTAATGATACGGTAGCATTCTTTATGGAGAATACACCAACAGCGATCTTAGCAACTCCATTAAAATATATGCACACTACCGTGGAAATGGCCCATAAGAAAGATGTTAAATCCTGTATTAAATTATTCGTTGAATTTTTAAAGGAACTAACACCAGAAAAAATTAATAAATTTAATAATAAATAATGGAAGGAATTAAAACAGTTTTTAGAAACATATGGATCCACGTTAGATGGTTCATATCAGCGGTCCCAGTAAACTTATTTGGAGTATTAACATCTCCGTATATGTTTCCAATAGCATGGGTATTTAGAGGTTTAGGTAAATGGAGTCCTTTTTGGATTTGGATGGATGATGGTAGAATTACACCAACTGGATATGGGGTAGATTATCAAGTTTTCCTACGTAGAGAGGGATTAGAAGAAGAAAACTTTAAGATAGCTTATTACTGGATGGTTTCTAGGAATAGAGTTATTAATTTTAGAAGTTTATTTCCAGTACCTAGTTCAAAATTTAAGAAAGGTTCAGGAAACAACAACATCACAGTAACAAAAACAGTTATTGATGATTTAAGAAAATACGACGGTACTAAATACAAGCAAGACGGCAGATGGGAAGCTCGTGCAGAAATTAAATATGCGACAGATAATCCTAAAGATGATATATGGCAAGTAAACACTGGTGAAATCCAATCTAATCGTACTTCAATCATAGGAACTGGTTATATCTTATATAGAATAGGAAATTGGCATTCATTTAGATACTCTAAATCTTTTGAAATAAAAGCAATTAATAAGAACTGTACTATTTGGTTAGGTACTAATAATTCAACAAACATGTTAGCATGTAAATTCCAAACAATTAAACCTTGGGATATTGATCTTAAAAGAAATAATAATAAGTAACTATGAAAAATTTAATAGTGATAGCGCACCCTGATCAGAAATCATTCTGTTATAATGGTATTTATAAGACTATTGTAAAAGAATTGGATGTCGAAGGAGAAGAAACAAAGATAGCGGATCTCTATTCAGATGATTTTATAAGACCAAGGACCGATCTAATTAAAGGGTACCAAGATATGGTTACATGGTCAGATCGTATTTATTTTGTATCTCCAGTATGGTGGTTTAGATTAACTCCGAGGATGGAAATCTTTTTCGATGAAGTATTTACACCAGGTTTTGCATATAAATTTGTACCGTTAATTGGTGCATACGCATATCCTCAACCCTTTTTAAGTGATAAAAAAGTTAGAACTTATATTACACACGGAGCGCCATCCCTACCCGTACTAACTCTCTATTTAAACTCAGTGAAACTTCGTTTAGTAATGGGAGTATATACATTTGTATTTGGATGGAATCTAAATAGATGGTTTAAAACAAAGCAATTTTGGTCAGTACCTTTTGTATCTGATGAAAAGAGAGCAAAATATTTAGAAGTAGTAAAGAAAGATATTAAAAGAGATTTGAAATAAATGACAGAAGAACAAATCGATAGAATTATAGAAATGGCATGGGAGGATCGAACCCCTTTTGAAGCTATTGAATTTCAATTCGGTATAAAAGAAAATGATGTTAGAAAGATAATGAGATCTAACATGAAAGAATCTAGTTTTAAAATGTGGAGAAAACGAGTTAAAGGTCGTAAGACAAAACATTCTAAATCAAACCCCTCTTCTAAATTCAAATCACAGAATCAAAAAGCAAATAAATAAAAGCCTATATGAAAATATAGGCTTTTTGTATTTTATACATTATAATTGAGATAAATATAATACGATATATTTAAAAATAAAGTATTAAAATGCAACAAGGAAATTCTAGAGACTATTTCAACAAGGACGAAAACGGTAAATATACACCAAACTATCGAAAGGTTTTAAAAAGAGCGCTGAAACACGATGAAATGGATTCCAATTTAAGTTTAATTGGGAAAACTCTTAATGGTTATCTGGTAATGGGATCGGGCTCCGATGGAGAATTAGATCTAATAAATGATATAGATAAAGTTTTAAAACTACATAAAGTAATAACAAGCGACGTTACATATATTGATAAAGGCGCTGAAGTTGGAGATTATGTATGGATTACAGCTACTGGAGGAGGAGGAGGTTCATCTAATATTATAGGAGGTACTGTTGTTAGTAGTTTAATACCTGATGCAAACGTATCATACGATTTAGGATCCGCTACAAATAAATTTAGAGATATTTATTTAAGTAATAGTACGCTTTATTTAGGAGAAAATAGTATTAGTATCGTTGATGGTCAATTAAATGTAAATGGATCTATAATTGATTCCGCTGCGATATCAGACGATGAAGTTACAAGTATTATTGATGCTATGCTAGTGTCTCTTGATTTAGCGAACACAATACGATCTCAAGCAGAAACAATATTAGATAATAACACTAGTTCAATTGAAAATGAAATCAGCGAAACTAGAGCATCTGTTGAAGATAATATAGCATCAACAAATACAAAAATTAACGATACTCAAGTATCTATAGAAGAGAATCTAGAGGTTTTAAGAGAAAGATTAACTTCGGAGGTTTCAGAAGCTAACGCGGTCACAGATTTAGTTTCTTCTACTCTTGACAATACTACCCAATCAATAAACAGTCTTATTTCAGACAATGATACGTATATTAATTCAATTGCAGATGCAACTTCTGCTGAATTTATTCAAGTTAATGGTTCAATTGAGACTAGGGTAAGTGGTTTACAAGATTACCTAAATGGTGAAATATCAGATGGTAACTTTGTTTTAGATCAAAAAATAGACAGTGTTAATGCAACACTAAGTGATGACATCACAAGTGCGGAAGCAAGTATTCGACAGGATGTTAATGCATTAGTTACTTCAAGTGAGGCTTTTGCACAGTTATCAACTTCAGTTGAAACATCATTTAGTACTGCAAGTTCTGAAACCGTTGCTGGATTAGAATCAATATCTTCTTTTTTAGCAGATGAAGACGAAGCAATACTAACAGAAGCAAAGAGATTAAACGCAGTTGTATCGACTGAATTAACAAATACAAATATAAGCTTAGGCGAAAGCATAACTGCAATAGCAACAGCAGATGCAGCACTAATCGAATTAAAAGAATCGCTACAGGCTGAGATTTCATCTGAAAGTGCATTAGCATCAGCCGACATAACATCTTTATTACAGGTAACCGTAGCTGCCGATGAAGTTGTTATTTCAGAAACAAGAGCATTAACTGCGGAAATTAGTAATGAACTAGTACAAACAAATGCAGGAGTTTCATCAGATATAACAATACTAGCTAATGAAGATACTGCTCTTTCAAGTAAAATAGATATTTTAGAAGCCAGTGTTTCAACCAATCTTGTTGAAACTAACGCAACAATAACTTCTACTGAAACTGTACTTACAACGGCAGATGGTGCTTTAGCAACCAGAATAGATGAATTAGCTACAAGCTTTACAGCTGATGGCGCAGTAACTCAAGCAGATCTAGGTTCAATTGAAACCGCATTTGCAAATGCAGATGGAGCGGTAGTAACCCAAGCAAGTTCTTTAATTGCACAGCTTAGTTCTGATGAATTAATAGTAACTGCTAGTATAGAAAACGATATGACAGCACTTGTTGACGAGGACACTGCCATGTTACAGAGAATTGAAACTTTGACAGCTAAAGTTTCAACAGAAAGTGCTACAACAGAAGCTAATTTAAGTTCTGTAGAAACTGCATATACAACCAGCGACTCAGCCCTTTCAAATAGAATTACTGAATTAACGGCAAGCGTTTCAACAGAAAGTGCTACAACAGAAGCTAATTTAAGTTCTGTAGAAACTGCATATACAACCAGCGACTCAGCCCTTTCAAATAGAATTACTGAATTAACGGCAAGCGTTTCAACAGATATCGCGACAACTAACGCAGATATAACATCAACTGAAACAGCACTAGCATTGGAGGATTCCGCATTATCGGAAAGAATTACTAATTTAACTGCCAGCGTATCAACCGATCTAGCTACAACCAACGCAGATATAAATACCACCGAAACCGCATTCGCAACAGCAGACACTGCTCTTGCGGGTAGAATAGATACTTTAACAGCCAGCGTTTCAACAGACATCGCTGCAACTAATGCAGATATAAATACCACCGAAACCACATTAGCGGCGAAAGATGCTGCATTAGCAGAAAGAATTACTGAATTAACAGCAAGTGTTTCAACCGACATTGCTGCAACTAATGCAGATATCAGTACGGCCGAACAAACTGCTGCAACAGCGGATTCGGCTCTTGCAAGTAGAATAGATACTTTAAATGCTAGCGTTTCAACCAATCTTGTTGCAACTAATGCAGATATTAGTACAGTTGAAACGACATACACGACTGCGGATTCCGCTTTATCTGAAAGAATTACTAATTTAACTACAAGTGTTTCAACCAATCTTGTTGCAACTAATGCAGATATTGGTACAGCCGAAACTACACTTGCAACAGCGGACGCTGCTCTTTCAAGTAGAATAGATACTTTAACAGCTAGTGTTTCGACCGATATCGCTACAACTAATGCAGATATTAGCACGGCTGAAACGGTATTTGCAAATGCAGACACCGCCCTTGCAGGTAGAATAGATACTTTAACAGCTAGTGTTTCAACAGATATCGCTGCAACTAACGCAGACATTGGTACAGTTGAAACTGCATTTGTAAACGCAGACACTGCAATCTCAAACAGAGTAGATACTTTAACTGCAAGTGTTTCAACAGATATCGTAGCAACTAATGCGGCAATAGATACTGCTGAAATAGCATTCGCAACAGCAGATACCGCTCTTTCAGGTAGAATAGATACTTTAACCGCCAGTGTTTCAACAGATATCGTAGCAACTAACGCAGATATTGGTACAATTGAAACTGCATTTGCGACAGCAGACACTGCCCTTTCAGGTAGAATAGATACTTTAACTGCAAGTGTTTCAACTAATCTTGTGGCAACTAACGCAGATATTAATACAGCTGAAACAACATTTGCAACAGCAGACACTGCTCTTTCAAACAGAATTACTGAATTAACTTCAAGTGTTTCAACAGATATCGTAGAAACTAATGCAGCTATAACATCAACTGAAACAGCACTAACAACATTAAATGCAGCAGCAGCCAGTAGAGTAGATACACTGGAAGCAGAATACAAGATAAATCCCAACGATGGATCTATCACCGGAGTTAGAGGATCTTCGGCCATTAAATCAACAATAGACAGTACGGTCGCAACTGCAAACCAAGCAACTGTTACCTCAACAACAAGTTTAATAGCAGCTCTAGGAAGTGAAACTGCTGGAGTAACCACCCAACAAACAGCAGATATAAACGCAATTACAAGTACAATAGAAGCGCAATATACATTAGAAGTAAATACAAATGGTAATGTTGCAGGTATGAAATTAGGTGCAAATGAAACTGGAAGTTCAATAGCGTTTCTTGCAGATAGTTTTAAAATAACTAGTGCAGATGTCAAAAATGGTACATTATTAACGCCATTCTCAATAAAAAACGGACAGGTTGCGTTTAACGGAGAAGTTAGTTTTACTGATGGCCCAGCAGGACCAACAGGACCAACTGGACCTACTGGAGCAAAGGGGTCACAAGGATTATCTGGAGTACAAGGAGCTGTGGGTAACACTGGATCGGCTGGATCAAATTATAGAGCTGTAAATTTAGTAGCAACCTCATATGTAGTTCCATACCAACATACTGGAGAACGATGGTTTATAAATGATATAGGGGTTAGGGCAAAAGCGCTTAATACAACAGGAACAGTTTATTATACTTTTCTTTTAAATGATATAGTTGTACAAGGTCCATCAACGGAAATTACGTACACATACGCTCCACCTGCAGATTATGATCGTATGCCACAAACTATAGAAGTAGAGATTAGAGAAGGTAATGGAACGGCACCTATTTTAGCAAGGGATCAGATAACAATGGCAGGACTTCAGTCATCTAAAGATGGTGAAGATGCAATATCAATAATAATGAGCAATGAGTCTCATACCTTACCTGCACTAGCCGGTAGCGGAAGTGGAAGTGGCGCTGGCGTTGGATTCGGAACAGTTAATTACATCGGATCAGGAACCAGGCTACAGGTATATGAGGGTGTAAATGAATTACAATATAGTGCAACCACTAACCAATCTGGACTGACCAACGGACAATACATGATAACTCGCAGTGGTTCAGGAATTACCCCAGGGAATACATATATCTCAGGTAAGACTGTAGGTGTTGCAGATCATACTAATATACTATACAAATCAGCATACGTTGATTATAATATTATTGTGAAAAGATCTAATGGTGCAACCTTTCCTTTTACAAAACAACAAACGCTTTCAGTGTCAGCTGAAGGTAAGACTGGTGCTACTGGACCTCAAGGACCAGATCCAGACACTAGTACGTTCTTAACAACGTCAACAGTAATAAGTGGAGGAAAGATAACAACAGGTGTCATAAAGAATGCTAATTTTTCTGGAGTAGCAGGATGGGATGATTATACCTCTCTTGGTATGGGTATTAATTTAGATAATGGTGCTATTAATGCTAAGAATTTTTATATAGACCCATCGGGTAATGCGAAGTTTAGAGGTGATATGGACATTGAAGGAGGCGCAACAATTGCAGGTGGACTTGCAAGTTCTATATTTGATATTGAGTTAGATTCTAATGATGACCCTTTATTTGGCGATGACGGATATAAATTACTTAGATTTAAACCCGAAGTAAAATTCGGAGATAATAAATTTTCTGATTTTAGAAATGATTTTCAAACTATAGCAGGAAATTATGCAAACCGATATGAGGACGTTACATATGATAGCGGTAGTGGTGCGACCATTAGTGATAGCCCTAAAATGCTAGATCCAATTGGCTTTACAGCATCACACATGTATATTAAAAGAAATGATATGCAGATAGAAGTTGGAGATTTGGTTAAGTTAGATGAAAACAACGAATTAGTTAAAGCATCTTCAGTACAAGATACTGCTATCGTAGGTATATTGTGGCAAGGTCTTGATTTTACTATAAAGGAGAGCCCATTAGATAAATTTTTACCAAACGGAAAAGATACTTCAGAAAAACCACACCATTACAGAGACTCACTAGGAAATAAAATACCAGTAGATGATAGAGATATTAAAACGATTTGGAGAGTAGCATCTATTGGAGATTCACGTGAAGGTGGATTAACTGGTATGAAAGTATGTGATCAAAATGGACTTGTTCTTATAGGGGATTTAGTATGTTCTTCAGATACACCAGGATATGTTATGAAACAACCAACTGAATGGGTAATAATTGGATTTGAAGATGGAACTCCACAGTATGAAGAAAGACAAACTATCACATCATATACCGTAGGTAAATGTATGGAAGATTGTGCATTTGATACCGAAGGAAAGTCTGAAGGAGTATATGGATATCTATATTGTGGATAAAATAAACAATCTTGAATTTTAACGTATAACTAACTAGATAAGTTTATTATTTAAATCGAGATATATAAACAACATAAAACTTAAACAAATATTAGAATTATGAATAAAATCAATGCATTTTTTGCAAAACACGGATCTAAGGTAATTACTATCTTATTAGTACTAGTATACTTTAAATCATGCGGAGTAGACTCCGAATTAACAAGAGTTAAGAAAGAACTTAAAATTGAACATACTGCAGCTGCTGAATTAAAAGCAACTATAGAAACACTTCCAACTAAATTAGATATAAGAATCGAAGGTTTAAAAGCTGAGAAGAGAATGATTCAAGGAACTGACAGAAAGATGTTAGATGTTCAACGCCAAAACGAGATCGAGCGTTTAATCGATGAATTAGAATCTAAATAATATGAACCAGAGTAAATTAGTTAACAATTTCATCATTGGAACTTTCGTTTCACTATACATTTTAGTGAGTGTTGTATCAACAATTCACGTTGTCGATTTCTTCGAACTATCTAACCCAAAGTGGTTAGCAATAACCCTAGCAATTGGATTTGAATTAGGAGCAGCAGCATCGCTAGCGGCATTAATAACTTTAGATAAAATGAACAAGTCCCTAGTATGGGCCCTATTTATCACGATAACCGCGATGCAGATGCAAGGTAACATGTACTATGCATTTATCAACTTAGATAACTATTATGGTTGGGTTGAATTATTTAACCTAGTAGAATGGGAACCTTTAGAACAAAAAAGATTATTAGCTGCAGTATCTGGAGCAATCTTACCATTAGTTGCTTTAGGATTTATTAAATCGCTAGTAGATTATATTAAACCAGAATCTGAGGTTGGTGAATTATCTCCAACTAATTTAGAAGATATAGCGTCTGATATTAATGTTACTTCTGAGAAAAAAAAAGTGAAATAATAGAGGATTCTTTAGATAGACCGGTTAAATATCCTAATGTCGCATCTGGTAAATCTGTTTTAGGAACAGACGAGGATGAAATACAAGAATGGACCAAACTAGCAAATGAGATTAATTCTCCACTTGATATACTAGAGGATGAAGAATTGGAAGAGGAAGTTAAGCCTGTTGGTTTAACAGCTCAAGTTAAAGAAGCTAGAATAGTTAAGCCTGTTAGAAGAAGAATAACACAACCAGACAATGGATTAGGCGGATTAGGCTTAGTTCAAAGAACGGATAAAACACAACCGGGTGAAGTTTAACCTACAAGAACCTTACATAACAAAAAAGATAGATGCAAGTGCGTTGAAAACTGTGCTTGCGTCTACCTATCAAACAGCATATCGCCTTTATTTAATTACTAATAACGTTAAGGAAGTTCAATCTTTCTATGAAAACGAAAATAAAGACTATCATGTAATTGCAAGTATAAAAACCTCAGCTGCTGCTGCAGGTGAAGCAAGAGCACAGATCTGGAATGTTAAACACCTACAGCCTATATTAAGAATTAAACCTCGATACATACTAAGATGTCGAGTTACAAATAAACAAACTAATAAAGTAATTTATCGAAGTGAGATTATATCTATCAAAGCTGACACGATATACAGTGAAGTATTGTCATGTATAAAAGATTTAGATAAAATATTAAATAATTAGTAAACTTTTTAAGAAACACGAGTATAATATTCGTATTAGTTAACAAATATAAATTTAAAAACAAAAATTATGTCACTAGAAAACACAGCAACTGCTGAAACTCAAGAAACTGCTGAACAACAATTATCACCAGTATTTGAAGAAATTACAAACATCGACGAGACTGCTGCAGTTAACGTATTGATCCAAGCGGCTCAATTAGCTCAGAATTCTGGAAGATTAAGTGTAAGAGACTCTGTCTTATTGGCAAAGTCAATCGACACTCTAAGACCAGGTACTATTTAAGAATAGGACTCAATCTAAAAAAGGCTCTAATTTTTATTAGGGCCTTTTTTCATTTATAAGCATAAGACTCAGATATATAATTTTTATAGTGCAATTATAAACATAACATAATTCATATCATTATGAAACAACTTTTAAGTAAATTTTGTGACCTATTTCCTCGTATTCATTTTGAGGTAATAGAAAAAGAAATTAAATCTAATAAAATTTCAATAGAATCTTTAACAACAGGTGAAAAAGAACTTACACGTATGCTAAATACGGCAAAAAAAGATCTTTCTAAATTTAAAAAATTACACAAGAACGGTAAGGTAAGTATTGAAGAAGTTTTCGATCATGAATGGAGAGTTCACGAACTAAAAGAAGCTTTAAATAGATTTCAAGACGATAACGTGGATCTTGAAGGAGATGAGGATATATTTAACATTTGAAACAATCTGTAATTTTTTGATATAATTTTAAATTAAACATCATAAAAATGACACCAATTTTAATAGTTAGAATGCCCTATGGTAAAACCGAAGATGAAGTATCGAACGTGTTTTTAGACTTCCAGGAGTCACCAATCATGGATGAATATAATTTACTTGTTCTTAAGAACTATACACCAGGAGAAACTGAGATACAATTTGAGTGTATCAACAGTACACATACTGATATTCAGTTCGAAGAATTAAAATATAAGTTATTAAAAGAAATGGAGAGCAATCAAGTATCTCGACAAAACAAAATTAAATAGAATGAAAACTCCTATTGTTAAGTATAGTGATAAATTCTTAAATAGTATTAGTTGGTTTATGAATATTGGTGGAATAACCTTATGGCCATTTGTAATTTTAAGAGAATACTACCAAAGAACTACAAACTATTACGTGACTAAAAGAAAAAGAACAGTTAATCATGAGAGTATTCATATCAAGCAACAGGAAGAACTTCTAATCATTCCTTTTTATGTTTTGTATATTACTGAATGGTTTATAAAACTGTTTTTCTATGGAAAGAAAGCTTACTATAATATCTCTTTTGAAAGAGAAGCGTATGCAAATGAAAATGACTATGAATACCTTAAGAACCGAAGATTTTGGGCTTGGTTAAAATATCTATAATGGATCCAGAAGAACTAGAAAGAATGTATATTGATCTAATTAACCCTAGGGTTTTAATAGAACACTTTGAGGATGAAGATGATTTTATTGACTGGTTAAGAATAGGTACAGTACAAGAAATGGGATGGGCTCTTAAGGCCTTTGAGAAAGAAGAATTATATACATATTGCGCTATCATCAAAAGAGAGATGGAAGACATTAACAACTTTATTAATGAATAGAATTGAAGAACAAACTAAAACATGTAATGTTAAGAAAAGATGGCAATAAGAAAAATTAAAAAGGCTTTAAAAGCATACTGGGAATTACTAATAGGTGGACATAAACCAATTAACTAAATGAACACTGAGAAAAGTTTAGTAGATCAATCATGGATATGTGAATGTGGAGCATTAAACGCAGTATGGAGAGAAACTTGCGGAGGATGCAGTAAAGAAATAGAAAATGAATAGAATTGAAGAACAATACCGAGCCTTGCTTGGAACTCTATTAGAAAACTCAACAGAAAAATCAGATCGCACAGGAACTGGAACACTTTCAGTATTCGGTCGCCAAATTAGACACAATATGTCTGATGGATTTCCTTTATTGACTACCAAGAGAATGGCAGTTAAGACGATGATGACTGAATTGAAATGGTTTCTTAAAGGAGATACAAACATCAAATACTTAGTTGATAATAATTGTAACGTATGGAACGGTGATGCTTATAAGAAATACGCAGATATAGAATGTAACCCACCACACGATCATTCATTATCCCAAAAGGAATTTATTGATAACATTAAAACCAATGATGCTTTTGCAGAGAAGTGGGGAGAACTTGGTCCAATATACGGTAAACAGTGGAGGAAATGGAAACAAGAAGATGTATTTGAATGGGGTTACAAAGAAGGAGAAGTTTTAATAGACCAAATCGCAAACCTTATTAAAGAATTAAAAACAAACCCAGATAGTAGAAGGTTAATGGTATCAGCATGGAATGTTGGTGAGTTAGACCAAATGACTCTTCCACCTTGTCATTATGGATTCCAAGTTTACACTAGGGAGTTAAGTTTTGACGAAAGATATAAAATATATTCAGGTTCAGATAAAACATGGGAAGAAGGAGGAGGAAATACTTATGGTAAAATAAATGGCCTGGACATGATGGACGATGATAATGTACCTACAAGGGCAATCTCTCTAATGTGGAACCAAAGATCTGTAGATACTTTCTTAGGACTTCCATTTAATATTGCGAGTTATGCGGCATTACTTTGTTTAATTGCAGAGGAAGTTAATATGATTCCAGATCAATTGATTGGAAACTTAGGTGATGTTCACTTATATAAGAATCATGAAGATCAAGCAAGAGAACAATTATCTAGGGAAATGTATGATTTACCAACAGTAGAATTTAGTAATGTAAACTTATTAGATGGTGAATTTGATTTTGAAGTTAAAGATTATAAATATCACCCGAGTATTAAAGCACCCTTAAGTAATTAAACTATGAATACTATTAAAAAAATATGGAACTATCTAATTTGGTTAGAAGAACAGCGAATGAAGGCTGCAATCAAATCAGGAAGTGCGGGACCTTTATTATAAATGAATAATCGCAAACGCAGAGAAGAAGAATCTATAAATGATTGGATGATTAGAATAGGAGCTAAAAAAAGAAAAATGATTCACAAAATCAAACTTGATCATTGGAACAGAATGTTACGTTTTGGATTTGGATTTAATAATGGCGCTTTCTTTATTAGAATAGATCTATGGTGGGTTGGTTATCGAATAAGCTTAGATTAAGTTATAGATATATAACTAATGAAGACTATTGGAGGAAAAAACATAAAACCTAATCAAGAAATTAATGCAACCCAGCCTGGTGTTGCTGAAGATCCTAGGTTAAATAAAATCAGAAGGTTCAAAGGAACTATAAAAGATTATAAAGCATATTGGGATGATAGAATCAGTAAGGGAAATAGTTGAAAAAATACTAGGAGAATGGGGATGGCTTGTTGCAACTGCTGTTATTTCTATTGCTTTCAAGGATTCTATATCTAAATTTTACACAGGTGCTATGTTCTTATACGGTAACGATTTTAACGTGGATGATGTAGTATGGATCAATGGAACTAAGAAGGCGAGAATAGTCAGACAATCAGTTTATCGCACTACTTTTTACCTATACGATCATGAAAGAAAGTTCGTCGTACCTAACGATAGAATCTGGAGTTTAAATCTTGAAAAAGATTTAGAATCAAGTGAAAATAATCACAAAAAATAATAAACTTTTTTAGAAACTAGAATATATATTAATATAGAATAACCTATACTAAAAAATATTTATTTATCTAATGGATTTCATCAACGAAGTAGATCCAACTTCGCTAGATGAACAAAACGAAAAATTATCTGTTAATAAATCCCTTTCAGTGGAAGACATGATTGACTTCGAGCCAATTATGTTTGACCAATTTGATGAAAGTGATGAAGAGTCTGATGACTATTACTTGTTCAACTTCGGCGTCGGTGGACCGGCCTAAGCTATTAAAAAAGTGTAATTGTGAAATGTTACACTTTTTTTGTGAATATATACCATGTAGAACTATCTATAAATTAAAAACAATTATATAAAGCATGAAATTATTATTAGGATTATTGGTATTAGCAGTGGTTGCATTCTTCGTTAGAAAGGCGGTTACTAAAAAGAACGCACCAGTTAAGCCAGTTGGTTCTGGTGGTCAAACAACTAGTTCAGGATCTGGTTCAGGATCTGGACACGGTGGAACAACTAACTCAGGATCAGGATCAGGATCAGGTTATGGTACAGGTGGAATAAAACCTATAAAACCTATTATAACTGATATACCTGAATTTGGTTCAGGATCTGGTTCAGGATCTGGTATAGGATCTGGAGGTTCTAGTGATGGTATTATTAAGATTAATCCAGGAGGACCTGTAGATGGTTCAGGATCTGGTTCAGGATCTGGTATAGGATCTGGAGGATTAGGATATCAAGGATATAAAGGTCCTAAAGATTTATTAGATGAAAGCGGAAGCAATATCATTATAAAAGATGCACCTTCTGATTACATTAAAGGTCAACTTAAATAAATTTAAAATTTATTGAAAATAAAAGCCCAAACATTTTTTTGTTTGGGTTTTTTTGTTTATATTAGTATAGTAAATAAACAATAATAATATGAAACGTAATCCATTACTTATTTCTGTTTTTATTTTACCACTTATTATTAGTGGGGGTAGTATTAAACAGGTGCCTAATGATCCTCCTCAAGAAAGAAAGAAGATCATAGCAGTTACAAAGATTGAACCTAAGAGAGTCGAACTGATTAGTGTAAAAGATAACCTAATTCCGGCGATGATTCAGGTCGAGTCACTAGGTAATGACTCAGCAATAGGTGACAAACACCTGGTAGGTAATGAAGCAGTAGGTGCTTTACAAATCAGACCAATAATGCTGAGAGAGGTTAATAGAATTTTAAAGATTCAGAAATCCAATAAAAGATATTCTAAAAAAGATCGATACAATAGAGAAAGGTCTATTGAAATGTTTATGGTTTGGAAAAACTATCACCACCCTAAAGGAGGCTTTGAAACTATTGCTCGTAATTGGAACGGAGGTCCCCGGGGTTATAAGAATAAAAGGACTGAATACTACTGGGCAAAAATACAAAACGAATTGAACGCGAAGTGATTAAATTAAATTGAGTCTGATTTCATTTAGATATATAGATTAGACAAAAAAGATCAATTTAACTAGATGCAACACGAAAAATCACCTAAGGAACTTATACAAGAATTATATGATCTATTTTCTACATTTAAAGGTAGAATGGAAGATCCTAATTTTATTCAAATCGAGAATGCCTTAAATCAATTGGTTGAAAACCAAAATGATATGAAAAGGGAAATGAAAGAGATGAAAAGACAACTCTTAAGTCCTTTTGATGGAGTTATTGTTGAGACTAAAAAGAATACTGAGGCTAGATTAGCAGCTGAGGCTGAATTAGAACAAACTCAAAAAATACTTGAAGAACACAAAGATCTTATGAGATTCAAATCGGGTTTCGTTAAATTTGCATGGGCTCTTTTAACAGGTATTGGTGGTCTTATTGCAATTTTAATTACACAAGCACTAGACTTATTCAAAAAAACAGGAGGATAGATGATAACAGATATACTTACTTTAAAACTTATTTCAGTAAAACTTCGACAATTTAGGAATTTAAATGCGGAGAGTAGTATTTCCAACATTCTTTTAGAATCGTTAAGTAATGAATCAGACGTTAAAACCTCAAGAACATTTAATACTCTTGCGGATTTAGATGCATTTATTGCTACATTTCCAGCGGAACCTAATTGGGATAATATTCAATGTTTTCAATTAAATCTTTATTTATTAAAAAGATTTACAATGACATCACCTAACACCTCAACAACCCCTGTGCAATACGAACCAACCACTCGTAGATTTACAACAACATCAGAAAACGTGCAAACTGCCTCGATGGATGCGCTGAACACAGGAAAAGACTCTTACTTATATAAGTATAATGAGATCTTAGCTGTTTGGAATGAATTAAAATTAGACGAATACATTAAAGTACAAAGACAATACATCGATTGTGGTTATATCGAGGTATACTTTATTAATACTATTAATTATTTAATAGATTTATATAAGAAAGAAAGAAGTCAAAATTAAAAATACTAAAAAATAATAATGCAAGATCCACTAAACACATCTGGTGAACAGTATAAATCAGAGAACGGACAATACCAGCCACAATACCCGAATGAAGGAGATAGATTAAGACCATTAACCCACGATGAGATGGATTATAATCTTGATTTAGTTGGCCAAGTTATAAAAGGTTATAGGGTAATGGGAACCGGTACTGACGGCGACCTAGATCTAATAGACGATTTAGATAAAGTTTTAAAATTACACTTAGTTAATTCAAATGATACTGGTCTTTTAGGGGCTGGTGCTGAAGCTGGTGATTATGTTTGGATTCCAAGTGCAGGAGGAACCGGAGGCGGTGGAGCACAAGGACCTATTGGTCCTCAGGGGTTTGAAGGAGATAAAGGTTTCCAAGGAGATCAAGGAGATCCTGGAAGAGATGGAGATTTTGGAGCTGATGGTACAAACGGTATAGACGGTACAAACGGAATAGATGGAGCACAAGGAGCTGCTGGAACAGACGGTATAGACGGAACAGACGGTACAAACGGAATAGATGGAGCACAAGGAGCTGCTGGAACAGACGGTATAGACGGAGCTGATGGTACAAACGGCATAGACGGTACAAACGGTATAGACGGAACAGACGGAGCTGCTGGAACTGATGGTACAAACGGAACAGACGGAGCAGATGGAACAGACGGTACAAACGGAATAGATGGAGCTGATGGTACAAACGGTATAGACGGTACAAACGGAGCAGACGGTACAAACGGAATAGATGGAGCACAAGGAGCTGCTGGAACAGACGGTATAGACGGAGCAGACGGTACAAACGGAATAGACGGAACAGACGGAACAAACGGAATAGATGGAGCACAAGGAGCTGCTGGAACAGACGGTATAGACGGAGCTGATGGTACAAACGGTATAGACGGAACAGACGGAACAGATGGAGCACAAGGAGCTGCTGGAACAGATGGTACAAACGGAACAGATGGTACAAACGGTATAGACGGAGCACAAGGAGCTGCTGGAACAGACGGTATAGACGGAACAGATGGTACAAACGGAACAGATGGTACAAACGGTATAGACGGAGCACAAGGAGCTGCTGGAACAGACGGTATAGACGGAACAGATGGTACAAACGGAACAGACGGTACAAACGGAATAGATGGAGCACAAGGAGCTGCCGGTACGAACGGCATAGACGGAGCTGATGGTATAGACGGAGCTGATGGTACAAACGGAACAGATGGTACAAACGGTATAGACGGAACAGACGGTACAAACGGAATAGACGGAACAGACGGAGCTGTTGGTTTCCAAGGATATCAAGGAGAAGTAGGAGACAAAGGAATTGATGGAATTCAAGGATTCCAAGGAGATGCTGGAGTTGATGGTATAGATGGAGCTCATGGTACAAACGGTACAAACGGAATAGATGGAGCACAAGGAGCTGCTGGAACAGACGGTATAGACGGAGCAGACGGTACAAACGGAATAGACGGAACAGACGGAACAAACGGAATAGATGGAGCACAAGGAGCTGCTGGAACAGACGGTATAGACGGAGCTGATGGTACAAACGGAACTGATGGTACAAACGGTACAAACGGAATAGATGGAGCACAAGGAGATGCTGGTACAAACGGTATAGACGGAGCTGATGGTACAAACGGTACAAACGGAATAGATGGAGCACAAGGAGCTGTTGGAACTGATGGAACAGATGGAGCACAAGGAGCCGCTGGAACTGATGGTACAAACGGAACAGACGGTACAAACGGAATAGATGGAGCACAAGGAGATGCTGGTACAAACGGAATAGATGGAGCAGATGGAACAGACGGTACAAACGGAATAGATGGAGCACAAGGAGATGCTGGCACAAACGGTATAGACGGAACAGACGGAGCAGATGGAGCTGCTGGTACAAACGGTACAGACGGAATAGATGGAGCACAAGGAGATGCTGGTACAAACGGTATAGACGGAGCAGATGGAGCACAAGGAGCTGCTGGAACTGACGGTACAGACGGAATAGATGGAGCACAAGGAGATGCTGGTACAAACGGTATAGACGGAGCAGATGGAGCACAAGGAGCTGCTGGAACTGACGGTACAAACGGAGCAGATGGAACAGACGGTACAAACGGAATAGATGGAGCACAAGGAGATGCCGGTACAAACGGTACAAACGGAGCAGATGGAACAGACGGTACAAACGGAATAGATGGAGCACAAGGAGATGCCGGTACAAACGGTACAAATGGTATAGATGGTACTAATGGTATAGATGGTGCTGATGGATTCCAAGGAGATCAAGGATCTACTGGAGGAGCTGGAGATCAAGGATTCCAAGGAGATACAGGATCTACTGGAGGAGCTGGAGATCAAGGATTCCAAGGAACTATTGGTTCTACTGGAGGAGCTGGAGATCAAGGATTCCAAGGAGATACAGGATCTACTGGAGGAGCTGGAGATCAAGGATTCCAAGGAACTATTGGTTCTACTGGAGGAGCTGGAGATCAAGGATTCCAAGGAGATACAGGATTAAAAGGAGATCAAGGATTCCAAGGAGAGAAAGGATCTGCTGGAGGAGCTGGAGATCAAGGATTCCAAGGAGAGAAAGGATCTACTGGAGGAGCTGGAGATCAAGGATTCCAAGGATCAGATGGTTCTACTGGAGGAGGAGGAGCCCAGGGATTCCAAGGAGATACCGGATTCCAAGGAGCTACAGGTTCTACTGGAGGAGCTGGAGATCAAGGAGATCAAGGAGATAAAGGTCTAAAAGGAGATAAAGGTTTCCAAGGATCTACTGGAGGAGCTGGATTCCAAGGAGAGAAAGGATCTACTGGAGGAGCTGGAGATCAAGGATTCCAAGGAGACACCGGGTTAAAGGGAGATAAAGGTTTCCAAGGTTCTACTGGAGGAGCTGGATTCCAAGGAGAGAAAGGATCTACTGGAGGAGCTGGAGATCAAGGATTCCAAGGAGATAAAGGATTAAAAGGAGATAAAGGATTCCAAGGTTCTACTGGAGGATCTGGATTCCAAGGAGAGAAAGGATCTACTGGAGGAGCTGGAGATCAAGGATTAAAAGGAACTAAAGGAGATCAAGGATTCCAAGGAATAGAATTATTTGAAGGACATTCAACAAATAACGCGATAATACAGGTTGGTGATTATGTAAATCCATGGACCAGTTCAAATATAGTTGCTAGTAAAGTAACATGGAACTATCATGGTACATTAAACCCAACTGGAGCGTTAACTTCAAGTTATGCAATACATGACATGGCAGTATCTTTAGACGGTTATGATAACTGTAAACAAGATAGCGCAATATCGCAACAATTATTAGCAGTATCACAAGCATTGAACGCAGTTAAATCCGCATCAAGTGTTAATCAATTAATTGGTATGATAACTCTTATTGATTGTGATGACTTTACAAACTTTGTAAGAATTCCAATTGACAAGACATTCCAATTACACGGTACTTCAGGATTCACATGTGTACCTAATGGAAATTCTACGACATATGGAATTATAACTAATAGTTCTAAATTAGGTATTGAAATCGAAGTATATGGTGCAAGTATTACAGGATCAGATGGAACTCAAGGATTCCAAGGATCAGATGGTTCTACTGGAGGAGGAGGAGCCCAGGGATTCCAAGGAGATACAGGATTCCAAGGAGCTACAGGTTCTACGGGAGGAGCTGGAGATCAGGGATTCCAAGGAGATAAAGGTCTAAAAGGAGATACAGGTTTCCAAGGATCTTCTGGAGGATCTGGATTCCAAGGAGATAAAGGTCTAAAAGGAGATAAAGGTTTCCAAGGTTCTACTGGAGGAGCTGGATTCCAAGGAGAGAAAGGTTCTACTGGAGGAGCTGGAGACCAAGGATTCCAAGGAGATACAGGATTAAAAGGAGATAAAGGATTCCAAGGAGAGAAAGGTTCTGCTGGAGGAGCTGGAGACCAGGGTTTCCAAGGAGATAAAGGTCTAAAAGGAGATAAAGGTTTCCAAGGTTCTACTGGAGGAGCTGGATTCCAAGGAGAGAAAGGTTCTACTGGAGGAGCTGGAGATCAAGGATTCCAAGGAGATACAGGATTCCAAGGAACTATAGGTTCTACGGGAGGAGCTGGAGATCAAGGATTCCAAGGAGATACAGGATTAAAAGGAGATAAAGGTTTCCAAGGATCTTCTGGAGGATCTGGATTCCAAGGAGATAAAGGATTCCAAGGAGATAAAGGATTCCAAGGAGATAAAGGTCTAAAAGGAGATAAAGGTTTCCAAGGTTCTACTGGAGGAGCTGGAGATCAAGGATTCCAAGGAGAGAAAGGTTCTGCTGGAGGAGCTGGAGACCAAGGATTCCAAGGAGATAAAGGTCTAAAAGGAGATAAAGGTTTCCAAGGTTCTACTGGAGGAGCTGGATTCCAAGGAGATACAGGATTAAAAGGAGATAAAGGATTCCAAGGAGAGAAAGGTTCTACTGGAGGAGCTGGAGACCAAGGATTCCAAGGAGATACAGGATTAAAAGGAGATAAAGGTTTCCAAGGTTCTACTGGAGGAGCTGGATTCCAAGGAGATACAGGATTAAAAGGAGATAAAGGATTCCAAGGAGAGAAAGGTTCTACTGGAGGAGCTGGAGACCAAGGATTCCAAGGAGATACAGGATTAAAAGGAGATAAAGGTTTCCAAGGTTCTACTGGAGGAGCTGGATTCCAAGGAGATACAGGATTAAAAGGAGATAAAGGATTCCAAGGAGAGAAAGGTTCTACTGGAGGAGCTGGAGACCAAGGATTCCAAGGAGATACAGGATTAAAAGGAGATAAAGGTTTCCAAGGTTCTACTGGAGGAGCTGGATTCCAAGGAGATAAAGGTCTAAAAGGAGATAAAGGTTTCCAAGGATCTTCTGGAGGATCTGGATTCCAAGGAGATAAAGGATTCCAAGGAGATAAAGGTCTAAAAGGAGATAAAGGTTTCCAAGGTTCTGCTGGAGGAGCTGGAGATCAAGGATTCCAAGGAGAGAAAGGTTCTGCTGGAGGAGCTGGAGATCAAGGATTCCAAGGAGATAAAGGTCTAAAAGGAGATAAAGGTTTCCAAGGATCTACCGGAGGAGCTGGATTCCAAGGAGATAAAGGATTCCAAGGAGATAAAGGTCTAAAAGGAGATAAAGGTTTCCAAGGATCTACTGGAGGAGCTGGAGATCAAGGATTCCAAGGAGAGAAAGGATTAAAAGGAGATAAAGGTTTCCAAGGATCTTCTGGAGGATCTGGATTCCAAGGAGATAAAGGATTCCAAGGAGATAAAGGTCTAAAAGGAGATAAAGGTTTCCAAGGATCTTCTGGAGGATCTGGATTCCAAGGAGATAAAGGATTCCAAGGAGAGAAAGGTTCTGCTGGAGGAGCTGGAGATCAAGGATTCCAAGGAGAGAAAGGTTCTGCTGGAGGAGCTGGAGATCAAGGATTCCAGGGAGCTAAAGGATTCCAAGGAGCTAAAGGATTCCAAGGATTAAAAGGAACTAAAGGAGACCAAGGATTCCAAGGATTAAAAGGAACTAAAGGAGACCAAGGATTCCAAGGATTAAAAGGAACTAAAGGAGACCAAGGATTCCAAGGAGAGAAAGGTTCTGCTGGAGGAGCTGGAGACCAAGGATTCCAAGGATTAAAAGGAACTAAAGGAGACTCGGGAACAGGTGGAGGAATAGGTGATCAAGGAGATACAGGTCTAAAAGGAGATAAAGGTTTCCAAGGAACACAAGGACCTGAAAATACAGGATTTACATGTACTGAATACATTGGAATAAATTCAACAGCATATAGTACGCAAAACACAACAACAAACATATCTAATTCATTTGTTCAGATTCCAATAACTTTCACTAATGGTTACTATATAACGGGTATTAGTGCATCTTATGGTCAAACTGCTAATGGTGAAGGATGTATCTTTGAATTAATTAGACACGATAGTGCAAATTCAGTAGTGGTAGTAACCGAGTATACACACCCTAGTAACCAGAAGATGGTTTCATCTATTGTATCGGCCTCTCCTGCAATAGTTAAAGATAATCACTATAGCATTAGAGTTAAATCTGGATCAGCAGGTGGAGGAATTGGATATACAGTAACTCTTACACTAACACACAGTTCATGTTTTTTAATGTAAATAGATAAAACGTATTATAAATATAAAATTAATAAGCATATTATGATAACAGTATTTGGTCATTTACAGGAGCAACTAACAATCAGCCCGTGTATAAGTGTTGTATTTAACGGAGGTTTCTTCGGAGGAACAGTAACTTACACTATATGTGGTGGCTCAAAACCATCGACATTAACACTAGGAGCTAATCAAAACTCTTTTCAGTTATGTGTTGATAATTATGCATGGACCTTTAGCAATAATAATATGACTGCAGCAATACAAGGACCGTGTTCTAGTTCAGGTGGAGGACCAGTCACTGATAACGCGTTTACAATTGAAAGAACTAGTGATGGATTTAGCACGTATGCTCAATTAAATTCTAGCTTTGCTGTTAACCAGATTGTAGCTGTAAGTAACGACCTTACATGTTATGAGATCATGGGAACAGCTGTTGTAAGTGATCCATCAATATTCCCGACAGTAACTGGTCTTTGTGGTCCATCTGGCGGTAATAAAGGAAATAAAGGAGATGTAATAAGCCCAACATAAACTTTTTAAAACAAAGTTATATAATACATGATGATTAACGAAAAAATGACAACTGATAAAATCTTGATCTTCGATCTAGATGATACTATTGTGGTTTCAGCCGCTAAGATTATAGTATATGATAAAAAGAAAGGAGAGCGATATGAATTGACTCCTGAGGAATTTAACGATTACGAAAAGAGCCCTAACCATGTACTAGATTTTGAACAATTCAAATCTTTAGAGATTATGAAGGCAGGTAAGATGATTGATAAATACTTTAATGTTCTGAAAAAGAATTATAAAAAAGGAATAGCAATCGGAGTTATTACAGCACGAGACGACCAGAATATGATATATGAATGGTTACGTTATCATGTTGGATTTCATATTAAAAGAGAATTCATCTGGGCAGTTAACGATCCAATTCATGGATTAACAGGAACTATACAAGAGAGAAAGAAAGACGCAATGAGATACTTTGTAGAACAGGGTTATATTGACATTACTTTTTTCGATGATGATAAACATAACATAAAACTAATTAAAGAATTAGATAGAGAACTTAAAGACGTTAAGATTAAAACACACCTAGCAAAGAAATAAAATTATGGGAGATATTAGAGCATTATTTGAAATGGCACTGAATGAACGTGCTACCACTATCGAAGGAATAATATTCCCTTCTATACAAAAAATATTAGGAGACGGTAGAATTAATAGCAAAAACGGAGGTAAGGATCTTAGATTTGACCTTGGTGGAGAAGACAAGCAATCTATTAAAAAGATATCTAACGCTTTTAAAAAATTAAAACAAGATGTATCAATCGAAGCAGCTGCTGCTGGAGATTATGCTAATGGAGCTAATTCTGGTAAATTCACCACATTCGTAGTTACATTTAATAAAGATTCTAAATTATCTTCATTAAAAATAAGCACTGGAGATACTGTAAAATTGGTTGATAACAATCCTCCTAAAGGATCTATAAAATCTAAAGAACTTACACCATCTTCTTTAAAGTTACCGGAAGATACTCAAATGCAATTAAATAAATTAAATGCTGCTGTATCTGGAGTTATTAAAAAGAAATATAGTAAATCGAATCCATTTATGAATTCTTTCTTGACAGAATTATATATGTTAGTGGCTAATCACACTCCTTCTTATACTAATATAGAATTAACTGAATTAGGGCCTTTTACTGAGAATATCAAATACAACGCAGAGATTAAAGAAGCTATTGATGCCTTAGGAGCAACTGATTTAAATACAATTGGAAAAGACTTTGGAGAAATACTAGGAGCCGCATTAATGCTAAACATAGTAAACACAACGGATGGGATATCTTTTCCTTCCGGTAATAATCCTTTAGTTGATTTCCATATCGACGGATATGGTATCTCTTCAAAATATAAAGCTGGAGCTGCACCTACACTATCTAATATTATTAAAGATCTTAAAGCAGAAAACTTTACAGAAGATTCAGAAGTTAAACTATATGATCTATTTAAAATAGTAGAATCTAATAGTGTAATCAACGGATATATCAAAGGAGCAGAATTCATGCAAATTCCATCAGCAATTAAATTAAAAGAATTAGTTGGCAACGTAGAATTAGAACACAAAGCTTTAGAAGCATTCATACAAGACAAATTAAATACAATAGGAAAAGAAGAATTCTTTAATCAATATGTAAAGCCACTGGTTGATGTTGCAGGAAGAGGAGTTAAATCTTTTGCGAAGGTAGACTGGGATAAACTAGAAAAAGCAAACAGATACGTAGGTCTTTTATCATATCCACTATCGCTTCAATTAATAGATAAACTTAATGGTAAATTAGGAGACGTAGACTTATACATAGATACCTTAAGAAAGATAGTTTCAAAACTAGAAGTAAAGCAATTATATATGGATGTTTCTTTAAAAACGGAAGAAGTATTATTTTATCTAAAAGGATTTGGAGATGACAATGCTAAATTAACTTTCGAAGCACCTAACGTATCTACGCCTAATCCAGGTAATGGTAAGTTAGGATTTAAAATGAAATAATCATGATGTCTGATAAAGCTTGGCAGAAGTATGTCGACACTGGTGAAGTTTCATATGCAGTTATTAAAGATATCGTGAATAGGATTAAAAAAGGTGAAACCTTAGGAATGAGAGACCTTGCGATATATGGATCTAACAATGAGATGATAGAAGTCTTATTAAGAAAAACGTAACTTATGAAAATCTGGAGCTACGCGACAGTATGGAATGAAGAGAAAATGCTAGAATTTTATTTAAGGCATTATTCTCAATTCTGCGACAAGATGATATTCTTCGATAACGAGTCAGATGACCGATCTAGGGAGATAATAAACTCATATCCTAATACTGAAATTATATCGTTCAACACAGGTGGAACCTTTGATGACGGGGAACACATGAGCCTTAAACACGGTGCAATCGCACACTGTGTTGGTAAATGCGATTATGCAATCATCGGCGATTGTGATGAATTTATTTACCATCCAAATCTTACACAGTTTTTAGAAGATCATTTAGGAAAAACGGCAGTATTCTATCCAGCAGGGTTTGATATGGTTAGTCATGAGTTTCCAAATAAAGATCTACAAATATATGATTCAATCAAAACAGGAGTACCTAACCCTTGGTATTCTAAACCGATATTAATTAATCCAAACCTATTAGAAGAATTTGAATGGGCAGGAGGTCAGCATGAAGTATATTTGAGCAATAAATATAATGGTGATATCTATCATGTCGTTCCTGAGAGTGTAAGACCCGAAGGAGAATACAAAGGACATCGATGGGGAAAATGGAATATCATGCATGATTTACTACATATCTTTAAAAAAGAACCATTAAAACTATTACACTACAAGTTTATTGGGAGTGAATACGTGACAGAGAGACACTCTATGTATGGCAAAAGAAATAGTCAATATAATATAGACAATAATAAAGGAGGTCACTACACAAACACAGACACTTTTGATAAAAATTATCAAGAGATTAAAAAATTATTAAGTAATTCTGAAAAACTAGACATATAATTTTGATAGATATCTAAAGACATTATCAAAATTGAAAAGACTGGGTATATTTATCAACTTAACTTGTTCCGCTGCTGCGTTATTCTTACCTCTTGCTTTATATCTTAAAACTGGAGCTGTAAAGTATTCATACAGCGTATACCATGGAACAGAGGCCACTTATATTTTATTGATTAGTTTATTATTATTAGGTATAAGTTACCTTATAAGTGATAATATCATCTCTGGGTTACTCTTAATTGGTGTTGCTTTATTTAATACATTTGATTACGAATGGACTCACAATATATTTGCTGCTGGATTTTTCATATACACTACATATACCATATTTAAGGACAAGCGTTTTAATTATTTAGCGATTCCAATCGTCAGTGCTGCCTTTCTAATACCAGCAATTACGTTGTTTTGGTTTGAGACGGTTGCCGTTTTCTTTTTCGTAACACACAGTATCTTATATTCAATAAAGAAATTAAAAATATACAAGTAAACATGTGGAGATTTATTATCGCAATTCTTTTTTCATTACAAGTTAGCGGACAAATTTTAAAACCAGATACAGGACTAGAAAAACACATTACAACCGCCACTTCGCAGATTTGCAGTGAGATGTTTAAGGGCCCTCTCTTTGCACAACCTATAGTTATAATAAAATACGCACCTCTTTATCCTAGGATTGTAGGAATCACCCGAGAGCTTTCGAGTGGTTGGTTTATAGTTGATCTAAATCCAATGTGGGATGACAACCAATTAGAAAAAACACTAATGCATGAATTGGTACATGTTTATCAAATATATAGTGGAGATTTGGAGACAGAGGGTGGATATTTTATTTGGAAAGGTACCAAATACCCCTTCTCCACGCCATATAAATCCAGATTGTGGGAAATTGACGCGGAGAATAGAGTGAAATTAATTTGTGAGTAGATTAACAGGTTTGAATGTATACTTCTAAAGAATCAATTAATTCTTCTACTAGAACATCATGAGCATCTAGAACTTCTTGTACTCCATCGGGCCAGGGTTGGCTATCATCACGAAGTGCTGCAATAAATTGTGGGTCATTATTATAGTTGTCAAAAATATAACCAGCGATTTCTGTAAGTGTTGCTGTTTCTGATAATGCTGTTTCAAAATTAGGTATTTTCATTTTTTTATTTTTTAATTGTTTATGTTTTCTGAAAATCTAACTTTCCAGTATATTAGTTCCGAGATAAGGGAATCGTCTTCTGTGTTTAATTTATTAACGAATTCAGATGTTAAGTTTTCTAATTCATTCCATTGACTTAAGTCTGGTTCATTACGATCGTTCATTGGATAGACAATCAAATCATCGTTAATAAAACAATTAACACTTGGTATTGCATATAAAGTTTCTACAGACATATATTTTCAGCGATTATTAATGATATTAAAATGATTGCAAGTCCGACTATACTGAATCCGACCATTCGATAACTGTCTCTTAATTGTTTAGGAGTTTTCATGGGTTTATATTTTAAGGTTATTTAATTGGTTAATACTTTCTGAGAAATCAACGCCAGCGATAACGTGATTAACTTCTTCAAAATCTTGAATATCTTCGTGATCTATTATTGATTGATTAGCCTCAATATACTCGTCTTGATTACCAAGAACAGTAGGTGAATGAAACTGAATATCATGATCAACGTATGTAAATCTTTCAAGATCTGAGTTGTGCTTCTCTAGCATCTTACTAAAAACTTCAGCAGGATTAGAGTAAAACATAAGATCTGCATCCATCTCGATCTGAAATGTATGACCGCCTTTCTTCTTCCAATGAAAGTTACCTTCATGGAATCCGTAATTTTCTTCGTACTGTGTGTGAATTAAGACTTTGTTTATTGACATATTGTTTGTTTTTTAATTATAATTAAATATAACACTTTTTATTGATATATGAAAACTTTTGTACATTTATTTTCACAAAAAGTCCTATTTATAATGATTATAAATAAGGATTAATGCTTTTAAGAATATCTTTCGCGCAAAAGTAAGATCTCATCGCGTGTTTCAAATCCAATAATATTCATTGGAATTCCTAAATCATATAGAGAAATTGCTGGCATTTCTGGAGTAGCTTCGCAAATCATAGGGTAAATTCTTTGTAAGATCAAAAGTTCTTCAATAACCTCTTTCATCCAATGGCTTTCGGCGTTCTCGATGTTCTTAAGCATATCTGATTTCATATACTCAATATCATCAGAAGTTCCCATTCCATATTTATATGGATTTACTATCCCAGCGATAAAATTACAAGCTTCCGTTTCTTTGAGAGAGTTTATCAGATCATTGATTTGATCTTGGTAATATTCTTTGATGTTTTGATTAAAATCATACATCTCGGAAGACCAAGGCTTTGTGATTTCGATTCCGTACTTGTAAATTTTAGGTATTGCCATATTGATTATCTTTTAATTATAGTATAAATATAAGCAAAAAAAGTGAACTAGAAAAATACTAGCTCACTTATTTTAAAAAAGTTATTAACAATTACTTGCGGTTTCTATGTTCTGTTAGCATATGAACGCCAATTACAAAACTAACTGCTAGGAATACAATGCAAAATATCATCATGGTTTTGATCTGTTTTCTTTATATATCTACAGAATCACCCCTTATAACTACTTTTTAAAGAAACTGAATGGTTCCAGCTGTCTCCATCTTTCATATAGTAACCATGTCGAATAAATTGTACTGGTTTTTCGTATTCTAGTCTCAATAAAGGTTCACCGAATGATACATTTGTAGATTTATTCATATCATCAAAATGATTTAAATTTAATGAAATACATGACTGTCTATCTACCCAGTGAATAACCCCTTTAGCTTTAATTTCTGTTTCCATACCTGAAAAACTATCTGGATAATGTTCACAAAATACTTCAGTGATAACTCCATCAATTTCAGTATAATCGATCGCCTTGACTATACAGACACCTTTTAAGCGAACATTAGTACCTAGCTTAAGTCTCTTATACTTCCTATTTGCAGTAGGTCTAAAGTCTTCTCTCTCAATCCAAAACTGATCAGTGTAATTTACTCGACGAGCTGATATTACAGATGATTCTGGATTATTTTCAAGAGCAGCAAACCCTGGTTTAAAATCACCAACAATTGTTAGTTTAATTGGATCTTTAACTACCATGCGACGTTCTGCGATCTTATTTAAATCATCACGTAAACATCCATCTAATAAAGATCGCTCAATTTGAGACTCTCTCTTAGAGATCCCAACCTTTTCACAAAAGTTTCTAATAGAATCTGGAGTAAATCCACGACGCTTCAATCCTTTCAATGTTGGCATTCTAGGATCGTCCCATCCATCAACTATTCCATCTTCTACCATTTTCTTCAGATACCGCTTACTCAATATCATTCCTTCGACGTTTAATCTTGAAAACTCAATTTGACGAGGATTAGGACCAAAAACACTAGTATCAAATAATTTATCAAGAGTCCAATTATAAAAAGGTCGATGTGCTTCAAATTCTAAAGTACATAGTGAATGTGTGATATCTTCTTTCCAATCTGAAATTGGATGTGCAAAATCATACATAGGATACGCTTTAAATTCAGTACCTGTGTTATGATGAGGAGCATCAATAGATCTATAGATAACAGGATCTCTCATTAATAAATTAGGATCTGCCATATCTATTTTAGCTCTAAGAACCGTTTTAACACTGCCTTCACATAGTTTCCTAAACTCTTCAAGATTATCTGCGATAGTTCTGCTCCGATATGGTGAATCAGTTCCTGGATTTTCAAGATCTCCTTTTAATTCAGCTATCTCTTCAGAGGTTGAATCATCCATATACGCATTACCCTCTATAATTAATTGAGTAGCACATCTTTGTATAAGTTTGAAATAGTTACTAGTTTCTTCGACTTCAGTAGGTCGATAACCTAACCAAGCAATATCTTCTATTATAGAATCTACAAATATAGAATTTTCTGCAATAGGATTTGTATCATCAAATCTAAGATTACATCCGGTTTTATATTTATGTGCTAGATCAAAATTAAGACAAATCGCTTTGGCATGTCCTAAATGTAAGTGTCCGTTTGGTTCAGGTGGAAATCTAAACATCAGCTTAGAAGTATCTCCACTCTCGATTATTTCTTCTATAAAATTCATTAATCTATTTATCTTGTTTACGCATTTTAATAATTAGAAAGGCATTCCATGCTACTAGAATAGAACCTACTATAATCCATTCAATTATCATATTAAAGTTTATTATTTTTTATTTCTATAATTTACAACAGCTCTTGTTAATAAGTGAATTCTATATCCAGGATTATGGATTAATATTCTTTCAGTAACTTCATATTCCGTTTCATTCCAGAATCTTCTTGCTTTTCTCTGAGGATTCAATTGATAAATAGTTCGGTGTAGTCTAGAAGAATAGTGAGTAGCTTTAGTATATGCTCTACGAACATATCCACTTCGATAGCTTAAGTAATCACAATCAGCGATTGGATCATAATAACATTCAGTACCATTCTTTTTTTGAGTTTTTGAAGTTACGTTGGTCAGTCCTAATGTTTCTAATTTGTTCATATCTGTTTGTTTTTAATTATAGTTAAATATAACTCTTTTTATTGATATACGAAAACTTTTGTTAAGTTATTTTCACAAAGTTATTAACAATCTAAGATAGGATCATTAATAGTTTTTTCGCACTCAAATCATATTTCTCTAAAGTAAGCTTAACAGCTTCCTCCTGTCGAGTTGTATAGGCAGAAAGACCTTCACCACCATCAGATAAAATATACTTCATATTTCCTATAGCCATATTAACAGATCCTTTAGTAACTCCTATATAGGCAGCAATACTACCTTTTAGTATTCCAAAGTCAACTGACTTATATTTTTGAACGATTTCATCTAATAAGTAGATAGAAGATTCTAATTCCCAAACTAGTTTTTTTGTTTTCATAATTTATTGTTTTTTAATTATAGTTAAATATAACACTTTTTATTGGGATAAAAAAACTTTTGTGCATTTATTTTTAAAAAAATGCATCTTCCACGTTACCAGGTGGAATCCAACCATTTTCTATAGTCTTTTCAACATCAGGTGGTTGCTTATACTCAAATGGTTTCCGAGATTCTACGGCTTTGGTTTTTCTCCTAGGACCGTGGTTCTTTAACATTGCTGGTATATTTTCAATAACCCATCTAATATACGAAGGATCTTTTCTATAAGCTTCTCTGACAGTATATCCTTGATATTTGCCAGATCTTAGTATCATGTTTTGGTCCATTATCTTAAATTAATTAGTTTATTTAAAGGATATTCATTATCTTCTGATTCCATTTTTTCAGGATGCCACTGTACAGCCCAAATCCTTTGATCAACATCTTCAAACCCCTCTACTACGGAATATAAAGGATATGAAAGATGTGTGGCTTTGAAATTGTCTGCTATTACTGAACAATGTTGATGGTGTCGAGAATTAACATTTATTAATTTACCATCTAAATCTTCTACTGTGTGAAATTGTGAAGGTTTTCCACTGTGATCAGTATTTTCTGAAAAATCAGCAGCTTTATGATCTTCTACTATGAGATCACTAAGATCTTCAACAACACCTCCAAAATAAGAGTTTAAAACTTGCATGCCTCGACAAAGACCAATAATAGGATATCCATCAGCAAGGGTTTGTTTAATCCAAATATCTTCTCGATCATCACGTTCTTGGTCTTTACCGATATCAGCGCCTCCACATAGGAGTAGAGGGCCTTTGACTTTACGTCTTAAATCTAACCAAACGACTTCATGGCCGTAGTGCGTTAGCCAATTAAAGCAATCTTGTTTTTCTTGAATCCCTCGAGGGGGTGCAACATATATTATCATAAAATGTTAATGAGTTACTATTATCTTTTCTATTAATGCTTTTCTTCCTTCGTATTCTACTTTGAATAAATAATGTCCTATTGGATATCTTGTCATATCTATTCTATTAATTCCATACGTTAAGTCGTATGATCTAGCGATTGCGCCATGCATGCTATAAATCTTTAATGTTCCTTCGGGTTGTTGTATACTTACGTTAACATATTCAGATACTGGATTTGGATATATCGATAAAGTAGTTACTTCTGGGCAAATACAATTACAATCAACAACATCATCGGGTATATCAATTGATTCGGATTCTTTATATTGTATATAGTGGCTTATAAAATGATCTAATCCATCGGCTTCTACTACAGTTTCAACATCATCTAATCGAGTGACAGGTAAGTTATTCCATTCTGGATGATTAACATCACTTACAAATTCTACAATAGTATCACTACTAATATAGTAAGGATCTTTATGATATCTTGCTTTTATATTCTTATATGTATTTTCACTATTAGAAGATACTATAGCAAACTTACCATTCTTTTGTATATTATCTACTTTATGGCTAATGTATAAGACATCGTTAACGTATCCATATATAGTATCTGCTTCTATTTTTAATCTTAGTTTATGCCATTCTGTTTGATCAATTTCGACACCTACATATACAAGCGTATCGGCTATGAAATCTTCTTGTGTATTATTAGTTCCTTTAAATAATCCAACCGCATTATCTTCAACTGACAAATAATAGTTATTAATACCATTATACTTTAGTTCACTATCTGATGAGGATTCATTTACTCCAATAGAGATGCCAGCTCCCCATACGTGAGATACATTTTTAATTTCAGCTTCTATATCATAACACATTTCAGGAGTATCTCCATAAACTAACATGCCAGGAGCTCCCCATGTCCAGGCATATCCGGTTGTATTATTGGTGAAATCCCAATTTACAAATCCAGATTGTTCTGTATTACTTAGATCCGCATCCGTGATATCAGATACAAGAGTTTTTTGTGCATTACATGTAGCTACTACAAAAAATGCGATTACAATAAATTTAATTTTCATATTATTCAAAGTTTGGTTTAACTGTATTGTATAGTAAAGATGCAAAGAATTTTAAACCTCTAAGTGATGTTCCATCTGCGCTTCCAACTGCTTTCATAAGATTATTATCAACAACTGATTGTACAAAGCCTCCTCCTTCAAATCCTATTTGCCATTTAGTACATAAGATTGAAGTTCCTATGTTTATGATATGTGCTTTATTTTCTTCATTCATATCGTCTATTCCAGTATACATTGCATTCTCATCAAATGAATCTTCTACTATTCCTTTTACTATTTTAATTTGTTCTATTCTTTCCATAATTATTTAGTTTTAATTTCATAAGCTTTATCCCATTTACCAACATGAACCCAAGTATAATAATCAGGAATAGATCCATAATCGCTATCTTCATGTGAAGCTCCTTTGCCTTCATTTAATATAGGCATAATAATATCTAATAAATCTTGTATAGGAGGATTAGAATCGTATTCTTCAGTATAGCGGTTCCAAGTTTCCTCTCTATAATCCATGTTTGGATTAAGTTGAGAGTATTCAGTTCCAAGATCAGTAGGACCAGACATGATAGCAACCTTAATACCAGAATAATGTTCAGTAGTAATAGATAACTTGTAGTTAGGTAAGGCAGCTTTCAATTCTTTTCTTTTTTGGGTAACTTGATCTTTGGTAATGTACGGCATAATGTTAGTTGTTTTAATTATTATATAGTAAATATAACACTAATTATTGATATAAAAAAACCTAGGTGATAAACTTTCTTAATTTATAATGATTCCAAATAAGGGTACAAAAAGAAGAGGTATATATAGGCTCACTCCTTAAGAACCCGATCCTAAATACCTGTAGAATATCAATCCGTTTGACCGACCACACTACAAACCACCCAAGCATGCAAAGATTCTTGTAAAATGGACCCACGCACGTGACCAAAGATATCATACATAATAGATAACAAAGAAGAGATAAGAATAAGAATCTAAGTAAGAACAATAAGAAACAAGAGAAAGATATAAGAGATAAGCAAGACCAAGCAAACAACTATCCAGGTAATACGGATCCTAGTAATAGAAGTATAAGAACTCATACTCTCCTATAATAACCTAATAGAGATATAAGAAACATAGGTAAGCCTGTAAGGATCCTCCTAGTAATCCAAGGGTACTCCCTAGTAAAGCTCCAAGTAAAGTCCCTGTAGGAACCTTAAACCCCAACGCCAATTGACTCACACCTGAGGAGCGTTTTTTACCATGACTGCATCCCAGTACTCCGAATACACCAAACCCCCAGGAAACACCACATAACCAGGGGGCAGGCTTAGGATCCTAGGACCCTTATATTTCGATATGAGCTTCTAAGTCTTCTACATCTGCCTCGTTAAATCCGAATAACTTGTCGAAGGCATCCGCTTCTGTTTCTAATTGCTTGCGTTCCGTAGATACTAGCTCGTCGTTAAAAAGATCTCGTACATATCTGGCTTCGTCAAAACTTACTCCACCCTCTATAGAGAAGTAGAGTTTCTTGTTTACTGCACCTACTCGGTTTTTAGAGAATTCCATATATCTACGACCGGCGTTTTCTCCACCTTCCCAATCTAGGCTCATCATACTAGTGGTCATGTGTTTTAGTTTGTTAGATCCGACGAATTGACCTCCTTTAGATAATTGTAAGATTGTTATAAAGGTTGTGTAGATTCCAGGCTTGTTACCGCCTTTGTTATTTGAGATCATAAGATCTAGGAACCATTTTTCTACTTTACCACGGGTTAGGTTACAAGCTTCCTTTACGGTGTCGTTAACTTCAGTGTATGAATCGGTTAGGACAATATCCCAGCCAGTGCTTAATACTTGTTCGATTACAGACTTTGGACATTCATCCACATAGTCTGCAAGGAATAAGATTGGTAACTGACCCCAGTGAGGAAAACGTTGTAAGTAGCGGGCCATATCTATCTGAGACATTTCAGCTGAGATGAATAGGACCTTCTTACCACTCTCATGTGCAGTACTTAATAGATCTAATAGGACCGTGGTTTTACCAACACCAGGGGCTCCGGCCGCCATGATGTTTGTACCTGGCATAATACCACCGGCGGTAGATGCGAATTTGTCAAAGACTGTTTTAGTCTCTATAGGTATAAATAAGTTTTGATTGATATTTAAATCATCTAATTTTGTTAAGGTAATATTAAGAGGCTGAGCTAGCTTAGTAGTCTTAGGTGCCTTATTATAGTGACCTCTGTAATCTTTAGATGAGGTGAACTTGTCGCCATTGATATTAACAATTCTTGATCCTTTAGAATCTTCTTTAGCGACATAGTCAAATTTAGGATGTGTTGATCCGATTGATAGTGTTGTACCTGATTCTACCTCAGTTAGGGTATATGTGTTTGTGGTTTTTTGAATAGTGTAATGTTTCATGTGTGGTGTTATTATGTTATATGTAAATATAAACCTTTTTAATGGGATAGGAAAACTTTAGGGACATTATATCCCTAAAGTTATTAACAATTACATTGGAATTAACATTGATAGAGGTGCATTCATTCTGCGACCTTGACTATCAACGATGGTTGCTTTAGTTCTACGAACCGAATCGATCGTGAATGTAGAGTTCTTATGTGATGGATGATCTACCATTACTACTGAACCTTTAGATAGGGATTGCTTAATAACTGCGCCATTCATTCTGCGTTTTAATTTAACAGTGTCAACTACGAAAGAGTTAAGCTTACTTAGTTCTTCTACTGAAAGATTAGCATTGTTGATAGCTGTAACGATTTGTGAATAAGTCATATGTGTTTGTTTTTTAATTATAGTTAAATATAACACTTTTTATTGATATAAAAAAACTTTGGGACAACTGATTTGTAATTTATAATGATTATAGATAAGGGCCCCCTGGCTGAGGTGCATAAAAAAAGGCAGGAAACAACGCCTGCCTTTTATAATAATAATTAAAAATCAAACTAAACATTAGTTAAGAAGAGCTCCAGTCTGTTGAAGCTGTTCCTTACTAAAAGGGTTTGGCATTGTGTTTTCGTGATCAAAACTCTTTTTGCCTAATAGGTTTCCAATACGTGTTTGGATATCAGCTTCATTATGAGGTTGCATGTTAGTGTCGATGATACCTTTACCATGACTACTAAAGTGTGTAACTCCATTAATTACTGACCAAAGCGATTGGTTAGTTTTAGCCATCTTCATTTGATCGTTAGTTAATTTATCAAATCCGGCTTTATTATATTCGTTGAGGTTCTCTTGTAGAGGTACCCATTGTTCTGCTCTTTCACCAGCATGCTTTGCAATTAAGTTATGTGCAAAAGACATTTCGTGTAGTGAAGCAGGTGTGTTGTTAGCTTGACGAACTCGATCAGCAAATCCTTCAGGGGCGTAGTTGTTACGTCTTAAATCTTGCATGTTCTCGAAAAAGCTTTCCATACTCTTATTATCTAAAGAGTGTAGTTGGTATGCTTCTTGTGCCATAGCTGTTGTTAGACCGTTAGTACACCATTGACGATTTACGTATGGCATAACTTCGAATCCTTTTAGTGGACTGTTACGGAATGTAACTCCTCCTGTAAAGACCTCATCACTTAATCCTAAGATCTCGAACTCAGCCTTAGGGTTATGAGCGTCGATTGTGATAATACCTGTTGTTGGATCCGTAGTCCATCGGGAAACTCCCATTGAACTATCTGAGATCATGTTCTCTGCAACTTGGATCATTTGATCGTTTGAGATTTGCAGCTTGTCTTCTTTAGTAAATAAGATCACAGCTTTCGAAATTGGATTTAATACCAATGTAACGTTGCTAAGTTTACCTGCATTAGATGCCATTGCGTTTTTCATAGTATTAATGAATTGCGCTTTAGTCTCTTTGTTAAACAGCTTAGAGAATTTGTCTGCGAATGACTGACTCATACCTACTAAGGATAGTAAGGATTTAAAAGCTTGCTTGGTAAGTGGGATACGAGTTCCTTTATACTCGATGGTTGTTTCGTCGATCATCGTAATGTCTCTGAAAGGAAGGGTGCGGCGTAAAGATTGAGCGTTGATGCTCTCTTGTTTACTTGTTGCTACTGCGGTTTGTGATAAAGTTTGAATGCTCATAATGTTTGTTTGATTTATTATTATACTGATTTATTAGATTTTGTTTCAACACTACCAAGAAAACATCCAGCTAAAAAAGCAGATGAGATGATCATCCCCGTAATAGGATTATTCATCAACCATAATAGACCAATAAAGAAACCTTTAATAAGAGCAGGTATGATAAAGGCTACTAGAGCTATACCGACCGCGATTAATAGGATGTAAATTGATAAGTTTTTAAATGATGTCATAATTAGTAGTTGTTGTTATTATTATATAGTAAATATAAACCTTTTAATTGATATAAAAAAATCTGAGGTGAAAACTTTCTAATTTATAATGATTATAAATAAGGGTTCCCTAGTAGAATAAGGACATTGCTGAATCTAATCCTTTCTTAGTAGCTAGGTGAACGCTGTCCATACTAACATTTAAATCACTATCCTTATACTCTAATAAGGCCGCTCGTCTAGCACCAGGTAATGTTTTAGCCCACACTGTGTTCCATCCGCCGTTCTCGAATGTAAACATATACTGCTTATTAACCAGCACCTTAGGTGTTCTCGCTGACTTCACAATACCAGCATCGTTGATCTTATTTAAGATACCAACAACGGTATTATAGTTAACTCCCTTACCAACTAAGTTATTAGTATAGTCTGCGAGTGCGTCTTTGATGATTCTTTCTTCGGCTGCGGTGATTTTGATATTCATGTAGTTGTTGTTTTAATTATTATATAGTAAATATAAGTATAATAATTGATATAAAAAAATCTGAGGTGAAAACTTTCTAATTTATAATCATTATAAATAGGACTTTTTTTGAAAATAAATGCATAAAAGTTGTCAGGTGTCAATAAAAAGTGTTATATTTACTATATAATAATAACTTAAACACCACAAAAATGTACGAATTAAACAACAAAAACATCATCAACCACACCGGGATCCAAACAGTAAACATTATTAACAATGATCATTACAAGAAGGTTCCAGGTAAATTCAGATTTATCACAAAATGTAGAGCTGGTTATATGAACTGTAACGACGCAAGAGATTTTGATGATCAAAGATTATATGAGAATCCAGGAACAGTATTAAGTTCATATAAGAAAGGAGCCTTACACACAGTAGAGTATAAGCCATTCGGATCTGATAATTACTTTACAGTATTCGCAAAGAAAGGAAATAAGATCTTGGTAATGGATGAAGCTATAATGGCAACCTTAGAAGTTGGAACTATAAACCAATTATGGTACAATACAAACTTATATAATATGGATCAGTATAAGGCAGTTAATAGTAAAACATGGGCAAGTAAAGTATTCGTTATGAACCAGCCAGATGAGGTAGAGGCCCTATAAGGGTCACCCCGGTGGGTCACTTATATATAACCTATAGTAACTAATAGGTGACCCCTATATAGTGTTCCCAGAGTGAACCACCTGGGGGCATGAATAAAGAACCTAATTAAAACCAAATAGAGAGTATGAACAAGCAAGACCAGATAGTAGAGTTAAGAAATCGTATTATAGCACTTAAGCTATCCAACCCCTATGACAAGTCTATACCTAAACTAAATCAACAACTAGACCAGTTAACCTATGATCAACCAGAGCCCACAAGCTAAATTAAACTCACAGGTACAGAGTAACACCCAGGGGGCTAACACTCAGGCTAATCAAAAGAGCTCCCTAGGGAAGCCCTCGATCAACAGGCCCAAGGCAACCCCTGTAGCACCCCCTCAGGTCAATGCTGGGGAAGCACCTGAGCGCGGATTTAGCGACTGGGTAGGGGACAAGTGGAGTCGTGGAAAAGAGTGGGCTAAAGACAAAGCGTGGAACTATGCCATGGGTAAGGCAAGCGACAAGATGCAGAGTACCATGAATCCTGACGGCCAACCAGGCAAGGGGCAACCCGCAAGCCCAGGCGCTCCAGGCTCTCCAACGGCTCAAAGACCCAAAGCCAACCAACCCACGCCGAACGTACCCAAGCTTGGGGGGACTCCAACACCCAAAGTACCAAAGCCGCAAATACCCAAGTTCAGGAGATAGTTCCTGAATTTACCATGGCTCCAGGGGAGGGGGGTCAAGGGCTATGACTACTATTAATAATAAACATATATCAAAAAACACTTTACTCAATGGGCACCATCTGGTCTCCCGGGAAAAGAACCCTTCCAAACCAATGGGGAGTACTCTTTGAGATCTCAGAGGTACCCTCTAAGGATCCCATCCCCCTACACTCAATAATATAACCGCGAAAGTGCTCCAGTCCCCGAAATATCCCCCGGGTGGGAGTGACCCCCTAGACCCCGTCGGGCGGGGCGCCCTCTTCCTAGTACCCTCCGAGAACTGTTAATAAAAAAAGTTTACAAATTATGAAACAAATCTGGTACCTGTGAATATAACTTATGTCTTTAAGCTTGAAGGTTGAATAGGGAGGGAGAGGCCAACTCCAAGCACTCACTACAATCAGAGGATCTAAGCACTCACATCGGTTCCAAGCACTCACAGTCCCCTTTTAAAGTACCCCTCAAATAACCCAAAAAGAAAGCACCCCGAAAAAGGCAGGTTGGCGCCGTCTACTTGTTCTATCAGGATAGAGAACCTATAAGATATAAAAGAAATATTCTATAGTATTCTATAAGGACTAGTAAGTATAAGAGGGCTTGGAAGAAAAAAGGGAAAAACCCAAATCTCACATGTACTCTGCGCCAACTTTTAAAGAGGGTTCTTCAGAGTGGTGTGTGTACTAGTGGGGTCCATCCCCTGCGGTCCCCAAGTGTGACGTGAGAGGTTGGGTGGAACACCCCCTGATATTTTCTCCGAGGGTACCTCCTAGGCTGAGGGTTCTTCTAGGGATCCTAACCTGTGAGTGGGAACCTACGATATAGTGTTGGTATTGATTTGGGTTTTTGGGTTTTTTTAGTTTTTGAATGTTGCTGAAAATTATTTTCCCAGACTTTGAATAACGTTTAAACTACTTTAAGTAAATAATAAAGAAGGTGGAGGTGGAATAAATGAGAAGCTGCAAAAATAAAAATTTTTAATTCCCCCAAAGAATCCTATGAATAACTCTAACAACTCTGAGAATTAAGGAATAATAAAATAGAAACAAAAGGTAATATTTAAGTATAATAATCAAATAATAATATATTATGACCAAGAAGAAAAAGATGACGAAAGTTTGGAAAACTAAAAAGACCGACAAAACTATCACGATGATTTGTATGAATTCCGATTTGGAAGAAAGCAGATATCCTCAGTGGGCGCCAAACGACGGTGAGACTCGATGTAAAGAATGGACAGAAGTAACTGAAAATACCTCAGCTGTAGTTTGTTCTCAATGTACTATGAGATCTGTAAATTTTTAAATTGCTCGTAAAAAATAGATATATAAATCAGAACGATATTTAACAGTGCTGCGTTAGATTCATTTAACCACATAGATTTTTATAAAAGAGCTAGTTAACCACTGGCTCTTTTTTTTTCACTAATAAATAAACAAATCCAGTTTATTCGTTATAATAACTATAAATACTAATTAAGAACATGGCAAATAAGAAACAAGCAAAAACACCGTTAATAGATCAATTTGGAGAAGACTTAACAGCTCAAGCAGCTGAGGGTAAATTAGATCCTATTATTGGAAGAGACAAAGAGGTTTATAGAATTTGTCAAATCCTTTCTAGAAGAAAGAAGAACAACCCAATTATATTAGGAGATCCTGGTGTAGGTAAAACGGCGCTGGTCGAGGCTATAGCACAAAGAATTGTTGATAAAAAAGTAGCAATGACGCTTACAGGTAAAAGAGTAATCTCTTTAAATATGTCGACGATTGTGGCAGGTACTAAATACCGTGGAGAATTTGAAGAGAGAATGAAAAAGATTGTTGATGAGCTAAAGGCTAATCCGGATATTATAATCTTTGTTGATGAGATTCACACAATGGTAGGAGCTGGTGGAGTTAGCGGTTCTTTAGATGCTAGTAATATTTTAAAACCAGCTCTTGCAAGAGGACAGGTACAGTGTATTGGCGCAACAACCCTCGATGAATACAGAGAAAATATAGAAACTGATGGAGCACTTACTAGAAGATTCCAAGAAGTTTTTATTGATCCACCTTCAATTGAAGATTCTATCGAGATCTTAAATAGAATTAAAGATAACTACGAAGAATATCACGCAGTAGAATATACAGATGAAGCACTGAAAGCATGTGTTGAACTTTCTGATAGATATGTTACTTCTAGAGAATTACCAGACAAAGCAATCGATTTAATGGATGAAGCTGGCGCAAAAGTACACCTATCTCAGGTTAAAATGCCAGAAAATATTAAAGAGGCTGAGAAAAATATTGAAGTAGTAAAGTCTCAAAAACTATCTGCAGTCGAAGAACAAGATTATGAAAAAGCAGCAAAATACAGAGACGCTGAAATAAAACAAAGAGATCTTATTGATAAAACTATTGCGGATTGGCAAAGTGATTTAAGAATTAACAGACGCCCTGTAACATATGATGATATCGCTGAAACAATTTCAGATGCAACTGGAATTCCAATTTCTAGAATGACAGACGACGAAAGTAAAGTAATTACAGACATGGAAGCTAAACTTAAGTCAATGATAATCGGACAAGATACTGCAGTTACTGGATTATGTAAAGTAATTAAAAGATCTAGAGCCGGTGTTAGTTCATCTAAAAAACCAATCGGTTCTTTTATGTTTATTGGTCCTACTGGAGTTGGTAAAACAGAAACAGTTAAAGCTTTAGCAAACTATTATTTTGGCGATGAAGATTCTATTATTAGAATTGATATGTCAGAATATCAAGAAAAGTTTAATGTTTCTAAATTAATCGGATCTCCTCCTGGATATGTTGGACATGAGAGTGGTGGACAATTAACAGAACAAGTAAGACGTAAACCTTATTCGGTTGTATTATTTGATGAGGTTGAAAAAGCACATCCAGATACATTCAATACACTATTGCAAGTATTAGACGAGGGTAGATTAACAGATTCTCTAGGAAGAACCGTAGATTTCACTAATACTATTATTATAATGACATCAAACGTAGGTGCTAAGAAAGTTTCAGACTTCGGAGCAGGAATAGGATTTGAAAGTCATAGTTCAATGGCTACTCAGAAATCTCATGTAGAATCTATTATCAGAAAAGAACTTAAAAATAAGTTTGCACCTGAATTCTTAAATAGATTAGATGACATGATCTTATTTAATTCTTTAAGCAAAGATAATATGATGGAGATTGTAGATATTGAATTAAATAAAGTTATCACTAGATTAGAAAAACAAGGATATTCCATTAAAATCAATAAACCTGCAAAAGCATTCTTAGCAGAACAAGGATATGATCCACTATATGGAGCACGTCCTCTAAAAAGAGCAGTTCAAAATTATGTAGAAGATATTTTAGCAGACGCTATCATAGATAAGAAAATGGTAATGGGAACTAAGGTTTATTCAATATCGCATAAAAAAGGAGAAGATAAACTTTCTTTAAAATAGTAGTATAATATTAGTAAGTTACTTTAATAATATAATATATGACATTTAACGATAAATTCAAAGATTTAATTTTAGATATAGAACATGACGGTAGTGTTTCTCAACCTCGAGATATGAAGGTTAAGGAACTTACTGTTCAAACCCTAGAGTTTGATCCTACACAAACGATTGCGCATTTTGATAGCAGATCTTTTAATTGGAAATATTTCGGTGGAGAGTTGTGCTGGTATCTTAATAGAGATCGTGATGTAGATTACATTGGTCAATTTTCAGGAATGTGGTCTACTTTAACTAATCCAAATTCTAATGAGATCAATTCTAATTACGGTTACCTATTATTAGGTGGCCAATTACAATGGGCATTAGATTCTTTAAAGTCAGACAAGAATACAAGACAAGCAATATCATTCTTAAACCAACCTAAATTTCAATTTGAAGGTAATAAAGATTTTGTATGTACAATGTATCTCAACTTTTTTATTAGAGACAATAAATTGAATATGAAAGTTCAAATGAGATCTAATGATATATTCTATGGCCTTACATTCGATGCACCTTACTTTAGTTTCATACACCAACATATGAGATTGTGGTTATTAGAAACTTACCCAGAATTAGAACTAGGAACATACTACCACTGTGCAGATAATATTCATTTTTACGAAAGACATTTTGATATGTCTTCTAAAATTGTATCAGAAAGCGAAAAGCAAGGTAGTAATTACACAATGAATATTGAAAATCCTTTATTCAATCTTACGAAAGATAATATGTTATTAACAGAATATGGTATTAATTTCATGAAAGATATTAATGAAGCTGTTGGAAATAAAAGTAAACAAATAACATATAATAATATATTAAGAGAATATCTTAATATTAGATTAACATAATATTATGATAGGAGAAATACCATACTTTGATATACACGATAATGGTTTCTTAGAATCTAAGCACGGGCCAGTAATAGATACTGACGCGTTCTATAAAAGAATGATAGAGTTTATAGATTTTAATATAAAAAGTAATTATGAAATAAATATTTTATGCTATTTTGTAGATACTGACGGAACCACTATGGAAGCTAAGTTAGAAAAAGAAGGGTACGCGAAATCATTGTTAATGTCATTACAATACTATAAAGAACAGGAAGAGTATGAAGCCTGTGAAAAAATAACAAACTTAATTAAAGAATATGAATTACAGTAACGAGTTTAAAAAGTACGCGATAAGCGATCACAACGTTAGTTCTTCTAACATGAACTATTATGAAAAGCAGATTGAAAACTCGATGACTCCTTATATTTTAGAGGAAAGAGAATTGAGAGCAACTCAGATGGATATCTTTTCAAGATTGATGATGGATAGATTACTATGGGTCGCTGGTCCAGTTAATGACAATATGTCTACAATAGTACAAGCTCAATTAATGTTTTTAGATACGACTTCAGAGGGAGATATCACAATGCATATTGATTCGCCAGGAGGTTCTGTTAAATCAGGACTTTCTATGGTAGATGTTATGGATTACATTAAGTGTGATATACGTACGATCAACACAGGGATGGCCGCATCAATGGGTTCAGTATTATTAGGAGCAGGAACTAAAGGTAAGAGAATGTCACTAAAGCACTCCACAACAATGTTACACCAGTCTTCTGGGGGTTTCAGTGGAAATATACAGGATGCTGAGATTGATTGGAAAAACTGGCAAGATGTAAACAAAGAGTTGTTTGTTTTATTAGGAGAATACTGTGGTAAAAAGCCTGAGGTAGTAATGAAAGACGCTACTAGAGATTTCTGGTTGAGTGCTGCTGAAGCTAAGAAGTACGGGATCATTGATGAGATTATTAAAAAAAGATAATATAATAGTATAGGATTATGAAAGTATATTTTTACGTTAAACAAGAAAAATTAGAGTATCTTAATACGATATTAAAGGATTATAATAATCTAATAGAACCTGTAGAAGTTTCTTTCAATCCGATGAACGATGCAGTAATGGTATCTCTATTAATTGATGACTTTATAGGACTCAGTGATAGAGATGCTTTTGCTACTCTTATATCATTATAATATATTAATAAAATAATAAAGTAATATGACAAAGCGAGAAAAAACAAAAGAGCTTTTCGTTGAATTAATTAACGAGCAGTTAAAACCACACAATGTAACGTATGAGGATGTTAAAAATAATCCACAATGGTACATGGAATACAAGACAACCAAGGTGGAAGAAGACGCCTTTATCGAACACTGTGTTAATAGGATTAGAGAAGTTTTAAAAATAAATAAATTTATGGCGATCAAAGAAGCTCAATGGTTTATTCTACAGTGGGGACTTACCCTTAGTAATACTAGTTTAAATAAACAAAGTAATACTAAAGAAGAAAATAAAAACAAAAAAACTTTATAATATAAGTTTAATTTTTACTAATACTCGAGAAAAATATGAATAAATATATTCATGAACGTATTAGAAAAGAATTGGCTTACAGATTTACCTTTCGACTTTGAATTAAAAAGATATAAACTTTTAGGGGCAACTCAAAAGATAAAATCTATGATCAAGGCCGGATTGATCTATGACGCACTTATTGAAGTTGAATATCAGTTAGAAGACTTATATAAACTCAAGAACCAAAAGAGTGAAATCGATGATAGATTAAAGGTTCTTACAGGTATTAATCTAGACACGATGTCGTTAGATTACGAATACCCAGATTCCCAAGACGAAATATTTCACATATATAATTTAGTAGAAATTGCAATAGAAGAATTCGAAGCATTATTCAGAATGGTAAGAGTTAAGTGGAGAGCAATCATGTCAAAAATGATAATCACTGAGATTCCTCATAAAATGCCTACTAAAACAAAAGGAATAGTTTTTCTAATAAACAAAAATCATAATAATATATTAACTTATTCTTATAATAATCCTTATAGATTAGTAGGGGAGTGGAAAGATATGCAACTAAAAAATGTAGACATTGAATTATCTGGAATTCCAGAAATGATAGACTATGTTACTAATTTAAAATTAAAATCGGATGATAATAGGTTTTGGAGAGTAGACCATAAGTTAAAAGAAGATTTAGAAGGATGTATATTACCAGTTCTGCGATATTCACTTTATAATAAATTAACAAAATAAAGTTAAATTTAAAAGAATATATATAAAAAATACTTAATAGAAATGGCTTACGTAGCAAAGGACGATATAATAGCATTTATTGACGGGGGATCAAACTTCATTCAAGGAAATTCACAGACATATGATATCATATTATATAAAGATTTTATAGGATCTGTATTGAATTTAAATCAACCAACATCATTTAATGTTGCTCTTTACGTTGAAGATAAAAAAGTTTTGCAATTTTCAAGACCTTCTATTTCAGGAGTTTCTGTTGATTTAGACGTTGATTTAGTAGACGATACAGGTAAAATAAGTTTTAATATTAACGAAACTAACTCAACTCACTTGTCATCTGGTAGATTATATGCACAGATAAGCGTATACTACGAAAACTATTATCCGCAACCTAAAAACTACGTATTCCCAAGACTATTACTTGGAGACGTTATTAACAATCCAGTAATAGACAATGGAGATCCATCTGGAGAAACAGGTGGAGGAACTACTACAATAATACAAGCACCTTCTAGTACGGGAACGTTTACAATACAAGAGATCGATGGTTCTAATCCAACGGCACCTGGGTATTTAACAGTTGATTCCCATTACCCAATGGCAGTTAAAACTATAATATTTAGAAACTTAAATTCAAACAACACTAGATTAACAACTCTAGAAAACTTTTTAGAGAAAAGAATAACTAATGATAAAATAAGTGGAGTAATTACAATAATAGATCAATCGGATTCAAACCTGTACGCTATTTATAAAATAGAGACATGGGAAAGAGTTGATATTACCTCGGGAAATGGAATTGACGATGACAGCGATGGTATAAAGGTACATGTAACAATGGAAGCGGCATCAGCAGGGCCTGGTGTTACAAAAACAGAATGGGAAATAGATCAAGAAGTAACATATACGCTAGATGCACATGCTGCCGGAAGCACTTTTAATTTTGAAGGAGGCGGAGCTGCTAGTGAAAGTGGTATCTTAACGTACGTTGATAAGAATATAAACCCATCAGCATCTGTAGGAAATCATTCTGCAACAGGAATACTAATAACGTATTCACCATATCAAGATTCTTATGTTATGGTTGAAGTAAACGGACTTAGTGTTGAAGTTGGAGATGGAACTAAAGACAAAGACGCGTATTTTTCAGGTAATAGCGGATTAGCGGCTGCAAGCGTTGAAGAGATTAGATCAGGAGATCAATTATATTGGAATGGAGATATTGCAGGGTATGAATTAGAAATCGGAGACGAGATCAATTTAATATACGAAGCAAAATCCGACGATCTAAGGTAATAATATCCTAATTCACGTGTGCACACGTATACCTCATCTTTAATAGGGAAAATGGGAAAAACCCAATTTTTTGAATTCTATTAACATATTACGTCCAAATATGACAATTATTACAACTTAACAAGAATATATAATTCACTAACGACAATAAGGTTGTTAGGCCAAAATATAATAAATAAAATAATATGGCACAAATTCGTTCAAAACAAATTAAGGATTTCTTAAGCACAGTAAACTGGGCAGCTACATCTTCTTTTGAGATTGCAAACACATCTGACATCGCAAAGTACGTTGGTGATGAGATAGTTGCAGCTCAAACGGAATTAGACGCATCAATTGACTCTTTAGAAGTTGCTTTAGCTGGTGAAGTATCAGCTACAAACACAGACGTTTCTAGATTAGAAGGAGATTTATCTACTGAACAATCAAGAGCTGAAGGTGCTGAATCAACGTTACAATCTAACATTGATGCAGAAAATGCAAGAATCGACGCAATCTTATTAGCAGCTGATGCTGATAAAGATACATTCGTTGAGGTTGTTTCTTTAATCAATGCTGTTGATTTAGAAAATGATAACGCTTTAGGAGCGGTAATCGTTGACTTAAACAATGAGATCTCTGCAACTAACGCAGATTTCACAAGCATTAACTTAGCAATCTCTCAAGAGATCGCTGCAACAAACGCTGACTTTACAAGAGTTGAAGGAGAATTATCTGCAGAGATTGCAGCTACTAACTCTGACTTCACTTCTTTAGAGGCTAAGCATGACGCTGAAATGTCTGCTGAGGAATTAGCAAGAGAGCAAGCTGACACTGCATTACAATCTGCTTTAGACAATGAAATCGCATCTACTAATTCTGATGTTACTTCTATTGACTTAAGATTAGGAGAAGTATCTGGAGATTTAGTTGATGAAGTATCTGACTTAAGAGTTGAATTAGACGCTGAAGTTTTAGCTACTAATGGAGACGTTACAAGAATTGATTCTGCACTAGCTGCTGAAATCGCTTCTACTAACTCTGACTTTACAAGAGTTGAAGGAGAATTAGCTGCAGAAATTGCATCTACTAATTCTGACTTCGTAAGAGTTGAAGCTGCTTATGCTGCTGCTGACTCAACGTTACAAGCTAACATTGATGCAGAAAACGCAAGAATCGACGCAATCTTATTAGCTGCTGACGCTGACAAAGATACATTCGTTGAGGTTGTTTCTTTAATCAACGCTGTTGATACTGTAAATGATAACGCTTTAGCTGTAGTAATTTCTAACTTAAACGCTGAAATCGCTGCTACTGATTCTGATATCACTAGTATCAATTCTGCTTTATCTGCTGAAATCGCTGCTACTAACTCTGATGTTACTAGAATCGATACTGCTTTATCTGCTGAAATCGCTGCTACTAATTCTGATGTTATTTCTTTAGAAGGAGCTATCACTGCTGAATTTACTTCAATCGATACGAGAGTATCAGAGGTTGAAGCTGGTTTAGTTGATGAAATCGCTGCTACTAACGCAGACTTTACTTCATTAGAAGCTAAGCATGACGCTGAAATGGCTGCTGAGGAATTAGCAAGAGATCAAGCTGATTCTGATTTACAATCTCAGTTAAACGCTGAAATCGTTGCTACTAACGCTGACGTTACAAGAATTGATTCTGCACTAGCTGCTGAAATCGCTTCTACTGACGCTGAGCAATCAGTTCAAGACGGTAGATTAGATGTATTAGAAGCTGCTATCATCGAAGATGATCAAATGGCTACTGAAACATTCGCTGGAGCTGGATTAGTTTACAGTTTAGCACACCCTGTACAAGAAGACCAATCATCTTTAGTAGATGTATTTGTTAACGGACACAGAGTATTTGTTCAAACAGTTGCAGGACCACAGGTTACTTTATCTAACCCAGGTTATGTAATTGATGCACAAGACGAAGTAGTATTCGTTTACCAACACTAAGAAGAAAAATACGAAAGTATTAATTCATAGTTTTTAAATTAAGGGTCCTCTAACGGGGACCCTTTCTTTTTTTAATATATAGATATAATAAATAAAGTATAATTTATGAAAGTAGGAATTATAATATCCCTAACAAAGGAATATGAAAGCATGTGGATCAACGGCATTAAATTAAATGCGCTGAACCTATCTAAAATGTTAAACCAAATAGAAGGACTTGATGTTTATATTTTAGACGCAGCTAAGAATGTTTCTGATTTAACTAAAGTAAACTGGGATTATAATAAATATAAAATCGCAAAATTTACAGCGATGGAGAATGAGATAGACTTAATGTTTATGGTAGGTGCTTCTTTGCCTACAAGTAGGATATCTTTAATGAAAAGCAAAAATCCAAATTTAAAAGTAGTAAAATACCAATGTGGAAATAGTTATGTAGTTGACATGGAACGAGTAATGTTTGATACAATTACCGAGTCAATGGTTCCTTCATGGGATGGAGGCCACGACGAAACATGGGTAATACCTCAACAGGAATATCAAAACCTAGAATACTTTAAAACAATATACAGACAAGAGGATTCTCAGATAAAAACAGTTCCTTTCATATGGGACCCTGAGCCGCTTGATGAATTTAATAAATTACTAAAACGTGCCGGCAAATTGATTCCGGGATATATTCCAAAGGATGCTAAAGATAAAAAGTTATCTGTAATGGAACCAAATATAAATGTTGTTAAATATTCATTGATGACTATCATGATCGCTGAAAGAGTTTTTAGAGAATCCGGTAAAAACGCGTTTAAACAAATATACATAGGATCTGGCAAGAAATTACTAAAGAATAAATACTATTTATCGATGATTAAGAATTTCGACATAGTTAACTCTCCAGATAACAAAATAAAGTATGTTGGAAGGTACCCAGTATCGACGTTCTTAGCAAGTGAAACCGACATAGTCTTATCACACCAATGGGAAAACCCATTAAACTATGCATACTTAGACGCACTCTATTTTGGGTACCCTATAGTGCACAATGCAGACATGATAAAGGATGCAGGATATTATTATGAAGGATTTAATATATCACAAGGAGCCGATCAATTAAAATTGGCACTTGAGGAACATGACAATAACCTAGATCAATATAATGAAAACAGTAAAAAAGTATTAGACCGTTATTTGTCAACTAACGCGGATCTGGTAGATACATATAAAAAGTTAATAGATAATTTATTTAAACCAGGAACACATGAATTATCTTATAAATATAATTGGAAAACAAACCTATATAAATAATGAGCAATTTTAAAGAAATATTCGAATCACTAAACAAGATAAAAATATCTATAGTGATGCAAGTAAACCTAGAAAACTACGAAAATTCAAGAAAAGATCCTATTGGTAAATTTCACAGGGCAGTCGAAAGTTTTCAAAACCAAACATATAAAAACTGCGAACTTATTATAGTAGCAGATGGGTGTAATAAAACACATCAACTATTTAATAGATCACACAAGAACACACCAAATATAAAACTAATATATTTCGATAGAACAGACACTCCTCAAATGTACGAGGAAATAGAAGATAAAGGAAGATATTATAGAGGATTCGGTAGAAGACTAGGTGCAGCTGCAGCAACCGGCCACGTTGTAATGTATATGGATTCAGATGATTTTTTAATGCCAAACGCAACGATGACATCTCTTTTATATTTTAACGCAAACCCAGAAAAAGATTGGTGGATAAATACCTCATGGTTTGATCATGAGTCTGTTTCAACTGAGCTAGCTAATGGGAATGCTATATTAGATCCTTCAGAAACACCGGCAATTCAGATAGAAGGTTTACCAGAGGCATGGAAGCCAATTCAAGTAAAACCAGACAGACAGATAATGGCACCTTGGTTATTTATGCACAAATCTAATTTATCAACAAAATGGAGAGATATTATCTCTAAAGACACGTCAGAAGATGTAGACTTTTATACGAGATTGCAATCAGAATATCCTAATGGTATTGCGTATCAGGCACCTGTTTATGTAAGATGTCATCTAACTAATAAGTGGGACGTTTAACGATTCTTTAAACTATCCATAAATATAGAAGCACAGCTTTCTAAATACCCTTTCTTGGCATCAGTGTCGGAGAGGGTATACCATTTATAAGCCATAGATCCTTCAAACTGGTTAATAGTATTTTTAATAGATTCTATATTATTATTAATGTTAATAAATTGCTCATCGCTTAATTCCGGAATTTCAACATCCAGTTCCATAGCAACTTTCAACAACAATCCCCAATCGTATGTTTGGTTAGAAGTATTGAGATCTTCATAGCATTTTTTTAAAAATGTAGCTTCTCTTTCAGAGTAAGAATCATCTAATTTATCCGGATGGCATAATACTGCTATCTTTCTAAAAAGCTTTTTAAAGAGCTTGTCTTCAAATTTTACAACAAGTTCTTCATCAATTTTTTTAATAGGAGGTGCTCCTTCTGGTGGAGTGAGAGCTGTTAGTGCAACCTCATTATGATCGTGCATCGCGTCCCTAAACATACCTTCCGCATCACTAGAAATAGTTTTTACGTCATCTAATGTTTCTCTAAAATATATGTAATCTCTAACTATCTTCTTAGTAATACTATTCATTATACTATTTATCATAATTATATTACCATATTATGGCAGTATATAGACATTACGTCCTTTTAATCATGATATATAGAATTGATAAATTAGGTTAAACAGCCTCTTTTAAATTATAAAAAAATAAAAAAAATTAAAAATCTATGTCACAATTAAAAATTAAGCAAATCGAAGGCTTACAGACAAAGTTAGAGTCTATCGATTCTCAACTGGCATCAGGATCTTTAAAATCAAGTTACGAACAAGCTGCTCATGGTTTTGCAGCAGGGAATGTTATTGCATTCTTTAACGGTTCTTGGGTTTTAGCAGATTCTAAAACTGCCGACAAATTGGGAAGATTAGTAGTTGAAGAAGCTACTGATGATTCTAATTTTATTGCAGTACAAATTGGTAACATTGAAGTATCAACTTGGAATTTAACTCCAGGTACTTTTTACGTAGTTGATGAATCTGATTCAGGTTCTATCTCAGCGTTTGTGAATGCTTCTGATCCAGTGTATGCATACAGCAATCCAGTTTTACAAGCGATTTCAGCAACAAAAGCACAAGTATTACCATGGAGACCAAGTTTAGGTCCAACTCAGGTAGCACAAGGTACTGAATACACACAGGCTGATTTAGCACCTCTTGCATCTAACGGAGATGAATCAGCAACAGGTATTACATTAGACTATACTCCTTTCGCAGATTCAACTGTACAGGTTTATATTAACGGTGTAGCTGTTACTGAAACTTACGGAGAAAAAACAGGAGATGTATATTTCTCTAACAACGCAGGTATCACTGCCAAATCTGTTGCAGATTTAGAAGCTGGTGATGAACTGTTTTGGAATTCAAATTTCGCAGGATATGAAATCGGAGGAGGAGATCTTTTCGATATAGTATACGAGAAAAACTCATTAGACTAATAAAAACAAAAACAAAAATAAAGTAAATTAAACTATGGCATATTCAGCATATATTTCTACCGCAGGTCCCCAGGGAGATCAAGGATCCGGATATCAAGGAGCGCAAGGAGATCAAGGTCTTCAAGGAGATCAAGGTATTGATGGGGTTCAAGGCTTTCAAGGAGATCAAGGTCTTCAAGGAGATCAAGGTTTTAAAGGAGATACCGGTGAACAAGGTATTCAAGGTGTTCAAGGAGAACAGGGTTTCCAAGGAGACACTGGTATTCAAGGAGAAACTGGTCTTAAAGGAGATCAAGGAGAACAAGGTATTCAAGGTTTCCAAGGGGAACAAGGAGATCAAGGAGTAGATGGTCTTAAAGGAGATCAAGGAGTAGATGGTCTTAAAGGAGATCAAGGAGAACAGGGTATTCAAGGTATTCAAGGAGAACAGGGTTTCCAAGGAGACAATGGTATTCAAGGTATTCAAGGAGAAACTGGTCTTAAAGGAGATACAGGAGAACAGGGTATTCAAGGTATTCAAGGAGAACAAGGTTTCCAAGGAGACAATGGTATTCAAGGTATTCAAGGAGAAACTGGTCTTAAAGGAGATACAGGAGATCAGGGTTTCAAAGGAGACGATGGTATTCAAGGTATTCAAGGAGATCAAGGTTTCAAAGGAGACGATGGTATTCAAGGTATTCAAGGAGATCAAGGATTCAAAGGAGATACTGGAGAACAGGGTATTCAAGGAGAAACTGGTCTTAAAGGAGATACAGGAGAACAAGGTATTCAAGGAGATCAAGGATTCAAAGGAGATACTGGAGAACAGGGTATTCAAGGAGAAACTGGTCTTAAAGGAGATACAGGAGAACAAGGTATTCAAGGTTTCCAAGGGGAACAAGGAGTTATCGGAGTTCAAGGTACTAAAGGAGACGATGGTATTCAAGGTATTCAAGGAGAACAAGGTATTCAAGGAGAACAAGGTTTCCAAGGAGACAATGGTATTCAAGGAGAAACTGGTCTTAAAGGAGACGATGGTATTCAAGGTATTCAAGGAGAACAAGGTTTCCAAGGAGACAATGGTATTCAAGGTATTCAAGGAGAACAAGGTATTCAAGGAGAACAAGGTTTCCAAGGAGACAATGGTATTCAAGGTATTCAAGGAGAAACTGGTCTTAAAGGAGATACAGGAGAACAAGGAGTTATCGGAGTTCAAGGTACTGTAGGTACTAAAGGAGACGATGGTATTCAAGGTATTCAAGGAGAACAAGGTATTCAAGGAGATCAAGGTTTCAAAGGAGACGATGGTATTCAAGGTATTCAAGGAGATACTGGTTTAAAAGGAGATACTGGAGAACAAGGAGTTATCGGAGTTCAAGGTACTGTAGGTACTAAAGGAGATCAAGGATTCAAAGGAGACGATGGTATTCAAGGTATTCAAGGAGAACAAGGAGTTATCGGAGTTCAGGGTACTAAAGGAGACGATGGTATTCAAGGTATTCAAGGAGAACAAGGAGTTATCGGAGTTCAGGGTACTAAAGGAGACGATGGTATTCAAGGAGAACAAGGAGTTATAGGAGTTCAAGGTACTAAAGGAGACGATGGTATTCAAGGTATTCAAGGAGAAACTGGTCTTAAAGGAGATCAAGGATTCAAAGGAGATACAGGTCTTAAAGGAGATACAGGAGAACAAGGTATTCAAGGAGTTCAAGGTACTAAAGGAGACGATGGTATTCAAGGAGTTCAAGGTACTAAAGGAGACGATGGTATTCAAGGTTTAAAAGGAGATCAAGGTTTCAAAGGAGATACTGGAGAGCAAGGTATTCAAGGTTTCCAAGGGGAACAAGGAGTTATCGGAGTTCAAGGTACTAAAGGAGACGATGGTATTCAAGGTATTAAAGGAGACGATGGTATTCAAGGTATTCAAGGAGATACTGGTCTTAAAGGAGATACAGGAGAACAGGGTATTCAAGGAGAACAGGGTATTCAAGGAGATACAGGTTTAAAAGGAGACGATGGTATTCAAGGTATTCAAGGAGAACAAGGAGTTATCGGAGTTCAGGGTACTAAAGGAGACGATGGTATTCAAGGAGTTCAAGGTACTAAAGGAGACGATGGTATTCAAGGAGTTCAAGGTACTAAAGGAGACGATGGTATTCAAGGTATTAAAGGAGATCAAGGTTTCAAAGGAGATACTGGAGCTAAAGGAGATACTGGTTTAAAAGGAGATCAAGGATTCAAAGGAGACAATGGTATTCAAGGTTTAAAAGGAGATCAAGGTTTCAAAGGAGATACTGGTTTAAAAGGAGATCAAGGATTCAAAGGAGATACTGGAGAACAAGGAGTTATCGGAGTTCAAGGTACTAAAGGAGACGATGGTATTCAAGGTATTAAAGGAGATCAAGGTTTCAAAGGAGATACTGGAGCTAAAGGAGATCAAGGATTCAAAGGAGATACTGGAGAACAAGGAGTTATCGGAGTTCAGGGTACTAAAGGAGACGATGGTATTCAAGGTATTAAAGGAGACGATGGTATTCAAGGTATTAAAGGAGATCAAGGATTCAAAGGAGACGATGGTATTCAAGGTATTCAAGGTATTAAAGGAGATCAAGGTTTCAAAGGAGATACTGGAGCTAAAGGAGATCAAGGTTTCAAAGGAGACGATGGTATTCAAGGAGTTCAAGGTACTAAAGGAGATCAAGGAGAAACTGGTGCATTTGATGGAGATTCAATAACAATCGCCAATGATAAAGCTATTTATTTTAACGATGTTAATGGTAACCCAACAGCAAGAATTGAAAGAGACGCAAATGGAGACATTACATTCTCATTCGATTAATTGGAATAAATAAAACAGGAGTAACTAAAAAATAATAAAAACAAAGATATGGCATTTAATAAAATAGCGATAAAACTAGTACAATCTACCGGAGAATTCCAGGCTCAGATCGATGAAACTTCGAACAGAGCAGGTATCGACCAAGGTTCAGCTATCGTCTATACGCCGTCTTACCTAGAAGAGTTAAACACATTCCCTGCGGGGAATGTGTTAACTATTAGGAGTACTGATTCCGCAATTATAGCGGGTGGTACTTTTGATGGTGGTGGAAACTTTAAAGCTGATTCAACAATCGGTGGTAATCTAGTGATAAGACCTGGTAATTTTATTCCGGGTAATTTTCTTTCTTTAAAAGGAGCAAAAGGAAATACGGGTGATGAAGGTTTTCGTGGAGATAAAGGTTCTCTTGGAAATACTGGATTAGTAGGAGATACTGGTAGTGAAGGATCACGTGGTAGTAAAGGATTAGTAGGAGATATTGGTATTTCAGGTACTACTGGAGCTAAAGGTGAAAGAGGATTCCAAGGAACTCAAGGTATTGTTGGAAATCAAGGTGAAAGAGGATTCCAAGGAAATCAAGGAACTAAAGGTACTCAAGGTACTAAGGGTTTAACAGGTGCAGATGGTGCCAGAGGATTCCAAGGATCTGTCGGAAACAAAGGAGTTACTGGACCTATTGGAGTTCAGGGAAATCAAGGGGTTACCGGTTATAAAGGTGATCAAGGTTCTGATGGGGTAATCGGAGATCAAGGTTTTAAAGGTTCAACTGGAGCAACAGGTTATAAAGGACTTGATGGAAACAGAGGAGCACAAGGAGACGTTGGATTTACAGGACCTCAAGGAGCAAAAGGAAATAATGGTTCAAATGGAGCCAGAGGATTCCAAGGAGACAAAGGAATTAAAGGAACAACAGGTATTAACGGACCCGTAGGAGACAGAGGTTTTCAAGGAAATCAAGGAACTCAAGGAGACGCTGGTATTAATAAAGTAATAGGAACACAAGGATCTACTGGAGCAACTGGTTATCAAGGATCTACTGGAGCCGATGGTATCATTGGTGAAAGAGGTTTTAAAGGATCAAAAGGAGCTAAAGGTTTAAAAGGATCTACTGGAGCACAGGGTAATACTGGTTCAAGAGGTTTTCAAGGAAACCAAGGTGTTATTGGAAATGTTGGTCTTAAAGGAGATCAAGGTTTCAAAGGAAACCAAGGAGCTAAAGGTTTAAAAGGATCTACTGGAGCACAGGGTAATACTGGTTCAAGAGGATTCCAAGGAAATCAAGGTATTATTGGAAATGTTGGTCTTAAAGGAGATCAAGGTTTCAAAGGAAATCAAGGAGCTAAAGGTTTAACAGGACCTCTTGGAGCACAAGGAGCAAAAGGTTATACAGGACCTCAAGGAGCAATTGGAGATAAAGGATCAACAGGAGCAATTGGAGTTCAAGGAAACACTGGAGTAACAGGAGCACAGGGATCTGTTGGAGCAGTTGGACCACAAGGTTCAAAAGGAGTTCAAGGAGATGCTGGTGAAAGAGGACATCAAGGATCTAGTGGACCAAGAGGATTCCAAGGATCTAAAGGTACTACTGGTGCAAAAGGATATACTGGAGTAACAGGATCACAAGGTAATCAAGGAGCAACTGGAGACAGAGGAACACAAGGAGACACTGGATATATTGCCCCAAGTGCAACTAAAGGAGATAAAGGATTTATTGGAGTTCAAGGAAATACCGGAGCAACTGGTAATTTAGGACCAACTGGAAAGATTGGATTTCAAGGAAATACCGGAGCACAGGGAACTGCTGCACCAAGAGGATTCCAAGGATTCCAAGGAACAAACGGATTCCAAGGTCTTAAAGGATCTACTGCAGCAACTGGTGACAGAGGATTCCAAGGAATTAAAGGTAATCAAGGAGCAACCGGAGCTACTGGAAACAAAGGTTTTCAAGGAGTAATTGGAAGTACTGGAACTATTAGAGGACCTCAAGGAAATACTGGACCTCAAGGAGCCCAAGGAACAAAAGGTTTTCAAGGAGCAAAAGGAGTTCAGGGAATAACTGGACCAAAGGGTAATCAAGGAGCAACTGGAGCAAAAGGAACTAAAGGACCTCAAGGAGCAACTGGACCAAAAGGATATATCGGATATATCGGACCTAAAGGAGCAACTGGACCTACTGGAGATCTTGGACCACAAGGAATTAGAGGATTCCAAGGAGCAAAAGGAGATACAGGTTTTAAAGGATCTACTGGACCAAGAGGACCACAGGGAGCTACTGGTAATAAAGGACTAACTGGACCACAGGGAACTGCGGCTGCAAGAGGAACTCAAGGAGTACAGGGTTATACAGGACCAACTGGAGCACAAGGTTATGGTGGTGCACCAGGTCACAGAGGATTCCAAGGAGCAACAGGACCAAAAGGATATACTGGACCAATAGGACCACAGGGAGGAAGAGGACCACAAGGTTCAACCGGACTTAAAGGTTTTATTGGACTTGCAGGTACTGTAAGAGGAGCTCAAGGAAACCAAGGAGCACAAGGAGCTCAAGGATATACAGGACCTCAAGGAGTAAAGGGTACCACTGGATCAGTAGGAGCACGTGGAGTACAAGGTTATATAGGACCTAATGGTAGTACAGGACCAAGAGGAGTTCAAGGATATAAAGGAATATCAGGATCACAAGGATCTACAGGATTAAAAGGACCAAACGGAGCACAAGGACCTAAAGGATATACTGGAGCATCAGGATCACCTGCATCTCGAGGACCTCAAGGTTATCAAGGAGCCACAGGTGGTTCTGGTACCGGAGTAAGAGGACCACAAGGAATTCAAGGTATTTCTGCTGCAAATTCTGGATATAACGGAACTGTTTTAGCAGCAGGAGGAGCACGTACTATTGTAAACGGTGTAAATATCGGATAACAATATAAAACAAATAAAAATATAAAAATAATAACATGGCAAAATTTATCTTAGGTACTACGTTAGACAGTAATCTTGTATTACACAGTGGTAACCTTAATAGCACGAATTTTCCTCAGCTTATTGGACCAAACGGTGAATTGGGATCTCAAGGATCCCAAGGATCTGTTGGATCCGACGGTAGTGTCGGTCATCAAGGTGATACAGGTAATCAAGGTTTCGTTGGAACTGATGGTTATCAAGGTATTCAAGGTGATCAAGGATCTACTGGTAGTAAAGGTAATCAAGGATCAAATGGTCTTCAAGGTTTTACCGGTGCAACTGGAATTAGAGGAGAAAAAGGAATAACAGGTATATTAGGTCCTAATGGTTCTAATGGGTATCAAGGACAAGTCGGCGATCAAGGTTCTATTGGACTTCAAGGATTCCAAGGAGCTACTGGAGCACAGGGTGTAAAAGGAATTAACGGAGAAAGAGGTTTTCAAGGAAGTCAAGGTTCTCTCGGTATTAAAGGTACACAAGGTACACAAGGAGATACTGGAGAAAGAGGATTCCAAGGAGCTAAAGGAGCAACATCAGTTAAAGGAAATAAAGGATCGCAAGGTTCAACCGGTTTAAAAGGATTTACCGGAGTTAATGGAGCACAGGGATCTAAAGGATCTACTGGTTTTGAAGGATTACCTGGAACTAATGGAGTTAAAGGATCTCAGGGATCTAAAGGTTCAACAGGACAAAAAGGATTTAAAGGAGCAACTGCTTCGGATTCTTTACCAGGAGATCCTGGTGAAAGAGGATTTCAAGGTCTTTCAGGAGATAAAGGAAGTACTGGATCTCAAGGAACACAAGGATCTACTGGAGCAACAGGTTTTCAAGGAGTAACAGGAGCTAAAGGTTCTACAGGATATGTTGGTATTAAAGGAATTAACGGACTTAAAGGAGATACTGGGGCTAAAGGAAATCAAGGAACTAAGGGTAATACTGGAGCAACAGGTTTTCAAGGAGCAACAGGAGCTAAAGGTTCTACTGGATATGTTGGTATTAAAGGAATTAACGGCCTTAAAGGAGATACTGGAGCTAAAGGAAATCAAGGAACTAAAGGTAATACTGGAGCAACTGGTTATCAAGGATTAACTGGTGGATCTGGTGGAAGAGGACCACAAGGACCAACGGGACCAAAGGGATTCCAAGGAGTTACTGGAGCACAAGGTGCTAAAGGAGCTACAGGATTTACCGGTTTCAAAGGAGATACTGGTTATAGAGGAGTTGTTGGTTCAACAGGATTTGAAGGATTAAAAGGAAATCAAGGAGCACAGGGATCAACTGGACCTCAGGGTACTATAGGAAACACTGGAGAACTTGGTGAAAGAGGATTCCAAGGAGCAATAGGAGCTAAAGGAGCTACTGGTAATAAAGGTTCTCAAGGAGCAAAAGGAGCTCAGGGACCTCAGGGATCTCAAAGACCTAAAGGAGCACAAGGAGCACAAGGAGCAAAAGGAGCTACCGGTTATAAAGGATTAACAGGAGTACAAGGAGTACAAGGAGCAAAAGGAGCTACTGGTTTTAAAGGATTAACAGGAACAACATCTAATGTTGGTAACACAGGTCCTCAAGGACCAACGGGACCTCAAGGATTTACTAATGTAAAAGGAGCACAAGGAGCACAAGGAGTTAAAGGTTCAACAGGACCTACTGGATTTACAGGAGCACAGGGCGCAACCGGAGCAAAAGGTTATACTGGACTTGTTGGAGCTAAAGGAGTAACTGGAGGAACTGGAGCCGTTGGAAATCAAGGACCAACGGGACCAACTGGTTATCCTGGAGTTAATGGTTCACAAGGATCTACCGGAGCAACAGGTTATACTGGATTTATTGGTAAAACAGGAGTTAACGGATCACAAGGAAATCAAGGAGCACAGGGAGTAACTGGTTATACTGGATTTAAAGGAGCAACTGGATTAACAGGAGTACAGGGAAATACTGGAGCTAAAGGAAATCAAGGAGCACAGGGATCAACTGGATCACAGGGAGCAACTGGAGCAAAAGGTTATACTGGATTTATTGGTAAAAAAGGTATTACTGGAACTACTTCAGCAGTGGGAGACAGAGGACCACAAGGAGCCACTGGAGACAGAGGAATAACAGGATTCCAAGGTACACAAGGAGCACAAGGTAATACTGGACCAAGAGGATATCAAGGAGGAACTGGAGCAACCGGAGGTGGAGGTTATAAAGGACCAACGGGTCCACAAGGAGCACAAGGTTATAAAGGACCACAGGGAGCTAAAGGTTCAACAGGACCAACGGGGTCAAGAGGACCACAAGGTAGTAATGGACCAACAGGATATAAAGGATCAACCCCACCAACAGGACCAAGAGGATTTCAAGGATATACAGGAATACCAGGATCTCAAGGTTCAAGAGGATTTCAAGGACAGGCTGCATCTCCAGGATCTACAGGATATCAAGGTTTAGTAGGATCAACAGGACCAAGAGGAGCTCAAGGATCTTCTGGAGGATCTGGATCAACAGGAGCAAGAGGAGCAACTGGAAGTAATGGACCAACTAACTTTGGACCTCAGGGTAAAATCGGTTATGCTGGGTGGCCTGGATCTGGACCTACTGGTAATGGTTTTAATGGATTTTTTGTAGATGACAATGGTACACCATTTACTGTAACAAACGGATTCATAGTATAATCAATAAGTTAATTATATATAAAAAAAGAATAAAAATAACATGGCAAAATTAAATACAGGATCACTTGTAGGGGGAGAAACTCCCCTACATACTGGTAACTTTGATGCTAATAACTATCCTGAATTGAAAGGAGACCAGGGAGACCAAGGTATTGTTGGAGCTCAAGGTTTTCAAGGAGATCAAGGTTTTCAAGGTATTGAAGGTTCTCAAGGTTCTCAAGGAGATAGAGGTTTTCAAGGAGATAAAGGAGTTCAAGGATCTGCGGGTTTAGAACCTGTTGGAGATACTGGTTTCAGAGGTTTTCAAGGAGACAGTCCACAAGGACATCAAGGTTATGAAGGTAATATAGGTTTTCAAGGAGATCGAGGTTTTCAAGGAAATAAAGGTACTGCTGATCAAGGTTTTAGAGGATTCCAAGGAACAGTTGGAGATTCACCAGAAGGACCAGAAGGTTTTAGAGGAAATCAAGGAACAGTTGGAGATGCAGGTAAAATAACTAATGGTCTTAAAGGACTAAAAGGAGATCAAGGTTCAACCGGATCACAGGGTAATGTAATTACAGCTTACGTTGGTGATATTGGACCTGATGGACCAAGAGGGTTTCAGGGAGATCAATTAACAGGAGCAACTGGTTTCAGAGGTTTTCAAGGAGATCAAGGTACTACGGGGTTAAACCCTGGTGGAGCAACTGGTTTTGTTGGACATGTAGGATTTCAAGGTTCTGCAGGTACAAATCAAAAAGGACATAAAGGTTCACAGGGTGCAACTGGATTAAAAGGAGCACAGGGTTCAACTCAAACTGCACAAGTAGGACAAACTGGAGACAGAGGTTTTCAAGGAGACGTTGGAAATAGTCCAAAAGGTTTTCAAGGAGCTGAAGGTTATCCTGGTTTTAAAGGAGCACAAGGAGCAAATCCAGTTGGAGACAAAGGATTGAACGGAGACAGAGGTTTTCAAGGAGACGTTGGAAATAGTCCAAAAGGTTTTCAAGGAGCTGAAGGTTATCCTGGTTTTAAAGGAGCACAAGGAGCAAATCCAGTTGGAGACAAAGGATTAAACGGAGAAAGAGGTTTTCAAGGAAATACTGGAAGTACACCAGCTGCTCAAACAGGAGATCCTGGACCAAGAGGTTTTCAAGGAGCTATTGGTAATTCACCAACAGGACCAAGAGGGTTTCAAGGAGTACAGGGTATTAGAGGATCTCAAGGAAGTACTAATAGAGGATTCCAAGGAGATAAAGGAGTAAACGGACCAACAGGATATACAGGACCAAGTCCAAAGGGATATACTGGTCTTAAAGGATCTCAAGGAGCAATTGGTAATATCGGAGCAAGTCCAAAAGGACACATAGGACCAAACGGACCAACAGGATATACAGGACCAACAGGACCTGCATATAACGCACTTATCGGTGATGCTGGAAATACGGGACCAAGAGGTTTTCAAGGAGCTAGACCAACTTCGCCAACAGGACCAACAGGACCAAGAGGATTCCAAGGAATTAGAGGAGCAATGCCAAAGGGGTATACTGGATTTATTGGAAGTACTGGACCAAGAGGAGTTCAAGGATCTTCACCAACAGGAGCAACCGGTTTCAAAGGAATTAATGGAGAAAGAGGTTTCCAAGGAGCAAATCCAACAGGATTTAGAGGAGTTCAAGGAGCTCAAGGAGTTCAAGGATATAAAGGAGCTCAGCCAAAAGGATTTATTGGACTAACAGGACCAAGAGGATTCCAAGGAGATAAAGGAGCACAGCCCGGAGGATCAAGAGGACCACAAGGAGCACAGGGTACTCAAGGAGATAAAGGAGCACAACCAACCGGAAGCACTGGACCAAGAGGACCACAAGGAAATCAAGGCGCACGTCCAACATCACATAAAGGAGTTACAGGTTATAAAGGACTAACCGGTAACACCGGCCCAACTGGAGATTCTTTAACTGGACATAGAGGACCACAAGGAGCCCAAGGAACTCAGGGTTCTAAAGGAGCAATGCCTAAGGGATATCAAGGTAAAGTTGGTACTAAGGGACCTCAAGGTCTTAAAGGATCACAACCCGGAGGAGCAAAAGGATATACTGGACCTCAAGGAGCACAAGGTAATGGTGGAGCAAGTCCAAAAGGAGTTCAAGGATATACAGGACCTCAGGGATTAAGAGGAACCACCGGAACTACTATTACAGGTTGGACAGGAAATAAAGGACCTACTGGTTATAAAGGACCAACTGGAACAGTTCGAGGAGTTCAAGGAAACACTGGTAGCAGTCTAGGAGTTGGACTTAAAGGATCTCAGGGATATCAACAAGTAGGACCTCAAGGTTATAAAGGACTTACTGGAAATGGAGGACCAAGAGGATTCCAAGGAGCAAAAGGTAATACTGGAACAAAAGGAAATGGCGGAAATGGAGGACCAACAGGATCAAATGGACCACAAGGTTATAAAGGGCCTACAGGAGCAACTGGAGCAAATGGACCTCAGGGTGTACGAGGTTATGGAGGACATCCAGGAACTAACGGAACAATTAGTGCTATTAGTGAAACCATTTTCTTCGGTACGGGACACAATGTCACATTCGTTAATGGATTAGTTACAGCAACCGGAGGCGGTGGTGGAGGACTCAAAGGCGGTGGTACCATTACTCCGACATAATAATTTATAATAACATACTTATTATTAAAAAGGATCCCATTGGGATCCTTTTTTTTGTAATATATAAACAAATCAAACATTTAATGTATAATTATTAAAATTTAAAGTAATGCACGAAACTAATTTAAACAATGTAAAATTAAACATTGATTCTGTTAAAAAAGCCACCGATGGATATTGGTACGTAAGAGGATGGGTAGGTTCAATAACTAAAGATACTATAGTAACTGACGTTCTATTAGATGGAAAATCCTTGAATATTTCATGGGAAAAGAGATCAGATGTTTCTTCTTTTTATAAAGGAACAATTCCGGAAAATGTAGGATTTAATATAATGATGCTACACGAAGATATTACGAAAAAACTATGGATTAGTTTAAATGATGCAGCGCCAGTTGAACTTATTTCTTTAGCAAAATGGCCAGCTTCTTCATCTGGATTTAATAAAACAGATAAAGATGTTATTGTTGTTGATAATTTCTATGCAGATCCTGACTTAGTCAGAAAATATGCTATGAACAATTTAGAGTTTTTACCTTCTAAATATCACAAAGGACAAAGATCTCAATCTAGATATATTATAGATGGCACTAAGGAAAAACTTGAAGAAGTACTAGGTAGAAAGATAACAAACTGGAATGATGGTGGATATGCGAATGGAGTGTTTCAGTTCTGTACTGCAGATCAACCTATAGTATACCATGTAGATAGTCAAATGTATGCTGCAATGGTTTACTTAACCCCAGACGCACCTCCACAAACAGGAACTGCAATGTATCGAAGTAAAGTTACAGGAATTTCATCGTTTCCAGGTCAAGAATCTAGAATGGGAGATGAATATTTAAATACATTCAGAGGTACTAATAAAGAAATGAATTTCTACGATGGAACTCAATTTGAAAAGATTGATGATATTGGAAATGTATATAATAGACTAGTAATATTTAACTCATCACAATTACACGCAGCGACCGAATACTTTGGAGATGCAATTGATAATGCAAGATTTTTCCACATGTTCTTCTTTGACATTGAACAATAAAACCACATTAAATGAAAATTAACGTAATCACAAGATGTACTAGAACATCTAATTTATTAAAAATACAACCAACGGTATTCGACACTTCTAAAACAAGAGGAGTAGAAATACATTGGCATGTTATATTTGATACAAGGGCATTAAAGGATATTGATGCAAATATTTTATCTGAATTAGATCAAGCAAACACAACAATTCATTTTATTAAAGGACAGTTAGGCGGTATGATGTACCCTGAAACAACTGATTTAATAAAAAGCCTAAAACATTCTTGGTTTTATTTACTAGATGACGACAATATAATGCACCCTGAATTTTATCAAAGAGTTGAGGACTTTGCAACGCTACCTATAAATTATGAAAAGAAAATTATAATGGTTGGCCAGTCAGTAGATGGTAAAGATTTTACCGGATTAAAATATAGAGAAGCTACTCCAGAATCTACCGGTTTCAGAAAAACAGACATAGCTCAAATATTATTTAGATCAGAGCTTTTTGAAAAATATGGTTTCACGGCAGATTATGCAGCTGATGGTTTCTTTATCGAGGAAGTATATAAGAAACACCCAGATACATTTGTTTGGATTAATGAAATTCTTTCATATTACAATCAACTAGAAAAAGTATCAACACCTAAACTACCTAGAATTTTATACATAGGCCCTGGAGAACCAGTAATAAAAACCACTAAAGTGCTCGATTACGAGGATGACAACTTAGAGGTTAAATATACAAAGGATGATACTGATATTAGAAAAAAAATATCCAGTTTTAAACCAGATGCAATAGTAACTCGAGGAAAGAGTTCTTCTGATTTTAAATATCTATCAAAACTACCTCTTCAATTTAGGAGAAAATGGATCAATATTGATAATGACGAAGATTTTAAAAACATAGGAGACATTGCGTATAACGTTTCTGAAAATGCAATGTTAGATCCGACAAACATGGACGATCATAGCATGATATCTTTTACAACTCCAATATATAACACAGGTGAAAAGTTAATAAACACCTATAACTCAGTTGCTGCTCAAACTTATGATAATTGGGAATGGGTATTAATGAACGATTCAACTGACGGTGGTAAAACACTTAAGATTGCAGAGCAGATTGCAGCAAATGATCCTAGAGTTAAGCTATACGATTTTAGAGAAAAATCAGGTGGGATTATCGGAGAGGTCAAGTGGAGAGCAAATGCAATGGCTAGAGGATATATTATCGCAGAACTAGATCACGATGATTTACTCGCAGTAACATGTGCACAGGATTTACATAACGCCGCACAAAAACACCCAGAGTGTGGATTCTTTTATGGAGATACTGCTGAAGTAAATGAACAATGGCAAAATCAAAAATATGGCCCTGGTTTTGCATTAGGATATGGTAACTATCGAGAAGAAGAATATCAAGGTAGAATGTTAAGCCCTGCTAATCAGCAAAATATTAACCCAAAAACAATTAGACATATTGTTGGAGTTCCTAATCACATTAGAGCGTGGAGAAGATCTACATACTTTGCAATTGGAGGACACAATAGAAGTTTAACAGTTGTTGATGATTACGAATTAATTATTAGAACATTCTTAAACACTATTATGTGTAAGATACCTAAGTTAAGCTATATTCAATTTTTATATAGTAATCAAGGTCATAGAAATACACATGATCTATCTAGAGCAGATATACAAAGAAGAACACGCACTATCGCATCTAGATATAACGAACAAATTAAAGAAAGATTTGAAGAACTTGGACAACATGATTGGGCTTATGCAGAAAATCCAGATTGGCCTATTAACACAAAATCCAGATTCGGAAAAGAAGAAGGAGCAGTAAATATAACATATACAGATAATGAATAACTTTTTTAAACCACAAGAAAACGAGGCTCAACAGTACTATTGGTTTGATCAGGGGTTTACACCTCAAGAATTAAAGGTGATTGAAGATGGAGTTTCTAATATTCCATATAATAGAGCAGTAACAGCTTCTGGAGACAGTTCTGCAGATAGAAAATCAAATATCAAATGGATTCCACAATCTGAAGAATGGAAATGGCTATATCAAAAATTAATAAACATGTCAAGTGAAGCAAATAACCAACTGTGGAATTTTGATTTACATTCGGCTCCTGAATTAATACAGTATACTGAATATGAAGCTACTGAGTTTGGTAAATATGATTGGCACCAAGATGTTGGAGATCATGATATGTCTATTAGAAAAGTATCTATAACCGTTCAATTATCAGATAGTGAAGAATATGAAGGAGGAGACTTATGCTTTTGGCAAGGAGGAGAATCCTTAGATAAAAATAACTTAATAGCACCTAGAGGAAAAGGAAATGTTGTTTTATTTCCTAGCTACTTGGTACACTCTGTTAAACCAGTTACAAAAGGAACTAGAAAATCATTTGTTCTTTGGTTAGGTGGAGGTCACTATAAATAACAAATTATGGGATATCCAAATATGAATTGCATGCACATCACCCTATATGTTCACCATATGGAAGTAGATGCTTTATTTGATTTTATCAATGAAAGAACTGATAAATTACCAGAATACTGGATTAATCCTAAAGATCTTCCTGAAACTATATCTGGAGGATTTTTAGAGATAAATGTCAATTATGAAGTATATACTCGAATAAGAGGTACTAAGGAACACTCAACCTGGATGGAATTGTAAACTTTTTTGTCTTTTCATATATAATAAGTATATGGCAAAGAAAAAAACACAAAGAACTATTACAGTAAAATCTCCAAAGATTGGAGAGAAATACTACTTTAGTTTTGCAGGTTCTACATTATTTGGAATTCTAACTAAAGAATCTAAAAGTTTATCAAAACATTATAATGAAAAATGGTATACAATGGAATCAGATGGTACTAAATATCCTATAAGTATTAGAGAAATAGCATTAACCCGTAATGAATTAAGAAATGTATAGCGCTAGCGAATTAAAAAGCATGTTGTTTATTGATATAGAGACGACAGCTCAGCATAAAACCTTAAATGATTTAAAAAGTTCTAATAAAGGACTACATGATTTATGGCTTCAAAAGGCAGATCAAATTAAATCATATGAGAATCAAAAGTCAGATTTAAGCGACGAAGATTTCTATCAATCAAACGCATCTTTACATCCAGAGTTTGGAAAAATAGTTACAATATCAATTGGTCAAATTCAGTTCGATGAAATTGGAATGCCACAACACTCTAAAATAAAATCATATTATGGAGATGATGAGTATACCATACTCTCTGATTTTAATCAAACACTAGGCGCCGTATTTAATAAAAACGGAAATGTTCAATTAACAGGGCATAATATTAAAAAGTTTGATGCTCCGTGGATTATTAAAAGATGTTTAATAAATGGAATTACACCTACTGCTAAATTGCATCTTCAAAAACAAAAACCATGGGAAAACTGTCTATTAGATACTCTTGAGGTTTGGAAATTTGGAGGATATAATGGAGCATCACTAGGAATTTTATGTAATGTTCTTGGAATTCCAACACCTAAAGATGACATATCAGGATCTGACGTTAATAGAGTTTATTGGGAAGGTGGTTTAGAAAGAATAAAGGATTACTGTGAAAAGGATGTTTTAGCAACTATGAATGTTATGCTAAAAATGTCAAGCATGGAACTTATTTAAAAATAATTAAAAGTTTTTTCACCAGGATTTTTTTATATCAAATAAAAGGTTTATATTTACATATAACAAATAAAGAAACAATATGGACAATTTTGAATTTGAACAAGAATTTAACGAGGAATCTGAAAACAATGGAATATTGATCGAAGATCAAGAACACCTGGATAACCTCAAGGACCGCCTTGCACGTGCGAACTACGAAGCTATAGTTAAACATGGAATTGATACGGATAAAACTCGTGATCCCGATATGATCAGGCACATTATAGAAGAGACTATGTTTTACTTTGAAGAGATTGAAGAGTACGAAAAGTGCGCAGATCTTAAAGAACAGATTCAATTCTTTAAATAAGATATATAATACATGGAAGATAATATACATATCGCTAGAATTGCAACAGCTTTAGAGAAAATAGCTCAATTGATGCAGAACTCTGAAAAGAGAGAAATCAATATGAAAAAGAATGAGATTAAAGAATCTAATAAAAGTAATAAAGCTGCAAAGAATTCAAGACAAACAAGACAGATTCCACCTAAAGAATCCAAATAATGGATTACTATAAGATCCTGGGGCTCGAGCCCGCTGCTAGTCAGGAGGATATTAAGAAGGCATATAGAGGTCTTGTTAAAGTCCACCACCCTGATATTGGAGGATCTGAAGATAAATTTAAAAAGATTTCACAAGCATACGAAACATTGAGCGATTCCCAAAAGAAAAAGGAATATGATCTCAAAAATTCTTTTAGTTCAGGTGGATTCGACAATTTCTTTAATCAATTCGGTGGAGATTTCTCTAATATGTTTGATAACGCATTTAACCAAAATGCAAGAGGATCAGACGTTACAATTAGAATTAGACTAACTTTAGAAGAAGTTTACCACGGAACAACTAAAAGAATAGATACAACACACTCTGCATTTAATGTTAATATACCGAAAGGAATTCATGAAGGAGCTAAGCTTAAATTAAAAGGAAAGGGACTTCCACATCCTGCTAATTCTTCGGCGCCAAATGGTGATGTTATATTAATAATGAATATCATGCCAGATCCTGAGATGATAGTAACTAATGGAGATATTTGGATGGATTACAATCTACCCTTTTATGATATTTTATTAGGTGGCGAATTTGAAGTTACCACGAAAGTAAATAGCGTTAAGATAAAGGTACCTAAGAACTCATATGATGGTAAGATTTTAAGAATTATGGGCATGGGATTTCCGATATATAATAAAAATCAATATGGTAACTTAATGATTAAATTAAGAACATCTAATATTGAGTTAAGTGAAAAACAATTAGAACACATTCAGCAAATTAAAGAACTAAGCAATGCATGATTTAGGAGACACTCCCGAAAAAGATAATTCAAATAGAATTGAAATCCTTAGAGAAGATTCAAAGGAAACAATGATGAACATGATTTATAATGCAGTTGTTAATGGAGAAGAGAAAGCTCTTAAGAGCGAAACAGATCCTAAAGAAAAAGTAAATGCACTAACTAGTATATTAAACTTTTTTATAGGATTAGAAGAATATGAAAAATGTTCTAACATTAAAAAAATTATTGACAAGATAAAATGCTAATAATCAAGGTAGAAAAAGGAAACATAGAAAAGGCTTTAAAGTCATTTAAATATAAAGTAAATAGAACAGGCCAAACTAAGGCCCTTCGCGAAGGTAAAGATTATACCAAACCTTCAGCAGCAAAACGTGTTAAATTACAAAAAGCGAAATACGTCGAGCAAAAATTTAACAATCCAGAATAACATTTGATAATATAATATCATTATATTTTTTTTCATGGTATGGGTAGTATCTCTAGGTACTATCAAATATATACTACATGTTGAAAGACATAAAAACAAATACAATCAAATGAAAGATATTCTAGGAGAAGACAGAGACTCTTTAATGAGATCTTCTTACTACACCATTACAAGAAACTTCACAAAGACCGTGAACCGATTCGTTGTTTTCAAAGAAGGAAACGATATAATCGAGATACCTCATGGTATTGGCCAAAGAAGTGAGTTTATTAATATTTTAGTAGATTATTTTGAAGGACTAGAAGAGTATGAGAAGTGTGATAAATTAATGAAATTAAAAGAACTTGTTACAATGGCAGGGGATTAAACATAGCACCATAATATATGAAGAAGAATTCTGATAACAAAACCGGAAACGAAAACAACAGAATTAACAGACGTAAAGTCATCATTAAACCAGCAGATATAAAAGCGCAATTAAGACAATCTCAAAAAGCTTATTTACAAAACATATTAGAGAATGAAATTACATTTTGCTCTGGACCTGCTGGAACTTCAAAAACATTTACAGCATGTTACGCTGCATTAAAATTATTTGCAGATAACAAAATCAAAAACATTATTTTATGTAAGCCTATTCAAGAGGCTGGTGAGAAACTAGGGTTTCTTCCTGGAGATATCGGAGAAAAGATAGATCCATACATGCAATCATATATTTCTAACTTAATTAAAATAGTTGGACCAGTATTAACCGAACAATTGGTTCAATCTGAAATTATTCAATTTAGACCTTTAGCGTTTATGAGAGGAGATACTTATGATGACTCACTCATGATACTTGATGAGGCACAGAACGCCACGTTTAAACAACTTATGTTATTTGTTACCAGAATGGGAAAGACCTCTAAAGTGATCGTAACAGGTGATGTGAGTCAGTATGATATTTCAAAGAACTCAGCAGGTATTGAGCCGTTTACCGAACTAATGAAAGGTATCAAAGGAATAGGTCATCACCAATTTACACAAAAAGATATTGTAAGAGCTAAGATCTTAATTGATGTTGTTGAAAGATATGACAGATGGAAATTAGACAATGAATAAGTAAACTATTTGAGATATTTAGGTATAATACTTAAATACCAAATAGAAATGTCTAAACACATATTACTTAAAGGATTTCTCAACGAAGATAGAAATATCATAGAGGTTGGAATAGATGAAGCAGGTCGCGGAGCGCTGGCAGGGCCCGTCACTGTTGCAGCATGTATAATGCCACACGGATTTACTCACCCATTAATTAAAGACTCAAAACTTCTAAATGAAAAAGACAGGAAAACTGCACTTGACATTGTATTGAGTAATGCTATCGCGTTTCATGTTGAACACATTAATGTTGAGGACATTGAAAATACAAATATACTCAGAGCAACTATGCAAGGAATGTATAAGTGTCTATCTAATCTTGATGAACATGCTCATAAGTTTGATTTTATTTTAGTAGACGGTGATCAATTCCACGGGTATCATGGAATTCCATTTGAAACAATCATAGGTGGAGATAACAAATATACTTCAATTGCAGCTGCTTCAATTTTAGCTAAAACAGGCAGAGATTCTCTTATGAAAGAATTAAGCGAAAAAGAAGAGTTTATACAGTATGGTTGGAATTCAAATAAAGGATATGGAACCAAACAACATATAAATGCTATTAAAGAATCAGGACCTAATGAGCATCACAGACCTAGTTTCATCTCGCATTTGTTAACCACAACTGGAGAATTGTTTTGAGAGGCTTATTAGCAGGCGTTTTATTATTTGCGCTAGGACAATCTATGATATGGATTCAAACTAACGGGCAATTCGTATGGCCATGGTTTAAAAAGAATCCATTAACCATTTCGATAATTGGAGGTACTGTAATTAGTTACATGTTTATACTTGCAACTAGATTTATAGCAGAATATTATGATGGTCAAATATGGCCTGGTAGGTTTATTGGATTTACGTGTGGAATCATAACCTTTACCGCTCTAACATATTATTTATTAGGCGAGGGAATTACAACAAAAACGGCAATATGTTTATTATTAGCATGTTGCATTATAGGAATACAATTATTTTGGAAATAAGCTTGACTGCCAGTCGAGCAATCAGGGACTTCGGTCCCTTTTTTTGTCTTATTTGGAATCATTATAAATAGGACTTTTTGTGAAAATAAATTCATAAAAGTTTTTAGGTGTCAATAAAAAGTGTTATATTTACTATATAATAATAAAGATCAAACACCAAGAATTATGAAATTAATATTAATTAAAAGAACAAAATTACAGTATTTTATCGATGTGAACGGAATGGATGTATTAAGTACTAGTAGTATGGAAACAATTACCACAATAGATGGTGCTGAAATGATCAGCTTAGCAGAGGCTGAGAAATATATGTTTGAAAGCTACTTTAGCTCTATGTGGCGTGCTGTTGCAGGATTTTGTGAAACTATCACGTGGAACGAAGAAGAAGAATTTGAAGCTAATAGTTTATATTGTAGCTAAATAAACCACACATACAAATGATGAATACCCAACAAAGAATGGATAGAATTCTAGCCACCTCTAAAATAATATACCTAGAGGATATGACAATTCATGAGGTTGTTAAGGCTGAAATTATCGGTGACATCATATGTGTAGACACATGCACTGGCCTATTATTTCAAGATCTAGACGTGTTTACACTGGATGAAGCATGTGACGCTGAAAGATTTATAAACAAAATCAAAGAATTATTATATAACATATAAATAACAAACATGGGAAAAGCAAACTACGGATATTGCTGCATTAATTTAACACTACAAAAAGATCACGACATTAAAATCGGTCGATCAATGATCAAACGAACATTCACCGCTAAAGGTATTAAATACGCCGGAGAATTGGCTGAAGCAAACGTTCGAGATCTTATTGAGATTATAAAGTGGAATCACAAACAAGGTATTAATGTTTACCGTATGAGTAGTTCTATGTTTCCTTGGATGAGTGAGTATGAATTAACTGATTTACCTAATTGGCAAATAATATCTAATCTGCTCAAAGGTGCAGGTACTCTTGTTCAAAAATACGGCCAACGCGTAGGTTTTCACCCTGGTCAGTTTTGTGTTTTACCCAGCCCAACCCCTAAAGTTGTTACGTCAGCTATCAGAGAATTAGATCAGTCTGCACTTATATTAGACTCAATGGGATTACCACAAAACCATACATATTCTATGAACATTCACGTAGGTGGTTCATACGGTGACAAGGATGCTGCAAAGCAAAGGTTCGTTGATAACTTTAAACGTTTATCCCCTTCCGCACAGGCTCGATTAGTTTTAGAAAATGACGATAAGCCTGCTCAATACGGCGTAGAAGATCTTTATGAGATTTACGAAAAGACTAATATACCTATCACGTTCGATTATCACCACCACCGATGTTACGAAGATCCAATGTCTGAGGAAGATGCGTTAAAATTATGTGCAAAAACCTGGCCCAAAGGTATTCGCCAACTATGCCACTACTCTTCTTCAAAAAAGCTACACGAAGATGAATCTGTTATATTAAGAGCACATGCTGATTACATATACGAAAAAATAGAAACATACAATATGGATATTGATATCGAACTAGAAGTCAAAGCCAAAGAGCTAGCCCTAATCAAATACCGTAAAGAATATTTAAATGATTTAGTTTTATCTTGATATATAAAGTATAAACAAAGATTAAAAGGAAATGAAACACGTTAAATTATTTGAAGAATTTTCAGCAAATTCAGTATCGTGCAATAACTGCGATTGGTCTTGGAGATTAGATGAGGGTGGAAAAGAACCTTATATATGTCACGAATGCGGTTATGATAATACTCCAGTTCTAGGAGAATCTGTTAATGAAGCAGAAAAAGCTAAAGGAGATAGAGGACCACTTAAAGGTAAGGCTGTAGAAACCGGAATCAAGAACAAATCAAAAGAAAGTGGAGTACCTGTACCCTTATTGAGAATCATAATGAGACGTGGAATGGACGCTTGGAATGGTGGACACCATCCAGGTATGACGCAAGAAGGATGGGGATACGCTAGAATAAATGCATTCTTAGAAAAAGGAAAAGGAACTTGGGGAGGTGCTGACAAAGACGTTGCTAAAGAAGTTAGAGACGGAGGTCACGATAAAAAGCTACCATTTAAATCAAAAGAAGATTAACGTGAAATTTATAAAGTTATTCGAACAATTCATTACAGAGAAAAAACCAGCAGGAGCTCCCGATTTTAACAAGTCAGATGCACCTGAAGCTGAGGGTAGATTTAAAGACTTAGGTATTAAAGATTTAGCAGCATGGTTAATAAAGACTCGTAAAGGTGATGTTAAGAAGATCAGTGGTTCACTAACTCAACAAGTTGTATTTAATCGCAATGACGATCCAAAGTACGCTGAGAAAATGGAAAAAGTTCGTAAGGAAGTTTATAAACAATTAGATCGACAGGATCTAATCGATAACATGGAAAAATAGAAATATGAAATTTATAAAAACATTTGAAGCTTGGGAAAAGGTTTCACCAGAATTAAAGGCACATATTGAAGAAGATTTAAATTTAACTAATTCATTCTTTAGATTAGGTAGCGATGCTTATTCTAAACTATTTGAAGAGGTTAAAGAATACTGGGACAAAAACAACATTGTTCTAAAAGGACCTTCAGGCTGGATGGCTAAAAATCTAGATGTAGGTAAGCCTGCTCTTTATACTCCACGCGGAGGAAAGACAATTAAAGTTAAATTAGATTCACCAGAACGAGGTGGAGGTAAGAAGTTTATAGTATATAGAGACGGAGGTAGAAAAGACAAAGAAGGGAACGTATTAGCAAAAAAGGTAGAATGGGGAGATCCAAACCTTACAGTTAAAAACGATGATCCTGGAAAATCTGCTAGTTTTTGGGCTCGACACGGTTGTGATAAAGCCGCAAAGATGGATCCAATGAAAGCCGGATTCTGGGCATGTTATGGACCAACTCTTTTTGGAAAACAATTAGGTTTAAAATCAGATCAGCCATGGTAGATAAAGATTGTAAATGTAAATCTTGTAAATGCGGTAGTATGTCAATGGAGGAATTGATATCCAACATAGATGATCAAACCAAGCCCTTCGTTGAAGAGCAGTATGATGATTATATTATAAGAACATTCGATCCAAGTTATCCAGAACACTTATATAAATGGCACAGCGACCCTGAAGATAGGGTTATTGAAGTATTAGAAGATTCCGACTGGAGATTTCAATATGACAATGAATTACCAACTCCGCTGATAGTTGGTGTAGATATAAAAATACCAACTGGGGTTATTCATAGAATACTACCGGGAACAACGAATCTTAAAATTAAGATATATAAGGTATAAATAAAGAAGCTAGCATGAAAAGAGTCAAACTATTCGAGAGATTTCTATTTGAAAAATCTAATAAAGATTATCTAAAAAAAGTTAATTTTATATTGGCGGGAGAAAAGGTAAGAGGCCTTACCGGCACAGACAACAGTATATATGGCGAAGTAAATGAAATTTGTTTAAAAGAATTATACAATGCTTTTTATGCAAAGGGAGATTATGGAAAGGATTTAGAAGTCAACTCAAAGCTACCTCTTATTTATTATGGTGGAAATACAAAAGAAGGCTTAGATTTTTTAGAGAAGTATAATATGTCAGAGGACGTTATGTACAATGTACCAGAAGCTATGAAGATTGCTGGTAATAAAACTGACTTTTATAAAATGTTTCAAGATTCAGATTTTATACCAAAGGCTGTGTATAAAAAAGAAGATACAAAAGATTTAGAATTTCCTGTAATTGCAAAACCAGATGATGGACACTCCGGAATGGGTATTGAGATTTTCGATTCTTATGAAGACTTAGAAAAAAGTAAAGGAGAATTTCAAAACTATTCAGAAGCTAAAGATCTAGATACTGAATTTAGAATTTTATTAGTAAATGATACTGTAATATTAGTTCATGAAAGAGTATCAGCGACTGAGAATGAAATTAAAGATAAAAAATCAGATGAAAAAACTGAATTTACATACGTCGATCAAGATGTGAGTAAATTAGATTTTATGGATAAAATAACTGATATCTGCAAAACTGTTAGAGAAAAATTAAAGCTTGGGCTTTGGTCAATTGATTTAATGGTAGATAAATCTGGTGAATGTTGGGTTGCTGAGATCAATTCAGCTTCAGGAATGGCAGCAGATAAAATGGCTAGAGTTTATGTTGCGGTATACGAGGATTTTTATAAAGAACAACTAACACAGGAGTTCAAGACGTATTTAAATGAAGAGTATATTAGACCTATTTATAAAATAAACTTAGAAGAAAATGAAGATCAAATTAAAAGATCTAAGGGTCGAGTTAACTATCAGGACATTATTGATGGTAAAGAAACTATCATTTAATTCATAGATATATAGATTAATAATAAAAAACAATAAAATAAATTATATTATGGCTAAATTAAAATCGTTTGAGCAGTATGTTGCTGAAAAGCAAGCTACCGCCAATCAAGAAGAAATCAACAATCTAGAAGTTCAGGAAGCTTCTGTTATAATGGATGCAGTTGACCCAAAATCAAAAGGTCTTGTAAAATTACTTAAGAAAAACAAAGTTTCTATGGAAGTTATCGACCAAAACGGTCCTTCAGGATTTCCAGAAGTTGAACTAACAGGGAAAAAAGAAGATCTTGAAACAGTATTAGCAGATTCTCAATATGGATGGGACGATGCTGACTTAGCAGAGTACATCGAAGAATCAGAAGAGACATTTACAGTTAAAGTTAAAGCAATTGAAGAAGGTAATGCTTTTGGAGATGCAGTTAGAAAAGCTAAAGAAGCTGGTGAAACTGAATTTGAATTTGACGGTGAAACTTTTAAAGTTGAAGAATCTGAAGAGGTTGAAGAATCTAAAGAAGTTAAGGTTGAAGAAGAAGAAGTTGAAGAAGTTGAAGAAGGTAATGCTTTTGGAGACGCAGTTAGAAAAGCCAAAGAAGCTGGAGATAAAGAATTTGAATTTGACGGAAAAACTTATAAGGTTGAAGAATCTGAAGAAGTTAAAGTTGAAGAAGAGGAAGAATCTGAAGAAGAAGTAAACGAAAATCCTGCAGCTGCAATCGCAGTAGCATCGATGTTAAAAGAAGTTTATGAATCTTGTAAAAACGAAGCTAAAGTATGGGAAGAAGACGCACATGACTCTCACACTGTAGAATCTTACATGGCTGAAAACGCAGCGTTAGTTGCAACATTAGCAGCTGGATCTCTTAAAGAAATGAAAGAAGATTATTCAACTGAAGCATATGAAGCAGCTTGTAATTCAATGATCGAATCATATACTACTAAAATTAATGAAATGAAAGAATCTGAATTAGCTGACGACGCTACTCATGTAGAGTAATTCATTTTTTAAATATAAAACTAAAAGCCTGGAGAAATCCGGGCTTTTTTTGTAAACAATACCCGACTAATTGGTATAAATATTATAATATAATAATATGCCAAGAATACCAATAGAATTAGTATACATGCAAACCGCATATCAGTTTGCTCAACTTAGTTACGCAGAAAGACGTAAAGTAGGGTGTGTCATTGTAAAAGATCATCAAGTAATTTCATTCGGTTATAATGGTATGCCACATGGCTTTGATAATACATGTGAAGATGGTAATGTAACAAACCCCGCAGTTTTACACGCAGAATCAAATGCAATTATGAAAGTTGCAAAATCGACTATGAGTTGCGTTGGCGCTGAGCTATACACAACAACATGTCCATGTTTTGGATGTGCTAAATTGATTATACAAGCCGGGATTAAAATGGTATATTATACTGAAGAATACAGAGATATGAGCGGAGTTGATCTCTTAGAAACCGCAGGAATTGAAGTTAAACAAGTAAATACGTGGAATGGGATTCAATAAAAGATATCTACCAAAATTAGAAGATTTAAAAAGAAAAAGAATCGAGTTAGGTGACTCTTTCTTTTATAAAATATACATAACGAGCCCTGACGCAGTGATAGGCCCTAGTGAATCAATAAACTATATTGAAGAGTTCGCAGAGGATCATGCAGGTGCTTTAAAATAAACAAAATAGATTTTTTTAGTATAACTATTAAATAATTTAAAATGACAGAAGTGCAAGGTGATTTAAAACAGTATCAGTGGAAAAAAGGAGAAAACTTCGGGAGTATAGTTAATGTTGAATCTGAGGATGGTGAATTTGTAATTTTTACAAACGGACAGAGAATATTTAAGACCGTTCTATCAGAATTTCTAGAGCCGGTCATTAATGGAGAAATACCTTTTCCAGGAGCGAACCCTCTACTTTCATCAAAAAAAGAAAAAGCAAATATTACGACCCCGCCTATAGTATCAAAAGATCCGATTGAAGTAGAACCTTCAGTACTCGGAAAAATGATATTAAAGATGAGCAAGAAAAACGTGGTGAACGTTCCTATTCAAATCAATCTTAATATTCCAACACCACAACTCTATTCAATGTTAGGCGAGGGTATGGAAACAGAAGATCTTAATCAGGAAATTTCAGAAGTAGCTATGTCGCAAATAGAGATAAGCAAATTACAAGAATACATTAAGGCTAATGTTACTGATTTCTTATCAGAATACTATAGCTAATATAATTTAGATAAATAATATTTAACAACATAACACGAGAAACTAATGGCAACATCATCAAGAAGACAAAGAAGAGGAGAGTTTAAGAAAGCAGGTTTTTTAAAAGTAAAAAATATGTTTGGAAGATTCTCAGAGCAAGGAATTGCATGGCACAATAAAATGGCAGAAGACGGTCGATCAATGGAAACAGCTAATGAAAAAAGAAGATTAGATTCTATTGAAGAGCAGTTGATAGTAAGTCTAAATAAATTAAAAGAAACATGGTCTACTTCTGGATATAACGCAGAAGAAATCGTAAAACTAGAAGAAGCATGGACACTTACTGCTGTTAAAGATAGAGAAACTTACAGAGCCGACAAAAAACAGGCAAACTTATTAAGAAAAGAAGCTCAACAATCTTTAGCTAGTAGAAAAAATGCAGGAAATTAAAATAACGCTAGCAGATAATGGCGTAATAAAATCAGTTTACGACGACAATATAAACGGTGGAGGTGAAGAGTACGAATCAACTACAGTATATGAATTTGATTCTATTTTAAATAAAATAAAATTCATCGAAGAACTCTGTATTGATTTGGGATTAGAGTTTGGTAATTCAAATTCTAAAAGTCAAATACAAATCAACAGCGATTGGGGAAGTAATTACAAACCAACTGAAAAGGAAATCTCCTTTAAAATAAAGAATCTCAAGGCGAGTATATCGAACCTTGAACAAACTAATAATGGATAACATAAAGATAGAATGTGTTTGGTGTAAGTCGAAAAGAGATTTTAACAAGTTCGTAAGGGCTATTGAAGATCCGAATTTGACGGTCATCGACTTTTCTATTATTAAAAACAAGTTAATTAAAGCAGATCCATATAGTAACGAACCTAGTGATTCCGTGATAGGTTTAAATATTATGAATTCATTTAGAACTACGATAAATTCTGAAAAGAAAAAAACCACAACAATAGTATATACATTTAGAGATCTCGATCCTATTGTTATATCTAATTTTAAAAAGATGGTCGCTAGTTACACTGACATGAAAATAGAATTTATTCTTAATTCATTAAACATGGATAAAGTACCCAGCAAAAATATATTAAATCAATTCGACTTCGTTAAATTTGTAGACAATGATTAGGCATCGCTTATTTAATAAAGGTGAACACGTCCATGCTCTTATTTCAAACTCTAGATATTCAAATATTGTTTTCCCGGTTAGAGTATTAATATATGATGTAAAATTCGACGAAACAATGCCGAAGTATCATGTTAGAATAGTTAAGTTCTACGATGATATTAATTTTCTTAAAAGATATTTCTTTGGAATGAAATTTGAAAAGAATTTTAATGGAGGAACTACTGTCTTTGGATTTAATAGATCTAATATTAAAAATAAAAAAGAACTTCAAAAACATTTAGACGCTAATTCAGAAACCTATATGATTACTATAGATTCCGTGATGTGCACTAAAACATTTAACCAAGTACAGAAGCTTTATCTTAATATTCAAGATTTTTTAATTGAAAAAGAGATCAGGGAGCTATATGAAAAGTCCTCAAGGGTTTCTTATTCTAAGGGTAAATATTATTATGAATCTAAAGGAGTCTTCGAGGCACATCTTAAAAAGTTTCTAGGGGATCGCGCGCCTACAGATCCAGAATACTTCAACAAATTATTATTTCGACCAATGGGCCCAGAGTACGATAACTTAAAAGGGTAGTAGATTAATCTTAATATATATACTTACTACGTATAAAAACAATAGTAATAATATATATGAGCTTAGACATTAGTGGAGGTATAAATAACTCAAGTGACGCAATCACGCAAGTGAGCGAACTAGGGGTTAGTACACTCAAAGATAAACTTAACGACTTATTCGATATTGAAAACCCTGATGGGGTTAACGCTCAATTAAGAATTAAGAATAATGAAAACTCTTTAAAATCTTCTATTGAAGAAGATTCCAGTTTAAACATCGCAGCAAGTGTTAATGCAATTACACAAGAAACTAGAGCTACTAGAAATGTTGATGTTTTTTACAATCAAGACGTAGATTCGTATAAACATAAAGATGGAGAAGGTAACGCCAATATAACTTTAGGTAAAAGACCATATTCTCTTTTCAATAAATACTCATTAATTAATTTTAGAGGTACTCCGTTGTTCGGAGAAGGAGGTAAGGGTGATTCAAATAAAAGTAAGTTTTTTAACAAAATAGATCCAAGAACTTTAATTAACCCGACTGCATCTAGAATTATCGAAATGACAGATGCTGGTGGTAGTAACGGATATAAATATCAATATTCAGATTTTGCTATGGCGAAATACTTTGGTAGAATTCCAAACAACATGATGATAACTCTACGAAGATTTACAGGCCCTGCGCCTGATGATATCATTAGTCCTTTAGGATTAACAGGAGCAAACTCACAAGAGCCTGATATTGCAAGAGCAGTTACATGGTTAAGTGAAGCAACTGGAAATACTATGGCGGAAATCATGAAATTTTCGCATGGTTTTAATTGGAAAGAAGCAGAGGCAGAGGTTCAAACGGTACAGTCGCAGAATAATGCAAGTTCAGGTAAAGTTGGTGGTATAATTAACAATAATAAAGTACTTAAAGCTGCAAGTAACGCTGCATCAGGTAGAACACAGGCACAGCAGGAAAGATTAGATAATGGTGGTGCCGGTTATGATTCATTTAGTAATACATATCCAAATCACGTATTTGGTCCGCTTAATGTTATTAAGAAAACATTAGTTAGGGAACAGGGTTTAAAGTTTGATCAGGAATTTAAACTAAAATTTGAATACGAACTTAGAGATTTAGGAGGAGCAAATCCAAAAATATTAATGTTAGATCAATTGGCTAACATGCTAGCTTTAACATATAATAACGCACCTTTCTGGGGTGGAGACGTTAGATATATTGGAGATGGATCTGTTGCAAGGCCATTAGGTAATGTTGATTTATTAAAAAATGGAGATTACGGAGGGTTTATGAAATCTGTAGTTTCAGATTTTACAGGTAACAATACTGGATCTTCTATGGGTGATATAACGAAATCTATAAAAGATTTTGGAATGAAAGGGGTTGGTGATACTCTTAACAATTTACTGTCGGGTAGTATGATGAAGATGTTTAACTCTCCACAAGGTGGTCAAGCAGTTGCTGCTTTATTATCTGGTGATCCTACCGGACAGTGGCATGTTACAATCGGTAACCCACTAAACCCAATCGTGGTTATTGGTAATCTAGCATGTACAGATACTTCAATTAATTTTGAAGGACCTATGGGATTACAAGATTTTCCAGAGAGAATGGTTGTTGAAATCACATTAAAACCAGCAAGACCAAGAGATAAGGCAGAAATTGAAAGTATGTTTAACACAGGTAGGGGTAGATTCTATATACAACCTGCAGATGAAATAGATATTAACGCAACGGTTGATGTCAATGCGTATGGTAAAACTCAAAAATCACCAAAGGACAAAGAATTAAGAAAACATTCAAACGGATAATATGAACTTAAAATCTATAAATAATAAAAAAATAAAGGATGGTAAGTTAAGAATAACCGAACCAACTATATTGTTTCCTAAAAATGCTGAAATCAGGGCAGTCCATGAAGTTTCAGCAGATGAGACATGTCGAATTGATATGATATCAATCAAGTATTACGGGCTTGCAGATTACTCTGATCTTATTTTAAAATTTAATAATATATCTAATCCTTTTTCAATAAATGAAGGTGATGTTTTAAATATACCAGATAAAGACGCAATATTAAAGGCTTGGAAAACAATTAAAGGAATAGGAAGTCAAAAAGATAAATCAATAAGAGATCAGTTTGTTGACTCTAAGAGATTAACAGTTAAGGACGCTAAGAGAGCAGAGTATCTAAAGAAAAAAGCTGCTCAAAAACAAAATGGATCAAAACAAATAGTTCCTCCAAATATACTAAAAGACGGAGATAAGAATATCGATATTAACGGAGACACTATAATATTATAGAATGGCATTAGAAGGTAAAATTTTAACAAGGTTAGAACCAACAATAAAACTGGATGAACATAATTTTGACTCATTTGGAGAGCAAGAGGGCGACAATCCAGGTGACGCTAACGTAACTAGAGATCTTGGGGTTGAATTTCCACTAATAATTATTAACGGATATCAATTCAATCGAGCAGATATAAAAACTTTTGAAATTTCATTAGAAGAATTTGTTCCAACAATAGAACTTACAGTAGTTGATAATGACGCTAGATTTAATGTAGATTCCTTTCCAAGAGATGGTGATGTAATAACAGTAAGATTATCGGCTAGACCAAAAGACGATTATAAAGATATTAGAATAGATTTTGATATTACAAACGTAGAATCTCCTCCTGTTAGTGTAATATCTAGGGGGTCAGGTGGAGCTAAGTATTCATTTACTGGTGAGATGAAAATTCCAGGATTGAATGCGGAGCAGTGTAAATCGTATGGCAAAGGAACAACAATAGATCACTTAGAGAAAATAGCTACTGATTTAAAAATAGGATTAGCTTCTAACATTGACACAACAGACGATGAAATGAATTGTGTAACAACATACGAGCCTATTATAGATACTATTACAAATTTAGTAAAACACTCATACGTTAATGATGATTCTTTTCAAACATACTGTATCGATCCTTTTTATTATTTAACATATGTTGACTTAAATATAATGATAAATGCAGAGGATGATTTTGAAGATGCTGTTGCAGCGATGAACGACGATATGAACGATACCAAAGGAGCGGACGCCAGCAATACAACGAATGAGATGGCAAGCACTTTAATACTTAGCACAAAGTCAGAACTTGAAGGATCTAATCTACATATTGATAAGTATTCTCTTAAAAACAATGCAGGAACTATTGCAAAAAGAAATGGCTATAAAAGAGTATTGCAATACTTTGAAAACGACTCTGATGAAGGATTAGTAAACTTCGATATTGAACCACTAAGTTCAAATGAAATGAAGGACATTGCCGAGCCCATGAAAGGACGTAGGGATGAGGAGAGATACAAACAAGAAATAAAGTATAAATATGTAGGTAGAAGAAACAGTGACCCTGAGACTTCCAATACACACTTAAACTACAACTTTGCAGGAATACACAATCAACAAAACCTACAGGAACTAGATAAAATGACTCTTGAAATTGAGTTATCAACATGGAATCCTGCACTATACAGATATCAAAAAATACCGATTGTAATTTTTCACGAAACAGATTCACAGGTTTTAGTTGATTCACAGGTAAAAAGCACAAAAGAAGAACTTGGTTTTGAAGCACAGCCAGAATCAGATCCTGATTTACCAACCAACGGATCTGCACAAGCAGTAGATGAATTCTTAAGCGGATTTTATATTATAGGATCTATTAGATATACATACAAGGGAGGGGCTATCAGACAGCACTTAACTCTTTTAAGAAGAGAATGGCCAAGTAGATTAAATAATTTACAAGGTTAATAGCTACAAACTAATAAGAATATATACTATATGTCAGATTTCAAGAAAATATCAGATTTTAGAAAAGGTAAAAGAGCAAGTCAACCGTACCAAGATCCAACTTACATGTCGTTTCTTATGCTGTTTGATTTTGCAGATGCTGCCAATTCGCCTCTGTTAGCAGACCCTGCTGAGGATTATTTAAAGAGACTATCATCTGAAGGAGAAACGTCTGAATATTATAAAGAAAAATTAGAAGCACTTCAGAACTTTAAAAAAGCTTTAAAACTTATTAATAATGAAATGCCTTGGTTTTGGCAAAGTTTATCTGGTTTAGAAAAAATACAACAGTATGATCCGTTAAATCCTTATTTTGGAGGGGATGATGCTGTAATAACTATAGGAACTTTAGAGTCTATTAACCTGACAATATCTGGTTTAATGCACTTATATAGAAAAGCGGTTTTCGATGAAAGAAAATGGACATGGGTTTTACCAACCAATTTAAGAAAATTCAGAATGTATATCTATGTTACTGAAGTTAGGGCTATTAAAAACATGTCTAAACCTACTTTAAGTGGAGTTGATCTAGGAGGATTTCCGGATAATTTTAAACCGAAAATAGGTATAGATAATGCAAATGCTGGAATTTCAGGAACAAGTGGAAAACCTTATTTTATGTTTGCTCTTAAGTTTTGTGAATTTGATTTAAAATCCGGAACAACATTATTTGCAAATTTACAAAAAGCCACGCCAGAGGTAGCAACAGGAGAAATATCAATAAGCTATGAAGCATTATATGATATGGAAGCTAGGGTATTAAATGGTATTGTAGAATCTGTTTACAACACGGATGATTTATCACCAGCACCTGACTCAGAGAATAAAGAACTTAATAGCGTAGGAGATTGGCTAAAAGATCAAGCTGTTCAAAAAGCAACGGCGTTTGCTGATCGAGCGGTTGGAGATTTAAAAAACACAGCTATCGAAAAAGTTAATGAATTAAAACAACAGGCTAAGGATGCGACAGTAGGTCGAGTTAATGTGGCTGTTAATAATCTATATAAAGATTTTGTAAAAGGAGTTGATAACATAGCAAGTCCTGCTGCAAATGCAAATAATATACAAAGCGTTATTGCAGATAACGTACATGGTTTAGTAGACCAAGGACAGACTATTGGAGATGCGCTAAACTCAGCGGCTGCAAAATCTCTAGGTAATATACATGAATAATGGCAAGAGACAAGGAACTAGAAAAAGATAATATTAGGGAAACTCACTGGTTAGGTGAGGTGGTTGATAATGTAGATCCTTCTCTTTTAGGAAGATGTCGAGTTAAAGTTTATGGTAAGTTTGATTTATTAGAAAATGAATCAATTCCATGGGCAACCCCAATGAATAGAGATAATGCAGGAGCACATTCAATTCCAAGAGTTGGAGATATTGTTGCAGTGAGATTTGACAATGGTAACATATACCATCCTGAATACTGGTTTCAAATTAACCAAAATAAGGATCTTAAATCAGAAGTTTTAGAACAAGATCCTGATAATGCGCATGATGTTGTTAGTTTAGTATATGATGCCGAACGAAACATAAGAATATATTCATCAACTAAAGACGGTTTAGTAATCTCAAGAGGATCTGGGCCAAAGGAAAGACCGCTTATACAAATCGACGAAGAAGGTATTATTAAGATATCTACCGATCAAAAGCTATTTCTAGATTCTGGTGATATATTTTTAAGTAACACTGGTGAAGCAGTAGACGGTAGTGACGTGACGGAGGACATTAGTGAACCTGCAGTTCGAGGAGTTTCTTTAGAGAAATGGTTAAACAAATTACTAGATGATTACAATTACCACTTTCACCCAACAGGGGTTGGGCCCTCTGGTTTCCCAGCAGCACCGACACCGTCAACTGTTGCAGAACTTAAAAGTACTCACATAGATTATCAACAGACTGGTAAATAGGATATATAGTCTATAAAACGATACAATCATGCCGGCAAAATGGCCTTTATTTATTAATAACGTATCTGCAAAACTAATAGCAAGAAGTGCAGAGAGTATGGGATTACCTCAGGTACCTCCACATACTCCGGGCATTGGCGACTTTGCCTCGTTTCTAGCAGATGAATATGTTGCCGCAGTATCAACAGCACAAACCCCATTCGGAAATACACATAGTAATGCTGGCGTAAAGACTGTGTTGACGGAAGGCTTTGACAAGGCATTTAAAAAGCTTTTTGAAGATTATGAAACCTCTCTTGAGGATAGAAAAACTTTATCGCAGTATCAGTCTATTACTGAAATACTCCCAGAAGCCGATTTAACATTTGACGCACAGTGTGAGATAGAAAAATGGACCTCAGAGAACACAGACACTCTTCAGAAGTTCAATTACTATCCCCTATATGAATCAACATGCCCGGTTCCATATCCAGAGGAGGATCCAAATGACACCACGAATGACGGAGATATAGATTTTAGTGTAGTTACTAAAGCAAGTTCAGATATAAACGCACCATCTCATAATTACGTTGTTCGATTTATAATTAAAAAATTTAATCCAGAACAGTCTTTTAAAATAAGATATACAATAAACGAAATTGAACAGCCTTTGCTAACAGTAGGTTCAGTAGGTTCTGGCTCGACATCATCGGGCTCTGGTAGCGGTTCCGGAAGCGGAGCTGGCAATAATACTGCCTTTACCGTAATAAACATACCTGCAGTTCCTGGTAAATATACATATACATTTAAAGAAATACTAGATATGTCCGGTAAATCTTTAATTAAAATAATAAATAAGACTAAATCAATTACTATAAGCGATGGTGGAGTATTAGAGAAGCTAAGTGGTATTGATGAAAAGTTACAAGGATACGCTGCAGGATATCCAGAAAATATTACTAAGCCTGTTAGAAATACTATACCAGATCTTACAGAAGAAGAAAGAATAAATGTTCTAGTTAATAGAATTCTAAAAAGGAATGATAATTCAAAAGGATATAAGCTATGGGTAGAGCTTCTAAGGTATGGAACAGAGATACCGTATAACTACCGGGCTCTTTCTAGAAAGATATACGATAAAATAAAATTTTTAGAAAAAGAATGGAGAAGTGCCGAAAAAGAAGAAAGAAATAAAGTAATAAAAGATGGAGGTAATAAATATTCTTTAACAAGTAAACTTATCGTACCTCCCCTGTCTACTTCGGATTATCAGATTAATCAATATGTCTTTCAAGAAGAGCATAAGCAAAGGCCAGAAGAAATACCAGCAGAAATAAAACAAGGTTTAATTAAAGCCTTCACATACGTTCCGAGCATTGATGGAAAGATTTTAATGTACACTAACAACATAGGTCGAATATGGCGAAGACGTGAAAAGGATTCACTCTATAAAAAAGAGCAAGAAAGATGGTGGGAAACTCAAAGAAAGTGGGCCAACTACATGGAAGAGGTAAACTCACAGGATCAAGAGGAAGACGGCGAGGATCCGTATGAGATAATGGCAGGTGCTATTATTAAATACTGGCAATCAGCAGCAGTTCAGCCGTTTACAAGTGGGCCTCCAATACCACCATGTAATATAACTCCTCCATTACTTGGCGTGTTTGCACCAATATCATATGGTAGTAAGACATCACTTGCAAACGATTTAAGAAGAGCATGGAACAATGGTAAGTTTTTTGAAGTTCCTCCAGCAACTCCGGTTGCTGCCACTTTAGTTGCAACAGCATTTGCAGGAGCATGTGCAAAGCACTTATTAAAATTAAAGTTTTTATATTTAGGTGGAATAGCAACACCAGGTGGTCCAATCCCTATGGTAGGATTCATGCCGCTCTCATTTTAAAAAAAGTATATATAACCTATAAAATTATTTATTCACTATTATTAACAATTTAAATTAAAAAAAGAATGTCCACAGACGTTAAAACAAAAAGAGTACGACTAACTAAAGAAGAACCAGTCGCTCAAACAACAAAAAAAAATGACAAATTAGCATACTTAGAAAATGCTAATGTTCCAATCGAAGAATTCGATTGGGATGCTCACCAAGCGTCATGTCCTTCAAGATCTAGAAAGATAAACAAAGGACTTAAAAACACAGGTAAATACAGTGTATATTCTCATGAGCCGTATGCTCAGGATCTTTTAGATCTTTTTAACGGTCATGAAGAGGCTAGACCAGCTCAGATGAAGATTGGGGTTGGTGAAATCTACTCAGGTACTATTTTTAGTATAAACAAAGAGTGGGTTGCAGTCGACATCGGGTATCGTGAAAATGTATATGTTAACGTCTTAAAAGAAGAAGTTAGCGTTAGAGGATTATTTGTCCCAGACGCCGAGGTTAAGATTCAAGTTCTTCAAATGGGAGAAGGCCGAGGATTTGTATTAGGATCTATCAGTGCAGGTATTAAATCAGCAGTTGTTAAAGAAATAATGGAATCCATTAAAGACGGTGCAACCGGATATATGGGTACAGTTTCTCAAATGATACCAGGTGGAGGTTATATTGTAACAGTACAGGGGGTTGAATGTTTTATGCCAGGTTCTTTAGCTGGAATTAACAAATTAGCAGACTTTGAATCTATTGTAGGAAGCGATATGTATGTTGTTCCTGTAAGCTTCTCAGAAAAAAGAGGAACTATTGTAGTATCTCACAGAGAATACTTAAAAGCAATGATTCCTTCTAAAATTGAAGCACTAAAGGAAAATCTAACACAAGATCTTACTGGTAAAGTTACAGGTTCTGCGAAATACGGAGTATTTGTAGAGTTTGATGAATGTTTAACTGGAATGATTCACGTTAATGATCTAACTCCTGAATTATTAAAAGCACATAGAGCTAGGGAAATTAAACCCGGAGATGATATTGCATTTAAGATTAAAGAAGTTGTATCAAACGAAAAGATTATCCTAACACAATTAGATGCAAAACCAGTCGTTGACTTATGGGATGGTATTACTGATAGAATCAAAACACCAAGTGAAATTGTTGGAACAGTTCGAGCAGTAAAAGACTATGGTATCTTTGTAGACATTGAAAAAGGAGTTGCTGGGCTATTACATATTTCAGAAATCGAAGATGTTATAGATTTAGAAACTATCAAACCTGGAGATAATATTACAGTACAGGTTACTAGAATCGACGCAGACTCTAGAAAGATTTTCTTGAAAATCTAAGACTACTTTATTTTTATAAACTAAAGGCCCATTCATTTTATGTTTGGGCCTTTCTTATTTATAATCATTATAAATTACAAAATAAATGCACAAAAGTTTTTTTGTTTCAATAAAAAGTGTTATATTTAACTATAATTAAAAACTAACAGATATGTCAACAGAACTTAAATCACTTAAAGGTCAATTTCACAGTCAAAAGACAAATGAAATGGAAAACACTGAAATGTCACTAACAAGATTCAGTGGTGGTAAAGAAGGTATGAAAGTACAATTTACAATGAGAGATCAAGGAGATTTCTTTACACACATTACTCTTAATAAAAAAGAGATTAAAAAGTTAATCAAAGAACTTCAAGAAAACTTTGAACTTTAAAAAATTAAAACATGAAATTTAAAGAATTAAAATTTAAAAAATTAGGATGGGGAGGAATAAACGCAACCCATCACTTCGATAACGGATTAATATTGAGTGTTGCTGCTGGTAAAACAGCGTACTGTATGCCAAGAGAAGATTTAAATTCTGAAAAAGAACATTCTTCTTTTGAGATTGCAATATTACATGAAGATAATATACCTTTTTTTACTAAACTAGTAAAGCCGGGAATCGATGATGATGTTATTGGATGGGTAGGCAGAGACGATATTAATGAATTATTCCCATTGATAAATAATATAACAAAAAAGGAGATTTCTGATTTTATTGAAACCTCTAACATGCTTGAAAATGATTAGAAAGAAACTACATAAGCATCAAGAATTACCAATTGTTATAGATTTAACGGGGCCAGATGGCAATGCATTTGCATTACTTGCGTATGCTAAAAAGTTTTCACAAGACTTAGATAAACCATATGAACATCTACTTAAGCAAATGCAAAGTGGAGATTACGAGAATTTAATCAGGGTTTTTGATGATGCTTTTGGTGATTTTGTAATTTTAGAAAGATAGTTTCAATATTATCATAATATATCTTGAATATATAAACTAACTTAAGTTTAACATATATTCGAGGATGAACACATTTAATGATTCAGAAATACTAAAAAACGCATTGGTAGGGGTCGAGTTTGAATTTTATTCAAATCTCCCTATCGAAGAAACAGCGAAAAAGATTGGAATTCTTTTAAATAAGAAGATTCAAATAGAAGACAAAGCACATAGTGAATTTGAGCCGACCGCTGATCATTTTAAACTAGAACCAGATATGAGCGGTGGTGCAAAGCTAATGGAGCTCGTAACAGGTGCAATACCATATTACAGTGCTAGATTAATGATCATTAATGTATGTAAATGGATTGAAGAAAACGGATATACTACGGATAGATCATCAATTCACTTAAACATATCTTTTGATAAAAATAAAATTAAGGATAAGAATAGGGTTTCTAAAATGAATGTTCTTAAATTTATACTTGATTTTAAAGAAGATCAAGTATTTAAGTTCTTTCCAACCAGAAAGGATTCAGCTTATGCTAAATCTATAAAATTCGTATTACCTAAGACTGGTATGAGTTTCTTTAACGGAGAACACATACACTCACAAAACTTTATCTACCCTGATTCTAAATACTATGGAATCAATTTCGACAAAAGACATAAGAACTATTTAGAATTTAGATATGTTGGAGGAAAGGATTGGGAAAAGAAAACAACATCGATCTTATACATGTTAGATCAATTCCTATTACAACTTTGGAATTCGACTGAAGATAATCATTTCACACAACTTAATGCAATAGAGTTAAAGAGGATATTGGCTGAGAATAAAAGAATACTCGATGCCAGATCAAATTGGAGACATATTGAAAAAAACTGGAAAAACGTAGAGTTTACTGTTGATTTAAGAAAAGATCCACAAATTTTAGATTTACATTGGCAAAATATTAAAGAAAGAGTAATAAGACTTTTTACACATGGATCACTAATCAAAGGACATATTAATTATGACTCAGATACCGGTAAAATACAGGTAAATAAAGGTGAATTACAATATTGTGTTGAACTTGAAAGATATGATTTTATTGAATGCGATATTCGTGGCGAACTATTTTATTGTGATTTGTTTAAATGTACTGTAACAGGATCTGATATTTATGATTGTAATTTTTATGATAACTGTGAAATTATTTCTTCAAAGTTAAAAAGCTGCTATATTCACCAAAGTGTTAAAATAAAAGATGGTTATATATATGGTGATGGTATCTTAAAAGGTTCCATGGAAGACGGTATATTTAGAGAAGGAAGATACGATAAAAAATTAGCAAAGTTTAAAGGAACTGAAAAGATCCTATACAACGAAGTTTAAAAATAAATAATAAAAAATGAGTAATATTTTTGTAGGTCAAGAATCATGGCTAGATGATATACAACCAGGAGCAGATTGTTTTAATACATTTGTGTTGGAGCTTGCTGATGACATAACAGGATCGTGTATGATTCCAATGAATTTACCAAAAAAGGAAGTTCAAAACATAGTTAAAAGAGCTAAGAAATGGTTTTATAAAAACTATGAATACTCTGTCAAAGAAAGTTTTGTGGTTTTACCTCACGCTCTATTTGATTCTGATAAATTTAAAGCAACAAGATCTTTTACATTACCAGGAATGGACCCATCAACAGGTGGAAACGAAGTATACTCTGTGTATGGGTGTTCAGAAACAGGTTCAAGATGGGGAGGTTCAAGTGATATTGATTTTCAAAAAGGAGATTTCAGTATGGAAAGAATGATGATGCAAGGAACATATGGCGGTGCAAACACAGCAGCTGCTGCAGAAAACCTACAATCATATGTAATTAACGAAAGTTTTTATGATCTTGCTAGGCAAATCATAGATAACCCAATTAGTTTTAATTATAACCAATTAACACACGAACTTAAATTTACAGGAGAAACTCCTAAGAGAGATATTATATTAGAAATATATGAAACAATCCCAGAATGTGCTCTCTTTGGAGATGAAGCATTCTTTAGATATTGTGCCGCTAAGATTAAAGTTTCTTTAGGTCAAAAACTAGGAATATTCGGATTTACATTACCTGGAAATATCCAAGTAAATGCAGATCTTATACAGGGATTAGGAGAAGGAGAATTGGAAGCAATAATTGAAGAAATAAAAGGAGACGAAGGAACGGATTGGATGATGCATTCTTAAACGTATATATAATCATATGGAGTTTTACGTAAAAAATATAGGAGAACCTGGTTACAAGGCTGATGTAATGCAACAAGACAGCGAACTGTCGATGTTGTTAACTCAGATACAAACAATGCTTTTCACAAGAAAAGGAGAAGTATTGGGGCAACCTAATTTTGGAGCAAATTTAGAAGATTATGTTTATGAATTTAGATACAACGATTTTCAACTAAAAACAATTATTGATGATCAAATAGCAGAATATATTCCGCTTGCTTCTAAATATAGTGTTAGTGTTGGCATCGAAGTAGTCGATGGCGTATCAAACCACGTAGTCTTTTTAGACATTACAGTAGATTCTAGATTCCAATTAGGAGTCTATATATAAAATTATAAAAATAAACAATGGCTGAATTTAAATTTTTAAATGCAACTAGATTAAGAGCAAACGATATGATCACGGATACGAGGTCATATATGTCTCGTTTATATGGAAGGACTAGTGAACTATTCACGACTGCTTCTCCATTCTCACAGATCTTGGATGTATTATCTGAAATTACTAAACTAATTTTCTTCTATGTTGAAGACGCAACAGTTGAACAGAATATATTAACTGCTCAAAACCCTGAATCGATATACGGACTCGCAAGACTAGCCGGTCACGATGCATTCAGAGGAGCAAGCTCATACGGCGAAATTAAAATTAGGTTAAACACTTCAGCATCTACTGATATTGCAGGAGACGCTCTTAATATACCGCAAAATGCTATCATAAAATGTACAGCAAATGGTTTAGAGTATATTTTAAAAACAAACAACGATCAATTTAGAATTGAAAAAAGTAATGCTGCATATATTCGTATCCCAGTAGTACAAGGAAAGACTGAAACGCAGACCGTAACAGGAACAGGTGAAAAACTACAGTCTTATAATATAGTTACTAAGAAAATAACAGATCATCATTCGGTTAGGGTAAGTGTTAATAGCACACTATGGTCTAAATATGATTCTTTATATGATATGAAGGTTGGGACTCAAGGATATCTTGTTAAAACCGGAATTAATGGAGGATTAGATATTTATTTTGGAAATGGTTCTTTTGGTAAAATACCAGTAGCAGGATCTTCTATTGAAGTAGAATATTTAAACACAGACGGAACAAAGGGTAATTTATCAGGATCTAAAGATCTTACTTTTAAATTCGTAACTGAAGGATTTGATTCATTAGGAGAAACATATGATTTAAACGAATTGTTAGAGTCTTCTTTTACAGCTGCACCTAAAATGGGAGCAGATCCTGAATCGGTAGAATTAACTAAATTAATCGCGCCACTGCAATCGCATTCGTTCGTGTTGGCAAATCCAGAATCATTTGAACATTTCCTTTCAAGATATGGAATGTTTTCTTACTTAGATGCATATAACACGACAGATGATGGTTATATTGATGATGACAATGTAATATACTTATTTATGTTACCTGATACTGCTAAAAAATTAAGCAAAAATAAAGATTATTTCAGTTTAGCATTAGACGAGTTCTTTTTCTCAAGCGACGAAAAGAATGGATTCCTAGAGTTACTTGAAAACAGCGGACAACAAATGGTTACGACCGAAGTTAAGATCGTAGAACCTGATGTTCAATATTTTAGCATGGATGTTAAAGTTAGATATTTTGAAGGATATAACAAGCCTGCACTTTATTCTGAAATACGTTCTAGAATATCGGATTATTTAATCAATATAACAAGAAGAGATCGTTTACCAAAATCAGACATCATCGCCCTTTTAGAGAGTGTTGAGGGGATTGATTCAGTAAATGTAAGATTTATATCTAAAGTAGAGGAAGATGCAAGGAGATTAGGATATTACATCCTAAACAAAGTTACAGTTACTCCTTCTACCCCAATACTAGAAGATATTGGTAATGGAAAACAAAAATATGTTTTCTTTAAAAGAACAGTTACTGAAAGAAAAATAAGTTTTGAACCTAACGCTGCATTGCCAGAGGATGTAATTAATTTAGATTCTTTCGGTGATATATTATTAGCAAAAGAAGAAGTTGCCTTATTCAGAGGAGGTTGGTTAGATCGCGATGGTGTTGTAATACCTGATGATGCTAAACTTGGAGAACAAGCTGCGTTATCTATTTATTTCGATGAACCTGCGGTACCCCATACAATATTCTCTAAAATACAAGCTAAAAATAGAAGAGCACTATAATGGCATCATTAATACAGAATCTATTTAAGAGCAGGCAGAAGAGGAACTACACCATTCGAGAGAGTGTTATGGATAATCGTAAGAACAAGGGTAACGCATATGAAGATAACATGCTAAGGAAATCTATATCTCCTTATATTGTTAGAAATAATAGAATGAATGATTTTGTAGTTTTAATCCAGAAAGTATTAGCTGACCTTGTTGGTTCGGTAACATACTTAAAAGGATTTAAATCGTTTACAACTAAAAAAGATTATAAAAACTTTAGATAATGGCGCAGATTTATCAAAATTTAAGATTTTTCGATAGTGAATCTAATGACCTAAATTTAATTTATGACAATGAATTAAATATATGGAAAGGGGTTTCATATTTGCCATTAGTTTCAACTGGACTATATGAAACACTAACTCTACATGTTTTAGAAGAGGTTGTAGGATCTCTTGGTGAAAAATTACACGTGAATCCAATTGCAGAGTCCGTTGGTGCAGTCTCTTTTAAATTTAAATTTAAAGATGATTATAACACAAGTGAGGATGTATTTTTATATAGCGCTAAACAAGATGCTAGAGAATTATATATACAGATAGATAATTCACAGGTAGGTCAACTACTTCCAGCAACTACTTCAGTATCAACATCTAACGGTGTTAAAGTAGTTACAGATAATTTAAAAGCTACTCCAATCACTGCACAGGTTGCATTAAATTCTGACACTGAAGGTTTTCATATTAGGACTTTAAGCGTAACGGAATTGATTAATGGAGTTGAAACTAGAGAGATCGCACAAATTAAAGTATACGGTGAAGTTGAAGGAGAGGATGAAAGATTAAGAACTTTACTTTCTAACATGGGAATGAACTTAGATGACTTAGATTATTTTATATTTAAAGACTCTAACATACAAGAACAATCTCCTGATTTTATTATATTAAACCAAAAACGTAAAGAGTTGCTTTTACAAGCTTCTCAAATCAAACCATTTATTGGAACTTATAAAGCTCTATTAAATGCAATTGATTTCTTTGGATACGATAAAATCACACTAAAAGAATATTGGTTAAATGTTAACGAACAATCTGAAAACTTTGGAAAACTAAAAGCAGTTGCTGTTCCAAATCAAGATGTCGTTGGTTTTTTAGCTGACAAAAATAAAGGAGGAGAGTTACCAAACTCAAATCAAAAGAAAACTTCAAGGTTTAGTTTAGTGTATCGATTAAATACACCAACAGGTCTTCAGGATGAATGGGATATTCCAACAGTTAAAGAGACTATTGACTATTCTCCAGATGAGGTTTTAATTAAACTATACGGATTAAAAAAGAAATTACAAAAAGATTACTTACCACTACAAGCTAAGATAGTAGATATAACAGGTGAAGGTGATTACTTTTCTCAATTTAATCAAAACGTATGGAATAATCAGCAATCTATAAAAACACAAACAGCTGGAATAGAATTTAACCCAGTTGTAAAGCCAGAAGGAAGAAACATATTTATTGAAGATTTACGTAAAGTCGATTATAGACTTACAGGATTTGGTCAAGATTTTAATACAATTCCTTCTGCAGATAAATTAAATATATCAGAATCTATTACAGATTTTTATACAGAATATTATAACAGTAATTTAGATACATTCAACACGGTTGATGGAATTCCAATCGGAGCTCCAATAACCCTACAAATTGACGGAATATCAGATCAATGGGATGCTGCTGAATTTTCATTCATGGATGCTACTGACACAGGAGACCATTTATTAACTTGGAACAACTGGTGGCATCGCGGAGTTTATGAAATTGAATGGGTACTAAGAGGACCAAAGAATTATCTAAGATCTTTCAGAGGACCTATTGAAGAATATATTAATTTACCGATGACATTACCGTATGTTGGATCGTATACGGTTGAAGCTAACCTATATGATTTATATAACGTAAAGAGTACTAAAATATTAAAAGACGCGGTTGAAGTTAAAAACAAGAACGTTGAAGTTTATGGATTAACTCAGTTAGCAACAAAGAAATTAGATTGGAAAGGATATAAACATTCATGGGATTCAGCTGGTTCTAGTTGGGGTTGGTCAAGAGAGAATATGCTACCCGTACAGGATGTAATAGGAACTTATTATTTATCGATGGATCGAGCTAATTATATTTACGATGAAGATGAATATGGTATACCAGCGTCGACTGTTAGAAGATTTTTAGATTCTAGTAGTTCAAGTGGATTTAATGAAACGGCAGGTCCATACCAATGGGCTTCTCTTAAGAAACATGTATGGGCAGACGGTCCTAATGTAACTTGGGATATGACAAGAGTAGGATCAGATATTAATTCATCATTTCAAATATGGGCATTACCTGGTAATCAATGGATTAATATTACACAAGAAGATTCAGTAACTGGTGCAATATTAAGGGATAGTTATGAAATAGTAAATATAATTCCACCGACATCATACGCGACATCTCAATGGCAGTTAATTGTAGATGAACTTAGTAGTTTAGATTCTAACGAACATCCAATACTTTCTAAATTCAATTATAATCCAATATTAAAAGATAACTTACCCTTCGATGTCGATGGAGATTCAACACCTTTCCCGAATACTGAAGATCAATTATTATACATACTAGCAGTTGGTAAAGAACCTACAAGAACATACGATTTTAAATCTGTTTGGATGAGTAACATAGAAGAAAATGAAGAACCATTAGATCCATTAGATATTGTAGGAATTAAAGGACAAATAAACTTTATAAGTTATAACCCTAGTTTTGACGATACCTATATTATAAATAGTATGGCAGAATTAAATCTTTTAAATCATTTGACATTTTCTTACGATTTAACTAATATGCCTGGGGTAATTAGTCAACAATGGAAATTAACTAACAATACATTAAATATCGAAGATATATATTATAGTAATCCAATATTAACTCACCTATTTAGCGATAAGGGATATTATACAATATCATTAGATCTATTGGATTCTAACGGGAACAAAAATACAGTAAATAAAAATATATTAAAAATAATCTAAAATGGCAAGTATCACAACAATCAACGGAACAGACAGTCTATCTTCGTCGAGAATCGTATTAAACGACAATTTTCAACAGATGAACGATGAGCTAATTAGCATCGGTAATTTACTTGATGTAAACACACAAACACTAACTCTTACAGGAGCGGTAGCGGCATCATCGTTAAATATCTCTAATGTATTATCAGCGGATTCAACATTAGTTACGGTATTAAAGCCAATGACAGTAAATGGAGCGTTAACTTTAGAAGATGGTTTAATTTATTCTGTGTCTACAGGATCAGTAACGGTTATGCCTTCAATATACACTAAATCAACTTACGTATTAGACGGATCTGCTACAGGTTTATCAAACGTAAATGTTGTTGCATTAGGAGTAGAAGGACAATGTGTAACTTTTATCGCAGACGGAGACTTTGATATCGATGCAACTAATGTTGCAGGAGTTTCAGCTAACTTTACAGTTCAAAATAACGGAACGTTAACATTAAGACAAGTTAATTCTTTATGGTATGTTATTTCACATGCTAACACTGATTTAGTTTTTGTTAATTAAAAAAATAAAATAAGTAAATGGCTACACCATTAATTAGAATTCCTCAAGAACAGGGAGGTACCATGTATGCTTTCTCTAGCGCCGCTAGAGATTTAACGCGTGCATATTATAATCCAGATATTGTTTTTGAGTATTCAAAATTCGCGTTATTAGATTTACCAGTTGTTGACGAGCCTTCTGGTGGAGCAACAAACAATTACATACAATTTAATAATTTATTCGAAGGTGGCCCAGTGGCCCCTGTTAACGGAGTACCTGGTATTGCACCAAATTACGACGGAGACAGCCCGGACGATAATGCAAACCGTCATTTTGCCAACACGTTCCAAAACTACGCCCTTAACTTAGAAAACTTTATACTAACAGACGACGATTTTGATAATTCAATATATTCTTCTGATGCTGAAAAGATCTTTTTTAAGTGGTTAAACGAAATTGGAGCATTTAGAACAAGACCAGCTAATTCACAGGAAGCTGCGTCAGGATATAATAGAGTAGTAGAAGAGGATGATTCAATACAAAGTGGATCAGAATATAGTCAAGTAGTTAGATACTTAGGAAACGTAGATGTTACTAATGACAAAAATTATAATGGTGATACTTATAATGAAGTCTTTATTAATGTGCCAACTTCGGCTGGATATACTCCAACTGTTTTATTTAAAAACTCAAGCTATAACACGACTGCTACGTCATATGAACCAGGTTCTTTTATTAACGGAAGAGACGGACAAGCACATCCAGATGCTAACATAGACTTAGGGTCTTTAGCAGATTCAAATAACGGTACGATAGATATTGATCCAAATTCAACCTATAATTACGGTATTGAATGGAGCCCAATAACATATGCTGCTATTGAAGGTGATGCAAAGCTTAACACAGTTCAAGATTATTCAAAAAGAGGTGGAGACTTTAGATTTAATGCGATCTTAGTATACTATGATGTATATTCTAAATCTAACCCTGGTAACAGAACAACAAACCTATACGGAGTTATATTATTAGATAACTTTAAAAATGATCCGAATAGTACTGGATGGTACTTACCGGAATTAAGTAAATACAAACCAAACGAAGTAACAGGTTTAAATGGTAATGCATTTGCACTAAAATTAAATGTTAAATTTAATTCTTCTTTAGATAATGTAGGTATTGAAACAAACATCAATGACTTTACTACATTCTCAATGGATTTATTCTTTGATACTACAAGTTCTTTAGAGAACGCTGCTAAAATATTAGCAGAAGCAAGTCATAGATTTAATATCATGTCTGACAGGCTTGATGAATTAGAAAACTTAATGATGACTTCGGTTGATCAAAGTTCTATTTCAGCTAAAGTTATAGCATTAGAGCAATCTATAGAAGACGCTTCACTTAACTTTAAAAACGCTGGTTCTATTTTAGATATTATATCTAAGACGAACGATAGATTAAATCAAGTTATTAACGGGAAGATACCAACATCTATTCAATATAACACAGATGTCATATCTGCAGGAAACGGAATCTTAATAGATAAGAGTAATCCTCAGAAAATAAAGATACAAAACGTAAACAACGGATATAGTCTTAATCAAGCGCATATCTATGATTTAGTAAGCGAAGGAGTTGAGGTTAAAATAGACAAAGATCTTGCATGGAATCCACAAGAAGCGGATATCACAGGTATTTGGACAAGAATAAAAAGATATGATAATTTAATTAGAGTATATACCGAAGACGAGGACTTTGTAAGAGATTTAGATATATACTTAGATGATAGTGTTATTCCAGTTAAAGTAGGACAAGTTATTAAATTAACTTTTAAAACTTCAATTGATCACATGGATAACAATAAAATTAATATATTCGTAGGTAAAAAAGGTAACTGGAAATTAACAAATACGATCAACGAAACAGATCTATTAAGCAATAAGCCATATATCGAATTAGTTTGCGTTGACGAAATAAACAAGACATTCGAACTTGAAATTATAAGATAACTATGAGTGCACAAAATTCAATATCGCAATTACTTGAACAGTTTCTAGAATTAAACACTAATTCTCTAGAAACTTTCAATCGTATTAATGAGGCGATCTCAACAGATAAAGAAACAGTTACTGTAGATTTATGGGACCCTTCTGGTGAAGGAGTTAAATCTGTACAGATTCCTGCCTTTGGATATTTAAAAAGAGAGATTGAAAGACTAAATAAAAATTTAGAATCTATTTCTGGTGTTGAAGGTAGCGGAGCAAATGTAAGATTAAAAGATGGAGCTTATAGAAAAATATACACTTCTAAACTTAAAGGCCCTTCTAAACCAATCACATCACTTGCAGCACCTACTCAATTTAACACAAAGTTAAATGAATTCTTTGAGGACTTTTTAAATCCTTTATTAACTATTAGATTAGACGTTAGTGGTCAAATTCCAGTAGAAACGGAAAGAGTTTATATTGAAAGATTTATTTTTGATTTAAAAGACGGAGCAACTTCAGATTCATTTGATGAAATATATAAAGGAGAAAGCGAGATTGTATATAAAGAACTACAAGACAGAATTGCCGAAGACGGTTTAAAATATTATTTAGATTCTGAGGTAATTGAAATGCCAATCAGAACAGTACAATACTTCGGAGACTATGATGTCACTAAGATATCTAACGAACAGAAGTCAAAGATTGTTGATGGAGTTACTCAAACTAAAACAGTTAAGTTATTTACGCTTGATAAGTTAAGTTACTCAGATGCTTCTAAAACGCTTCAAGAGACTGAAGTTTTAAAAGTTTCAGATTCATTAGTGATTAATTCAGGAGAGTTAAGAACAAGATATATTGTTAGATCAATTGATAGTTCTACATCACAGGTTGAATTAGAGTTAATTGAAGGATTTGAATCTATTAAAGTAGGATCAAACGTGTTATCAATATATAGAGACATTGACGTAGATTTAGATGTAGAGATTAAAATAGGATTTGATGAAAAGCAAATAGTATTTATTAAACCAATTGATCCTATCTCAAACATACCTTCAAATGAATATTCGCCAGGTATTGGTTTTTATTCAAATGAATTACAAATATCAACAGAGGACGGAACTATCAAGAACTTAGCATCTTATTATAAGGATGAAGTATCTGACTTTGGACAGTTTATTAAGGCTCTTAGTGTGGATTACATTCCACCAGCATCAGTTGGTATAAAACCAAACATGCCAATATTAGCATCAGGCGATTTAAAAGTTATCCAAATAAATAAACACTTAACTGATAACACGACTACTAAAAAGATTAAACAACTTAAATCAGATAAATTAGCAGCTGAACAAAGTTTAAAGAATATTAATGAGGCTATTAAAGTTAAAAAATCTTTATTAAACACTAAGAAATTTAAATCTAAGGTTGAAAGAGACAAGCAACTTAATGAGTTCAGAGCACTTGTAAACGAAAAGACATCTGAGGTTAAATTATTTGGATCAATTGTTGCTGAGATAAAAGCAGCAGCAGATTCAATAGATGTTTCAACAGCCTCTCCGAAATTTAGGGTTAGAGGATTCTGGCCTATACCTTCACCTAAAACAGTTGGTGAAGAACTTTCTCAAGAAGTTGTACAATTTAAAACTAGATATAGATACGTATCTACTTCTGGCAAAACATCAACAATTGATCAGATTGAATTTAATGATACTACTAACAGCACTAAAAAGACTGCAGCCTTTTCAAACTGGATTGAAGTTCAAGGTCCTGTTAGAAAGAGAGAATTAAACGATGCTGGGATATACAAATGGGTAGTGGAAAGCGAAGAAGACGCACAGGCTGTTAATTTTAATTCAATTGATTTACCTATTAGATCTGGTGAAGTTATTGAAATTATGGTTAAATCTGTATCAGAAGCAGGATATCCATCTAACCCAGTAACAAGTGATTGGTCTGACATAGTTAAGGTAGAATTTCCAGAAGGAGAACTTTCAACAGACTCACTAGCTGGTTTAATTTCACAAAACGAATTAGATAACTTAAAAGTTTCTTTAAAAGAAGATTTAGAATCTGTTGGAGTATACGATCACGTTGGCGATTCATTCACTGTAAACGAAAAGTATTTTGCACACAATGCATCGTCATTAGCTTCTGGTTTCTTAACTGGAGAGCAAAATCCTATTTCAGTATATGATAAACTTTTAGAACTTCAAAACGAAGTAGAATCTTTAAGAGCTCAAATTGATGGAACTCTTGGGGAGTTACTAGTGCAGATAATCGACGAAGACGGTAATGTAACACCAGTAACTAATAACAGTAAAGTTAAATTATTTGCAGGATATTATATTGATGAAGTACCATCGACAAACTCTAAAGGGTTTATCGTTACTAAAAACTTTAAAATAAATCTTTCTAATACGAAGGCTACTAATCTAGAATTAATCGCAAGAATATTAGGAGACGTTGAACAACCTGCATATTCCTCAACTCCAAGTACATTGTGGGGATTACAATCTGGTGCAATAGATCCTGTTGTAAGTTCTAATACATATTACACAACAGAAGGAAAATACGATTTAGCACCTGTAGTTTATCAAAACTTAGATGCAACAGAATCAACAGAGTCATATTTTAACGATAGCCCAGTACAATCTGCACAATTAAGAGGTCAATTTTTATATTCAAGGTTTATGAATATTGCTAATGATACTAGTTTGTATTTAACAAGTACTGATGGATCTGGCGGAGATATTGATGTATCTGATAATTCAGGATATGACACATTCGAGTATGGTATAAACACAGCATATCAAATATCAGGAGTTAACACTAATAATACAGATAAATCTAAATCTTTTGCAGCTGCTGAATTTACAGCATGGTCAGATAGCCAAAGTACTAACGATTATATATGGAACGGGGAATACGACAGTGCTAATGGTACATTAGGTAGTGTATCGGTTTCTACAGTAACTGCAGCTCTATATGATAACGCAATATTCCTACACAAAGATCATCCATTAACGAAAAATGTAAGCGTATTAGGTATTGCTAGTAATGGATTGGTTGGAATGCCTAAAACCGCACCTAGAAGAGCTAGTGATTTATATGGTAAAAAACAAACTCCATTTAGATTAACAAATACTATAGTGGAAGTAATAGCAGGGAGTGGTGGAACAGACAGTGGTGCAGGAAGTGGCGTAGTGCTAGGAACTAGAACTGCTGGTAAAAATTCATTCGAACCAAATGATCAATATCTATTAGGAGGACATTCATGTGGATCATTTTTATATGTATCTCCACTAGGAAAAGATTCTTTAGTTGTTGATGCTAACAATAAAAGAGGAAAGAAGATAATCGAAGGAAGTAGCTCTAACGCACTAAACATCGATATGGTATTTCAATATAGAATGACAGATTATAGTGGAACAGGGGATACTGGTAGAGGTAGAGTTGGAGGAATTATTAGTAATTCTCTACAAAACTTAACATACTCTAAAATAATAGGTATAGATATAATAGATTCAAACAATACTGACTTTCAGTTTGATATTGAAGTGTATTCTAAGTATAGAGCAACTGGAAAGAATATAAATTCTATAACTTCTTCAATGTTAACTAACTATGCAACTAGCGGCAAGTACACACCATTCAGAGGAAGAAGCGTTGATTTTTCATTACCTAACATCAGAGAAGAGTTTTAGATATACCCGATCAGGTCCCTCTTAAAATTATGATATATAATTTAACTAAAAAGAGGCATCAGGAATGGCTATAAATTTTAACACGAACAACAAGGAAGAAGAATCTTCATTCGCACTATTAAGAACTAATCCAAAATTAACAAGTAATTTAAAGTTGGTTGTGGACTCTTCGGAGCACATATTCTTAAGCGCATTCAAGGCTAATAAAGTCCTTTCAAAGGTAGAGTATCAAAAGTTTGAAGTATCGGACACCGGTATTTATGCAAACGACGTCGCTAGATTCTTTAAAGGAACGCCTGTTAACGAAAGGTTTCAAACATTAAGAAAACACTCAGACATTACACCATATTCAGATTACTCATATCAATATGAGAATCAGTATAACTTTGGAGCTAGTTTTAATTCAACTAAACTATATGACGAACAATATAAGATCTTTGCACCAATTTGGTTAGATCGTAGAATACCTAAGAAATTTATAGTTTATAGAGTTAGCGATGTCGATTATAAGAATAAATACACCGAAGACGTTGTTGGACAAAATGATAGAATTTTAGAGCTATTAGAATCTGCAACTATTGTTAAAACATTTGATTTAACTAGAAAAAGCAGAATCGGTAAATATTTGCATTCACATGTATACGACAAAGGCATGCCTGAATCTGCTATTGAATTTAATTTTTCAGATAGCGGAGCGGTTTTGTATAGAGGAATTGATTCAACTAAAGGAGGTTTTGTTTCTAAAAAAGATTTTATCGCAGATGATTATATTCAGCAAGATAATTTAGAGATTAATGCAAATGAATTGATTACAAAAGGATTTGAAAGACATGGTGTAATTTCAGCTAACTTAATTAACATGGAGTTTATGTTTGACGACGCATCTGCTGTGAATTATAATATTTATAGATATTTTGGACTTTATGTTGATGACATCGAAGAAGGTTCTTTTAAGATTAATTCTATCTCTTCAGATAATATAGTAAGTATTGAACCGGGAACTACTCACACGGTTTACGACGTGATCGGAGCGGGAATAACTCACGAAGATATGTTACCAAAAACTCCAGAGCTAAAGGTTCCTGTACTTTCCTATATCAATCTAGGTGATAACTCTTTCTTACATATAAAAAATAATACAGAAGTAGATGGTTTAAAAATACCAGTTACTTCTAATATTGATATTAAAAACTTGTTGAAAAATACAAATTATACTATATCAAATAATAAATTACAATCAATTTCAACAAATGTTTCAAATAAGCCTTTTATTAAGTTTGAAATCATAAGCAAACCTATCACGAACGATAGATTTTACATCGGTGATAAAACTGAAATTGAAATAAAAAACTACGAAATGTACGGCTTCATGGCAGTTGCTGATGATACAATACCTGCAGGTACTTTCTCTGGGAACAACTTTTCGAGTAAAGGTACTTTAAGACAAATTGCAATCGCTATTAGTAGTTTGATTAAAGACATATCTAATTACAACACTAGAGCGGAAGGATCCTCTGTTATTATTGAGGACTATGGTAGTGGAGATAATAGAAATAGAATGTCTTTTGGTATTTATGACTTAAACATTTCAGATTTCATAAATGTAGAAGCAGCAAAGGAAGATTATGTTGGATTACAAAACTATACAGGAACTCAGTTTTCTGACTGGAATTTGCACACAGCACGAGGAGGCTCTAAAATAGGAGCTAGTTTTTTAGTGAATGCTGATGAATTAGGCGAAGCTGCTATAGGACAGTATGTTAAACATGCAAAGCTAACTAAATTTTCTAGGATAATAGATATAGTTAGAGACAATGCTAACAGTGAAACTTATAGAGTTATTTTAGATACAGCATATAAGTTACCTAGTGATGGAATAGTTCAATTATACAATAAGTTTACACCTACTTTTGGTAAATTTAGTGCGTATCAATTAAAAGATTTTGATTTTGATTTTTATTCAACTAAAAATTCTGAATTAGGAGAATTGGCTTATGAATCATTTGGAACCAATTACAGCCCACTAGAAAAATTTACAGGAATATCTTCTGTTTTATACCAGGAAACATCTAATGATGATTCAGTTTCAACAGATATTAATTCAGAATATGATAGACTTAATGAAAATACATTAAAAGAAACCGCATTAAAAAGTAGGATAGTACCTACTATTATGAAATACGCTTTAAAGAATGGTACTAACGCAAGAAACCTACCTTATATTTTAAACGTGAATGAGGCGTTTGGTACTAATAATATTTCCCCAGAAATTAAATTAGAATCGGGTAGAAATTACGACAATTTAAACATGGAACATTTCCATTTTAATAAAATACCTGACAACTTCCACGATAACAACACAATTAAGGGACTATCCTCATATACTAGTTTTACAACAACTGACGGAATAAGTATTAACCAACTTAAATCTACTGATGTAGATTATTTTAGTCTTTATTTTAGATGGAACGGAGCGGTTAATCAAAATGATGGAATGTGGATCGACGACAAATCTAGAAATCTATATTCTAAATTTAACGGAGGCACGTCAGAGTTAGAATCTAGCACATTATTTAGAGGATTACGATATATTTACAAGAAAAGAAAAGAGTCTTTTAAAGATGCACCTACAGCGTTTGAAACATCAACTGATGTAAATTCTTACAAGTTTGGAGTAACTTTAAGTTATACAGAAGCACCAGAAGGAGAGCCTAACGGCGTAAAGTATCATGTTATTAAAAACGACACTTTTAAATTTATTTGTGTATTTATTGATATTGCAGTGCAACCAAACGTTGTTAATTATTTATCTAGAGCTTCTGTATATGAATTACAAGATATTGAAAACTTCACATACGATGTTGATGGTAATTTGATAACAGATTATAATGGAGATCCTGTCATAACAATTATTGATACTGATCTATCTTTTGAAATAGATTTAAGTAGCTCTGCGTGGCCGCAAGATTCTGGTGTTGAAACTATAGTATATGCCAGTCAATTATCGATTAGCGGTGGACAATCTGCATTTACTAAAGAAATAACTTTAAATGATGAAGGAAAATATTCATGGATATATTTTCAATACGACACAGACCCAAATACTGGAGGTTCTTTATATGCATGTATGCAAGTTGTTTCAATAATTAACGATGAGCAAATAGTTGTTTCAGGTTTACCTATTCCATTTACCATTGAGGCAGGACCTTATTTTGGTGGGTCTCCTTTAGACAGTCAACTATTGCATTACATACCATCTTCATCCACTACTTTTAAATATTGGAAAACAGGTTCTGCTGGTTGGAAGAATCTACTAGAAGAAGTAGTTTCTTATAATTTTGCAAAAAGATTTAACGAGTTTGGAGATGTCGTATACACTAGAGTTAGTTCTGAATTTCCGGATGATGAATTTATTAACGACTTTGTTTTAGAAATTCAAGATGGAGTAGATATTGTTAAGCCATCCGTGTTAGACACGTCACCCGATGGAGACAGACCAAGATCTTATCAATTAAGTTCTGAGGAGATTGGTAAAATATTAAAAGAGAGAGAAGATGGTGGATATTTTACACTTTTACGTAGATTTAACGGTGAATACAATCCACTTTTTAAAGATGTTGTAGATTTTACAGACATCTACACAATACAATCTACTTTAATACCAGATTTAAATACAGTTGAAGGATTATTACAAAGTACAGGATCTGGATCTGGATCTGGTAGTGGCTCTGGAAATTTTGCTAACGCTGGAATAGGTGGGGATCTAGTAGGTATTATTATACCTTACCCAATAGACCATCCAGGAAGTCAATCGGACGCTGAAGCGACATTAACCCAACAAACTATTGGATTATACACATCTGAAATAGAAGATAGATGGAGAGAAAGATTAATTTATAATAAATTTAAAAATCTAGGAATTGCCTTTGCATCTTATAAGAATGTAAACGAATCTTATGGCTATATTAGTAATTATCACTATCACAAGGTAAATGATGAAGATTCTAAAAACTTATTAAAACTGTCTGAAACATCAGACAAGTTACCGTTATACCCTGCAATTGGAGAGATTGCAATAGATAAAAAAGATTTTAATATTTTTAAATCTAAATATTCTAGTGATTATTTTGTAAAATCTATCCCAGGATCGGTTGGTGAGAATGTGTATGGAACATTGAGTCCTGTTGAATTAAAATCCTTTATGGCATCGACCGTCATGAAGGTTAGAGATCAATATGATTTAACTAGCTTTTCACAAACAAATGAAACGTCTTTAGATTCTTTAGATTATATTAGATTTAACAAATTAAATAAAACAGCGATTCACTGGATCGAAAACGATTCTGAAATAATTGCAGATTTTTATTTACCTAAGACAATATACAATGAATTATTAGAAGATGGAATACAGTCTAAGTTTAGCAAGTATTTAACTGCTGAAAATTCATTCGGAGATAAATCAACTATCCTAGATGATCTAGAAAAATATGTCTATTCTAACATTGTTTCAAGGTTTATTATAGAAAACACCGAAATATATGGAATCGCGGGTAAGAACATAACAACTGAATTTAAATCGGTAAATTCACCAGAAGAATTAACAGACGGTAGATTTACTAAACAAACTAATTTTGATATCCAAGGTTATCAAAATGATGGTTTAAGTTTTAGATTAATATATAATAAAAAACCAGGTTTTAAATATCATTTAAAACTGCATATTAAAATACAAGCATAACCAACATGTCAATAAATATTAAAGAAATATTTAAGAGTGATTTAGATCCTAACAGTTTGAATTGGTGGGCAAAGGATAAAGTAGATAAACTCAATTTTAACTTTGGCCAACTACAAAAAGGAGGAATGCCCGGACCAACAGGTCACCAAGGTACTCCTGGTTTAACAGGATTACAAGGAACTCAAGGATATGAAGGAGTACAAGGACCGCGAGGGGAACAGGGGTTAGAAGGAACTCCTGCTAATTCAATATGGAAAATTAACAGCACGTCTGATGGTATAACGTTATTACCTACTAGAATGCAAGGTATTGAATTTTCAGCAGTAGGTCTTATAACAGGTAAAAAAAATCAAAGTAATAGTGATTATTATACTTCATTACCATTTGATGGGCCTAACTCAACTGCTGCTGTTTTTTATGGAGAAATCAATAGACCTAACTTTGCATTAGATTATGAAGGAGGAGGTGCAACAACAGCCCCACATTCCCTTGCCGGTAATGAGTTGACTGTTGGAGATTTTTTAGGAGCATCAGACTTTCATATTGTACAAAATATAGGAGGTACTATACACTCAATTAACAGAATATTTATAGGTAAAGAAAATTCATTTGATCAAATCCCTACTGGATTATCTTTTACAAGTGATTTAGTTACATCAGGTATTAAAACAGATTTTAATCGACCTGTTGAAACATATAGCAGTTTAAGACTGGTTACTAATGAAGGACCTAATAAAGTTATAGTGTCAACAGATACTGATGGGACTGTAATTTGGAAAAGTAAATACGAAGTTTTTGGTGCATTACCTATTGGATCTATTATGTCAATACAAGAAGAGCATTTCAATAATGCTAATTTTAATTTAAATGGAAACCCAGAAACTGAACCAAACGGATTATTATTAAATAACCAAGGTAGAGGTAGAGTAGACACTCCATTCGAAGGATGGTACTTATGTAACGGGCAAGTATGGGAACAGGGTATTACATCACACGATGTTCCTAATTTAAATTCTTTTACTTTTAATATTGATAGTAACAATGGAAATAATATCAACGAAACAACAGGGCAACCTGCTATAATTAATGGAGGGGACAACTCACAGATACTAATTGGTGGAGCTAGTTTACAAGTTCGAGCAAATTATATTTCATCAAGTGGAGCATACGATATAGAAACAATTAATATTGTAACGTCGGATTCTTCAATTAACTTTAATCAACCTGCGTCGAGACAACAGAATGGTTCATATGAACATTCTAAAATGGTACATATTATTAATTTAGGAGAACCTACATTACAATGGAAGTCAGAACCATCTACATCTGTAACTACAGAACCTATTACACTATCAGAGGTATCAAACACTGCAGCTGCTGCATGTACTACTACATTTATAAATGATTATATGTGGACAGGTATTGATGTAAATTGGATAACTGGCAATGGTGGTAGCGGAATTACAGGAACACAGTTGTATCTAAATGGATCACTAGCATCTGCAGGTTGGTATGAAAAAGACTCAACAGCAAGGGAGTGGAGCGGTACTGCATGGACTGACGTTCAAATCTGTTTACAGTTAGATACATATGAATTACTTTATAAACAAGATGTTAGGGATTTAAACTGGACACAACCGCCTTCAACAGGGTCTAATGGTTATCTAATTGAAGACGCTAATGGTGCTAGTGCCACTACATTTAAATTTGCTTACATAATTAAAAATGCAGACGGAACATCACCGCCAGCTGGCTGGTATAGATCAGCAGAACTTGGCCAAAGCGCATGGTATAGAGCTTATTGGAACGGTACAGTAGTTCAATATCGAACGGCGCTGGACTACATGCACTACGTTGGAAAAATGATACCATATGAAAGCCTCGGTACTGGCGCATGTAGTGCTAATAACGCGGCAATCGACATATACTATGGTTCATCAAATAATACTGTTCCAACGTCGAATAGGTTGCAGTTTTTAGAGGACCAGGGTCCTGTTGTATTAGTTAATGACGGATGGGTATCTAATACAAGTGCAAATATTGGTAGAAGTAATTTAGTTAGTATAAGTAGCCAAAATAGACCAGGATCCTCGAACACATGGCAGCAGCTTTACGATGGTATATCAGGTGAGAGAGGTACCTTAACATTTAACTCTAAAATTACAAATGATCCAGGGGTAGCTAGCTGTATATCAGCACCTCAAATGTCTACGTCAGACAACGGAGACGATCTAGATACACTATACTACATTACGGTAAATGGACAAGCTGGAGATACTAATCAATATTATTATAGTTGGAGAGTATATTCAAGTGACGCATTTGAAGGATCAATAACTATTAGTGGTCCAGGAATAACTGGAGCTTCGACTAGTCCGATTAATCAAGAAGATGGTACATGGAGAAATGGTACGAATTTTACTTTAAATTCTCAAGGTGTAGCAACCAACCTAAACTACACACTCAATTCGCTTGGTAATGAAGACGATTATGATATGGAATTATACATTAGATTACACAAATCGTCGGATGATTCAATAATGAGTACGTTTAATGCTATTGGATAACAACCAGTAATATAAAAAGAATATATAGAATATAAAATAAATTAAATTTAAAGATGGCAATCAATTTAAAACAAATATCGCTAATAGATAATGATATAATAAAATTAGACAAAGTTAATTATAACTTTGATCAAATTGTTGCCAATGGCGGAGGGCCAATAGGAAATACAGGAGCACCGGGCGCTACTGGTTATCAAGGATTAACTGGACACCAGGGAGATACTGGAGTTGCAGGAGATCAAGGTATTCCAGGAGAACCAGGGGACGGCGGAGATGACATTTGGCAAGAGAACCTAGGTTCTAGTTCAAAAACCATCCTACCGGTACATGATTCTAATGATGCAAATCCACCTACCATTGCAATAGGGTACAGATCAAATGATCCATTTTATCTTAGCGGAGGACAATCAGATGCTTCTCTTTTAATTAATAAAGACTCGGTTATTGAAAACAACTTAGAGTTAAGATCAGAAGGAGAGGGCCCTGCATTTTATTACAGATTATCAAATACGACACAGCCGGACGGCACACCAGCAAAAAGAATGACAACGGGGTTTAGACCTGTTGGATCTACGTCAGTAGATTATATAGTACATCAATACGCTGATAAATGGATTTGGCATAGTGAACAATCAGTTCTACCTATCATGGAACTTGATAACACTAATGGATTAGTAGTTAATACTGAATCTAGATTTAATCAACCTGTTAATGTTTATAATAGTTTAAAAATAGGAGGTACCGTATCGGCACCTGACGTTGGTAAAATCGCAGTTTCAGGAGATACTGATGGAACAATAGATTTTAAATCTGTTGATGAAATCGGAGGAGTAGTACCAATTGGAACTATTGTTTCAGTTGATCCTGCTTTCTTTACTAATTCTAATTTTATACTAACCGAGACAGCAGTCACTGCACCCTCAGATGAACCTATTCAAATTAGAGTAGGATCAGGTATTAATAATTTCGCGGGATGGTATTTATGTAATGGTCAAGAATGGGTAAACAATCTTAACCCAGCAGTACAAGCTTATCTTTCGTATCAAACAGAGGATTTAAATTCTTTTTCATATAGTATTGATGAGAATCCAGCAACAATTGACTCTGACAGCCAGGGAGATGCATCTGTTACGAACACAGAAACAAATATAATAGGAGGTGCTAATATATCAATGTTAGCGGCATATTCATCTCCAACATATACAGTAACAACACCAACAATATCAACATCAACTCAATCAATAACGTCTGATAGTGCAGGAACTACTTTCGTCTTAAAAAGATTACCGCAAATAGTTTATTTAGGAACTGAAGATTTATTCTGGCATGATAAAGGTACTAATCAATCTGCGCCAGTAGCGGTAACATATAGATTTACAGATTCAAACGAAGGAGTTGGAGGATTAACAACAATTAATGAAATAAAGACGCAGGTTGAAGGATCATCATTCTCGTTCTCAGTTAACGTAGCAGCGCCTAATGGATATGAATGGAATACTTTACCAACCGTATCTGCTGATGCGATAGGAGGACCAGTATCGTCTTCTACAGTTTCAAATCTTTCAGGATCACTACCAACACAGGACATTACTATAAATGTTACTGTAAGTGCTCAACCACAGGGAGGGACTGTATCATTAACATATGATTCTACAGGTCATATTAGCGCAATAGCAACACGAACAAATACATATCAGTTAAACCCATCAAGTGGTTCATGGACAGCAAGCCCTACATCACAAAATAAAACTGCCACACCAGGAGATACAGTAAACCTTTCAACGTTTACATTAACGGCACCTTCCGGTAAATACTTTGATATTAGTAAAACACCAACCTTGCCATATACATATAGAGGAAGTGGTACCCCAAGAGGGTCTGCTACTTCTGGAACTGCCGATTTAACAGTATTAAATCACACATATAGAACAGTCGATGGCCTTGTACCTGTTACAAACACAGATGCAGTGAAACTAGAAATAAATATACAAGATAACGATTTTGCAGATTCAAGTTCTGTGACTGGAGGAACAACTGATAGTACTACTATTAATGTCTCAGGCATTGCATCGTATGAAACTAAACCGTATGTTAGGTACTCAACAGGATGGACTGGTGGTAATAACACATGGAACAGTACTAATTACGGTCAAAAGTATGTAGGTCAGATAAATGAGCCAAACCGACACTGGTATATCGAGAATGATACAGATCAACAAGTTAACATTAGATTAAAAGGTGTTGATTCTACCGGAATTTCAGGAAGTAGTGTAAGCGCTAGTATAGCGTACCAACCGAGCGCAAGTTCAAGTATTCAGCAGCAATTTGTAAGTACAGGTAACCAGTCTCTTAACAATGGAAATACTAATACAGACTATAGCGTTACAGTCTTCACAATACAGCCCGGGGCTAGCATTGATATAACATGGGATATTACCAGTATACCTAGTGGTGGTAATTGGGTTTTACAACTAAACTATTACTTTGGAACCGGAAACGGACCAGGAGCGAATAACGAAGTCCAATTGCTTTCAAAAATATATTAAATAATGATAAAAAATATATTAAATAATAAGACATTATTGCGATTCATAGGAATCGCTATTGTCGTTTTATTAGTTTTAAAACAGTGTAATCAAATTTCAAACCTTAAAGAAGATTTACAAAGTACTGAAAAGATTGCAGATAGAAATTTTAATAACTATAAAGCGGCACAGGATTCGATCTTAGTAGAGAAAAATAAAAGCGGGCAACTAGTTTCTAGAATAACTTCATTTGAATACGACGTTGAGGTTTTAGAGTCTGATAAATCTAATTTGTTAAATAGATATAACAGGGTACTTAAAGAAAAAACAAAACTTGAAAATATAAACACATTAATCTCAACTGATTTAACTATCAAAGATTCGATTTTAAATTCAAACGTGGCAGTTTCACAAAGTGAAGACACTGTTACTTTTAATTTTAGTGACAATAAAAACTGGGATAAATATAATTACAGAGAGTTTACTGGAGAATTGAAACTAACAAAATTAGATTCAATGTTTACTATTAAATCCTCTAGGTTTGATTTTAATCAAGGTATTAGTTTAACAACTGCATTAGTTTTAGAGGAAGGAAGAGAAGTTTTAAGAATTACAACTCCATATCCTGGTTTAAATTTTACTTCGATTGAAAATATTAATATAGTTAATGATAAATTAAATCAAACATATAATAAAAAAGCAGGTTGGTCAATTGGAGTTGGTTTCGGATACGGAATCAATTTAAATAACAACCAAGTAATAAGCACAGGGCCTTCAATTGGGATCGGCGTTTATTATTCACCGGCTTGGTTAAAATTTTAAAATAATAAAAAGAAAATGGCACAATCATCAAAGTTTGCAAGATTAGACGAGGATATTCTATTAGAATTTATCTACAATGATCAAAGTGCACCTGATTTAGTGGAAATCGAGAACGATGATAACGGAAGTCAGCTGAAGTACTTAAACACAGTAGCAGGAAGCAACACGGCACCTAGAATGTTAATTCATGAATTAGGATCTGATGTTGTTAATTTTACAGTTAACGTAGCAAACGGATATATTTATGTTAATAATTTCGCAGCACGAGAATTACTAGTTAAGAATGGATTAACATATAAGTTTGATCTAAATGATCCTAGTATAGATAATATTAATGGATTTTATATTAATGGAATTCAACAATCACCAATAAGCGGAATTGTAACTTTCACACCTAATACAAATGGTTCATACGAATATACATATAATGATTTAGCAGGAGAAGTTTTAGTTGGAGGAAATATAGTAGTTGGAGAAAGAGCAAATTCTTTATACGCTAGACCTCTACAAGAAACAGGTAATACTATTAAGACTGCTCCCGGAGAAGGAGGCAGATATTATGCAGTACCTACTAGTAATGGCAGTGTATTGGCTTTATTAAATAATGGATTAGATTATTTAGATTCAAATGAATGGGCAGGAGATCCATCTAGTAGTTTAACAGTAGTCCCTACTAATAATGTACAAGCAGTATGGTACGATACTATAAGACTTCACTTAAGAACAGGATATTCTTTTAGTGGAAGAGGATATGAAGGTTTTAACTTTCAAGTAAAGGCAAGAAAAGAAGCTGATGGAGAATATAATTATTTTACTTCTTTAGTTTATTTAAACTCTTCTAGTTTTGAAATTCAAAACCCTAAGCCATTTACACTTTCTGATAGTTCTTTTTCAAAATACATAGAAATAAAGGTTCCTTCATTAGTATACATGAATGACCCTGCAAAAAATAAAGAGTTTAACGATTCTTTTTTCGGAACAGGTCAACAATCGGTAGATGATGCAGCTAACTATGAAATTAAATTAAATTTAATTGAAACAGTAAAGACAGTAAATGGATATGACTATATAGAAATATCTGATTCTAGAGAGTTAACACTTTCTAGTGAAGATGAATTTGTAGATATTGCAGTTACATTACAAGAGTCAAACGCTGGTGATTATTTTGAGATATACGGAACAAAAGACGGATCAACTTCCGGATTTGAAAATTATATTAATGGAAGACTTCAAAGTTCTGGTGATGATATTACAGTTTTTTACGACGTAGAGGTTAGTGAACAACTAGGATTAAATTATGTAAGTACATATAGAACATCTTTTTCTCAAATAGCAAATTACGACGAGCCTATTATATATAGACCTGTAATTTTAAACTCAGCAGTATCAAGTAACTTTTTGCTAACTGTTAGTATGAGAATTTATAATGAAACAGATAATACTCAAATATTAAAGATTGCTTCTTTAGTTTATAACAAGCCTAAGAAGTATGGAAAAAGAATGAGTAGAATTAATTTAAGCGACAATTTAACACCAACCGTCGTTTATAATAAATTAGCAAACACGCAAGTTAATAGAGAATTAAATCAATTTGTTAATTCAATAAGACCTGCAATCGGAGAAACAAAATACGTACCGGTTGCTTTAGATACTTACGGAATTTTAGCAGGTTCTACAAATGTAACCTTAGAAGCTACTGAAGCAAGATCAATTAGCGAAATAAATTACCAGCCAGAAGGAGAAACAATAATCACTCTTTCAAAGGTTTCAGACAACTTTGTTAAATTTAGCATTGGAAGACCAAAGGGAAATGATATAGAATCTATTAGTTTAGTAAACGCTGACGATATTATTCTTATTATTAAGAGTGGATCGAGAGAACAACAAGTATATCATGATCCTAATTTTCCAGATATAGATTTAGGAAAAGGTGAAGTTTTATTTAAAGTATCTAAAGCCATTGCAAGTAGATTTGATCAAAAGGACACGAACATATTTCCTGACAAATTTTATATTAACCTAAAGAATGGAGACACAGAGTCTTTATTATATTACGGAAAAGTAAATATCATATAATGATTTTAAACAGTAGAAATAATTTATTTAATTTTAAATTTCCTAGAAAGTTTATACCGGAAGAAGTAGCTGAAAAGTATAGAAATTACCTGAATAGGGTTCCTGGCAATTTATTAACTGAGCCAATCGATTTTATAAATTACTCAGTACAAGGAATTGGAATTCCTGGTTTATCTTTTGATCCTATTGAACAGGCTTCAAATGACGGAACAACAACATATCATCGAGGAGCAGTACCTATTCAAAACACAGTAGAAAGACAATTTACTATTGAGATGCAATTACTGGATGGTTATATTAACTATTGGATAATGCAAGATACTCTTTTATATTATTACGCAAGGCAAACTAAGAAACCTTTTTTAGACGATTTAAAATTACAAATATTAGATGGAGAAGGAATTCATGTAATGAGTGCTGTGTTTGAAAAACCAATCATGAACTCAATTACTGAACTAGAATTAAATATGAGTTCTAACATTGCAGATTTTAGTACATTCACCATAAACTTCTATTATAACAAATTTAATTTAAAGTTAGAAATAGACTAAGATATATACTTATATGAAAACATTTTTAGAATTAATTAAGGAACAAGACATAACTGAAAAAGAGCTTAGTGTATTAACTGAGTCTTTACAATCTGAATGGACAACTGAACTTGAAGAAAAAGTTGATGCGGCATTAGAGGAATTTGCGAAAGAATACCAATTAGAAGATGGTTCTTACGACATTAAATCTTTTAATGATGAAATGACTAATGAAGGAATGTTTGGTTCTATATTTGGAGGATTAACTGGATTTGCTCTTGGTAAAACCGTTGGTAAAACTATTGCCAAAGTATTAGGGATTCAAAAAGGAGTATTTTATGATATGTTAACCTCACGACTAGTCGGAGCCGCTTTAGGTGCTGCTATCGGTAAAGCTTTATAAATGACATACGTAACAATTGACTTTTCATTAAATTCACCAGGTGTTTGTATTTTCAAAGACACTTACCATTTTATTTCTTATTTAAAACCGAAATCCGGAACTAAAAAACAACAGCTGTTACAAGAAGACATGGGATTACTATCTGATGTTATTTTAAAAGAGCAACCTGATTTTACTAATGTTGGAGAATACTCTTCAGTTGAATTAGGTAAGATTAACAGATATATCACATCAGCAAACGATATTATTAAAATTATTAAAGATCTTACAAAGGGGGAAACTCAATTTGTTTTTGCATTTGAAGGAACTAGTTTCGGCTCAAAGCAAGGAACTAATAATATCATTGATATGGCAGCTGGTGCCGCAATACTTAAACTTAAGATTTTAGAAGCTTTTAATCCAATAACAATTGAGACAGTAGCACCTTCAACAATAAAGAAGCATGCTGGTAAAGGTAACATGAACAAGTCTCAGTTATGGAAAGTCTTTATTGAAAATGGAACAGGAACTGACGAGATTATTAGAGACTCTGACTTCCTTCTTTTTTGTGTTAATGAAATCGGTGAAACAACTAAGATTCCAAAACCCTTTGATGACTTGGTGGATGCCTACTTCTTGAACTCTTATATTCAAACTTTAAACCATATCTAACTTTCAGCTTAAAGACATAACTTATACTGTACTTCGGGTATAAAGTTTCATAACTAACAAAAATAATTTAATAATAATGCAAAACAATAAAATAGGATCCCACAACCTTATGGATTTAAAACGTACTTTAGACATGATGGTCTCAACTGACCGAATAACAAAAAAAGAAAGCTTAGAGATATTAGAGAAAGCCGGGCTTAGTATATCAGCAGATGGTAAGAACTTTGTTGACGAGGAAGGTGCTCTATATAATTTCGATATATAGTTTAATTATATTTGAAACTTTTACAAAGTCTCTTATATAATACATGAAAGTTTATTAAAGGTACCGAAAGAATTAACGATCAAAGAATTTAAAGTTTAACAAATTAAAGAATTAAAGAATTAAAGACATGGCAGATTTTGACATTTTCAATTTAGGCGTCTCAGACGTCGAAACACACGATCAACAAAACACTAAGACAGATGTAATCTACAAACCTAGTGCTGATCAAGGTAAAGATGGAACCTACAAAGCGTTAATACGTTTCGTTCCAAATCCATCAAATCCACGTAACTCATTAGTTAAAAAATACGTACACTGGCTAACAGATGCTTCAGGTAACGGTCGATTAGTCGATTCACCGAGTTCTGTTGGAGAAACTTGTCCGATTGCAGAATCATTTTTCAAATTACGTAACAGTGATTCAGCAGTAGACCGTAAGATGAGTGAGAAACTTAAAAGACGTGAGCAATACTACGCACTTATTAAAGTAGTAAAAGACCCTCAAAATACCGCAATGGAAGGCCAATATATGGTATACAAGTTCGGTTATAAGATCAAAGAAAAGATCGATGAGGAATTAAAGCCAGCTTTTGGTGAACCAACACAAGTATTTGACCTATTTGAAGGTAAAAACTTTGAGTTAATTATCACAAGACAAGGTGAATATAACAACTACGATAAATCTAAATTCTCAGCAAGTCGCTCAGCAATCTCAATTGAAGGAGAGCCTGCAGAAAGAAGTAAAGAGTCTATGGCTACTATTAAAGCTGAACTAGACGCTGCACCATCACTAGAGCCTTATGAATATAAAGCTTGGGACGGAGATGCAAGAGACTTCGTTAACGGAATCCTAAGACAATACCTGAATCCAGGTAGCTCGATGGATACTGTTACTTCAAAACCAAAAGCAGCACCAGTTAAAGCTAAAGTAGCGGTTGCAGCAGGAAGTGAAGCAATGAATACTAATCCATCACCAGTACCTGTATCTACTACAGAAGACAGTGATGATCTAGATTCTTTCTTGAATGACCTCGACATCTAAGATAGACGAATCATTAAAATCTAAAATTAGAAGTTTAGTAAAACAGGTTGTTACAACCCAACATGCTGACCCTAATAAAAGGATGCTTAAGGAAATGCCAGGCCGTTTAAGCCTGGCATGCCCTTATTGCGGAGACAGCCACGATGATACTTATAAGAAAAGAGGCAGTATATATTGGGATAGTTTACAATATCACTGTTTTAACTGTAGCCAACACGGCGACGTTTATAGCTTATTAAAAGATCATCACATTGGATTTCAGGATAGAGAAGATTCTATTAAAGTTATTGATTTTATACAAGAACATAAGATAACAGCATCAACAGTTGAAGTCTTAGAACATGATGTATTTAAAAAGATATATGATTTAGCACCAACCAGAGATGAACTTAAAGCCACTTTTGGATTTAAAGAAATTGAAGCAGGAGATCCTGGTTATTTCTATTTAAGAGGTAGAATGTTATCTCATAAGTTAGAAAACTTTATGTATTCTCCTAAAGATCGTAGGATGGTAGTTCTTAATTTAGCGCCAAACGGTAAAGTTATTGGATTTCAAACTAGAGCCCTATCAAAACATAAAAGTGCTAGATATCTGACTTATGATATTGAAAAAATATATCAGGAAATGAAAAAGGATATGGGAGTTTCTATAGATGAATTAATAAGTCTAAAGAAAATATCAACCCTATTCGGAGTTTTATTAGTTGATTTACAAAGACAGGTAACGATGTTTGAAGGACCTATTGATGCAATGTTTATGCAAAATAGTATTGGACTAGCAACTGCAGGTAGATCTACTGATGAGTTTGATGAGATACCTACAATACGTTATATGTTTGACAATGATGTTACTGGTAAAAAGAAGATGATGGAAAAGCTTCGAAGAGGCAAAGAGATATTTATGTGGACTAAGTTTTTAGATGACACCAGATTAGACTTAAGGTATGATAAATGGTTGGAATCTATTGACAAAAATAACAGAGATAAATATCCTAAAGAATTAGGTGATTTAAATGACCTGGTTAGAGTTGCATATTATTTAAAAGATAACTGTATTAAAGATCTTTCAAAGTATTTTAGTAACTCAAAACTAGATGCATTTTACCTATGATAAAAAATAATGTAATCGATATGATCGATGAGGAATTCTTAGAATTCGAAGAAGATAAAAACCGTAGAAAAAATATTAAAGAATTAATTAGCTTTAGTAGTTCAATTATTAATTATAATGAAAAGAACATGGTAATATCTGATCCGAAATTAAAAAAGAAAATTAACACGACAGTGTATATAAAGAATTTTAAAACTAACAAAAACCAATTATTTTAAAATACAATAAATGGCAACAGACTTAAAAAGTAAAATACTAAAACTAGATGAATATCTAGGAAAGCAGAGATTAGAATGGACAGATAAAATCAAAGCACTAACTGAAGATTTAAAATTAGGTAATAATTTAGAACAAGTTAGCTCTTACTCTTTAAGTTATAGACAGATATTAATTGAAAGCTTAACGTCAATGTCGATTAGAATACGCTCCCAAAAAACCACAGTTGACCAGAAATATAAAACAAAGTGGATTGAGTATTATAGTTATGATTATAAACTAACAGACAAACAACGTGAAAAGTTTTTACTAGCAGATTTAGCAGAAGACAATCAACTGCTAGAATTACTAGAATCACAGAAAGCCTTTTTTGAAGGCACTGTGAAAACCTTAGACAATATGGGCTTTGCAATAAAGAATCGCCTAGACATGTCTAAGTTATAAAAAATAGTATTATGAATATTGATACTCACATTAACAGATGATAATCAGTTCTTAAGAATTGATGATGCAACTGAACTTGAATTAGAACAAATTACAATCTCCCTCACGAAAAGAATCGAGAGCTGGAGATTTAACCCGTTAGTAAAGCGAGGAGTTTGGGATGGATATGTATCTTATATAAAAGATGACAAATGGATTCCAGCCGGATTATGGCGTCATGTTTTACAAATATGCAAAGACTATAATTTAGAGATTGAAATGAACGGAATCAAACGTTTAATAGATCCTAATATAAATGCAGAGACATTTGAAAAATGGGCACTTGACTTTTTTAAAGGAGCTGAGATTACACCTAGAGATTATCAAATTGAAACAGCATATAATATACTTAAATTTAGAAAGTGTCTAGCGGAGCTTGCTACGTCCGCAGGTAAGACACTGATCAGTTTCCTAACTATAGCATATATGTTAGAAAAAGGAAAGGCTGAAAAAATCTTAATGATTGTACCTAATGTTTCATTAGTATTACAGGCACACGAAGATTTTCATGACTATAATTACATGAATAAAGTACCGTTAAAGATTCAACAAATCTTTGCAGGTCAAAAAATCAAATCAAATAAAAATATTATTATTGGAACGTATCAGTCGTTAGTAAAAAAGAACGCTGAATACTTTGCACAGTTCGATGCAGTACTTGTTGATGAAACACATAAAGCAAAGAGTAATTCAATAAAGACAATTTTACAGAAATGTACTAGTGCACAATACAAATTTGGTTTGTCTGGAACAATTCCTAAAGAAGGAACATTGGACAAGTTAACATTAATGAGCCAGACTGGCCCAGTTATTAGCGAAGTCAAGGCAAACTTTTTACAAAACCAAGGGCATATCGCAAAATGCGTAGTTAAGGTAATTGAAATGAATTATGCAACAGATAAGCAAAGACTTGCATTCCAAGAATTAGCACAAAATAAATATGATAGAAAAGATGTATTTTCGCTTGAACAAAACTTTGTCATTACTAGCGAGGCTCGCCTTGACTTTGTTTCAAGTGTTATTAGTAGAGTACCCCGGAATTCCCTTGTTCTTTTCCACAGGATTGAACATGGTAAAAGGTTATATGAAAAGCTTAGACAGGAAAGCAGCAAAAGAGTTTTTTATGTTGATGGTGGGACAGATAAAGATATTAGAGAAGAGTATAAGAAAAAAATGGAAGCAGGCGATGAAGTCGTTATTGTCGCGAGTTATGGTACGTTTTCAACAGGTATATCCATTAAAAAAATCCATAGTATATTCTTTACTGAATCGTTCAAGTCGGAGGTAATAATAAGACAGTCAATTGGACGTGGTTTAAGACAACATGAGTCAAAGGACAAGGTATTAATAGTAGATTTTGTAGATAATATTAGAACACAGGAGTGGGATAATTATCTATGGAAACACGGAAAAGCAAGGCAATCAATATACAAACAAGAGAAGTTTGATTATAATATTAAAAGAGTCTCTTTTGAATGAGATATATATTAAACAAGTAAAACATAAAATAAATTTAATAAAATGGCAGAAATGAATAAAATCAAATCTTTTAAGTCTTTCTCAGATGTGTTAGCACATGAAGCAACAATTAAGTTAGCAGTAGAAAACAACACTAAAAGAGAAGAACTATCCACAAAAATTGCATCTATATTAGATTCAATGGAAATCACTTCACTAGAAGGATTAGACGAAGAACAAAAAACAGCTATAATTTCACAATTATTTGGAGAAATTTCTGAAGAAGAATCAGATAATTCAGAATCAGAAGATGATGTGCCTGTTGTTAGTGATGAAGAAGAAGTTGAAGAAATTACTGAAGCTATTAAAGTTGAAGGTAAAAGAGACGCTAAGAAAGTTGTAACTGTATATAATAAAATATTTAACAAAGTATTAGTAGATTTAGGAGCAATGTCTAGTGAATCTATTTTAGGATGTATTAAGTATTTAATGCACGAAGCGATGGTTGATGCAAACTTCCATAGAGAAGCACTACCAGTTTCTAAAATGATTAAAGGAAACATTAAACCTTTAGAAATTAAAATGGCCGGATTAGGAGGTCACTTTATTAAAATTGGACCTGCAACAATTAAAACTATATTAGACAAATATTATTCAGACATAGCAAATGCTGCTGGCTGGGGAGGTCAAGGAATTGTTGAAGGAACTGCACTTTACTTAGAGCAGATTAAACAAGAAGGAATGGGACAAGCTGCAGTCAATCAGTTTAACCAAGCATTCGAAGGAGAAGATGTTAGAATTGATTTAGATTCTAAACTAAACGAATCAAATGAAGTTGAACTAATTACAGTTACTGATGAAACTACTAAACTAGAAGAGCGTAATGCATTTTTAGGAGCAAGAGCTAAAGCGATTGAAGAAGATTTAGAAGAATTTGAATTTAACGGTAAAATGTACCCAGTAACAGTTAATGAATCTACGGTTCTTAACGAAGGAACAAGAGGTCAATTTGGTAAAATAGACAAGGCTGGAAATATTACTTCAGTATATACTCATTATGATTCTTACCCAGACAACATGTTACCAATTATTAAGAAATCTTTTAAAAACGGTAAAAATGTAGACGATGTACTTAGCAAAGGAGCTAATAGCGGTTTATCTACAGATATTTCTAAAATCAACTTTTATAATGACGGTACTGCAAACACTACCGGATCTATTAAAAATATAGATAATTATTTAAAAGACGCAGATAGAGACGGTGGAGCAGAATTCGTATACTTATGGGATGAAAAATCTAAAAAATGGATGATGGCAGATCTTTACCAAGGTTCAGGATTAGTTCCAGCATTTGAATCAGTAGTTACTGAAGCTAAATTCGTAAAAGATTTTAATAGAGATGTTTTAAACGCGAAAACAAAAGAAGAAGTTTTAGAGCTTTATCCAAACGCTGAATTCTTTATCGGTAAACTATCTCATTTCTTTGGAGAGCTTGATAATAATTTATTCTTTAGAGCACATTACGCCGGTAAAAATGACGGATCTTTTAAAATCGAATCAGTTTATTCTAAAAAAGGAAGCAACTATGTTCATTTATACAATGAAGCAGTAGTTACTGAAGGTAAATCAGAAGTTAATGCGTTCTTAGCAATGATTTCTAAAGACTATCAATTTGATAAAAAACACGATGATTATACAGGATTTCTAAATACAGATCCAAGCGATATGGATGACGTTGCTATTGAATTTATTAATAACGTTGATAAATATAAATCATTAATGAAAAAACACGGACTTTCATTAGAACCTGGATATAGTGATAAAGAAGCAATATTTGTTAAAGAATCAGTAGTTAACGAAGCTAAAGAATTATTTCAATTAGATATTGATTCTGATGAGCACGGTGCCTTAGGTCTTTCAGTTACTATGAAAGAATTAAAAGATGTTTACAATAAAAATAAAAAAGACATAAACGACGTCGAAGATTTATTACTTAAATTTGTATACGCTCAACCTGAAGATTTCGCAGCAAACGACACGGAAGGTATGGAAATATCTGGTGCAAACGTTGGAGACGTACAAACTATGTTAGCTAAAGAATTCGGTATTAAAGAATCAGTAGTTAACGAAGCAGAAATTAAATCTGACGAAGAATTTCAAGAATATGCATTCACGATTTTAAAGAAAGCATTCGGAGATGATTTTGACGAAGCTAAAGGACAAGAAATTGTAGACGGAATCTTATCAAAATCTGATGGAGATTACGGAGCAGCCGTTGGGATGTTAACATCTTCATTAGGATAAAAATAAGTTAAGCATGGCCTAGATTTTTCAAGGTCATGCTTTTACAATATATCAAGATGAGACATATAAAGTTATACGAAGAATTTATCAATGAAAAAACTAGTGGTGAATTAATTAAACCTAAGAGAGGTAAAATTACTAAGTTTAACCATAAAAAATATCCAGAGCTTGCTGGGGAATTCTTTGAGTTAATATCTACTGCATATTCTGTAATAGGTGGACATGCAAAGATTAAATCGCCAGACGATGTTTTTGGAGATCCAGATTGGAATTATTGGGAAGGTCTAGACCTTCACGGAGATGAAGATTTCGATATGATAATGTTTGGTAAAAAAACCAAATTCGGAGTAAAATATTCAGGAGTAGGTCATGATGGTACTTCCGCAGCAAAAAGAGAATACATCGCTGCTAGAGGAAGAGATCTTAATAAGTTAGGTTTTTACATTGAAGTTTCAGGTAGGATCGCAGAGATCTTATTAGATTCATATAATGTACCTTTAGTTTCAGATCTAGAAACTGTTGAAAAGGTATTAGGTAAAAAAGTAGATTGGATAGGTTTAAAAGAAGGATCACCTGGAAATGGCTGGTATTCTAGAAAACTTGGAGGCAAAATGCACGATAAGATATTATTAGGAAGACCTAAAACTTAAAATAAATCAAAATAAGTGGCATAATATTTTTTTATGTCATTTTTTTTGTTTATATTTACATATAACAAATAAGATAAAGATAAAGATGAAGATAGCGTATTTACATGGTTTAGAATCTAGTATTGATCAAAAAGACCCAAAGATTATATTTTTAAATGAAAACTTTGACAAGGCTTATATGCCATCAATAAACTATAGAGATGATAGTACTTTTGATAAATTATACAAAGATATTAAATCATTAAATCCAGATCTTATTGTAGGATCTTCAATGGGAGGATATGTTTCTTATTTAATTGGAAGCAAGCTTTCAATCCCAGTGTTGTTATTTAATCCAGCAATGGTTGGTAGAACATTCGATCCAGTCGTAGATGATTCTGATTTAAAAAAGACTAAAATAGAAATAAGATTTGGCAAGAGCGATTCAGTCGTTAGCGGAAAAGAAGTAAGAAAATACTTTAAAGACAATAAAGTATCTTTTAATCATACAGTATATGACGGAGGTCATAGGGTTCCTGCTGATGCATTTATCAATAGTATTAAAGATATGTTGAGTATGAGTGAGATATATAATAAAATAGAAAAAAGTGAATATACAATGAAACACGTACAATTATTTGAACAATTCGTAAGCGAAGCAAAGGCAATATCTGCTCAAAACGAACCTTTCAGAGTTAAAGGAATTAATTTTACATACACAGAACAGCGTGGTAGATTTTATGGAGCGTATTTATATGATGTTGCAAAAACATCAAATGTAGGTCATAGGGTTAAATTCGGATTAGACGAAGTACAAGCCTTTCTAAAATCTATTAAAATAACAGATAAAGTTCCATCAACATACGAAACTGATGAGCTAGATGCTTTATGTAAACAAATAGCTAAAAAAGGTATTGTATGTGATCATGATGACGCAATGGACATATCATAAATTAAAATATAAAAACAATGAAACCAGTAAAATTATTTGAATCTTTTATAAATGAAGCAGTATCTTTTGATAAAAAAGGTATTAAAGCTAAATTAGAAGATAAAGTTAGAATCGCAAAGATCGCTGTTGAAAAATGGGGAAGTTCATACGAAAAAGTATTAGCAAAAGCGGAAGCATCTGCAAAATCCGGTAAATTACCAAACTACAAAGAACATCTAAATGTTCAAGGAGATATCGAACAAGATTCTTATGATGTATTTCAAGGAAGAAACGCATATCAATTAGCAGAGAAGATTTCTAAGGTAATTAAGAAATATAAGAAAAATGAAGTTGAACAATCTTCAACAGGAGCTGCTGGTGGATATTCTGGAACAATGAGATCTACAGTAGGTGGTACTATTGATGGTAGAGCAAACTTTAGCAATGGTAATAATTCTTATTTAATCGCAGTTACATGCGGTGGAGGAATTAATAAATCCGTTAAAGATAAAATGTTTCAAGAGATTTACGAATTAATGTTTGTATTAGATCAGTATAACTCATCAGACGGTGGAGTTATGATTAACTACAGTACTGGTACAAATTATGATACAATTGGATTACAAAACTCAAGCTATTCTTTTGGTAGAGGCATGGCTGACACTTTAAAAGATATAATGAATAAATAAGATGCAGCATATTAGATTATTTGAACAATTCGTAAACGAAGCAAAAGTAGATAAAAAATATTTTGACAAAGTAGTTAAAATATTAAGTAAATCAAAATATCCATTTACAGTAATGTTAGTTACTAAATGGAATGAAATTGATATTATTATAGGTAGCGACGCACCTGACTATATTGCAGAAGACATTGATGAAAAATTAATGAAAGCTGGAATGACTTACGGTGGAAGTTCTGGTATTAGTATTTCCGGAGACTCATCTAATTATTCTAGAAGAGAATATGATGAGATTGAAAGAATCAATGGAGGACATAAAAATTATTAAACGATGAAACATATTAAATTATACGAACAATTTGTTAGTGAAGGAATATTCAGGACTTATAATGAGGTCGTAGGGTATACCTTCGACAAGTTTAAAGAGTCATACAAGGAACTTCACCCAGATAACGTAATAATTTACGATAAAAAAGATGATGTCACATATGGTCACAGAAAGGGTTCTAAAGAAGCTCATTGGCGATATAATCACGACGATTACAGATTGCATCATGATTTAAAGGACAGAGATGTTTTAGGACTTATTAACTTTAAAAAAATGGTGGCTAAGAATCATCCTTGGTCAAAATAACAATATGAAAAAACTATTATCATTTCAAGACTTTTTAGTCGAAAGGACAAATCAAGAATTATTAGAAGATTCTCAGTTAATTTTAGAAGGTGGAGCAGCAGGACACATGTCCCATCCATTTGATGAAAAAGATTTAACATTCGGAGATTTTAAGAAAATTATCGAGGCAGGTTTACAAGGTGAACTAAACTTTGAGGAAGAAGCAACTGAAAAAACAGATGGCCAAAACGTATTTGCAACAGTACAAGATGGAGAGGTTAAATTTGCTAGAAATAAAGGTGAATTAAAGAATCCAATGGATCTTGCTACGTTTAGTCAAAAGTTCGAAGGACATCCAAGTAAATTAGTACAAGATACTTTTCAATTCGCAGCAGAAGACTTAGCAAACTCGCTAAATAAATTATCCCCTAAAGATTTAGAAGTTTTCGATAATGGTAAAAACTGGATGAACATGGAGTTAATTTACTCTAAGAATCCAAATGTAATTTATTATGATCGTGATGTTATTCAATTTCATGGTATTAAGAAAACAGACGGAGAAGGAAACATTATAGGAGATGATAACAAACCAGCAAGATCAATAGCGAAAGCAATGAAAGATCTTAAAATTAATGTTGGTAAAACATTTACAGTTATCCCACCGCAAATTATTAAATTAGGAAAAGATTTAGATTTTGAAAAGAATAAAGCTAAATTTATTAAGAAAGTAGAAGATCTAAAGAACAAATATAAATTAGCAGACTCTGATCAAGTTTCTAAATATCACGAAATGTGGTGGAGAGAAACAATTGATACAAGTTTTCCAGATTTACAACAAGACTATAAAGAAGGTTTATTATTAAGATGGGCCTATGGCGACAAAAAGACGTTAAATATGAGATCACTTGCAAAAGAGATTGGTAAAGACGAAGCAGCCGCTATAAAGAAATTTGATAAAGAAGATATTAAAGTAAAACAAAAAGAAAACATTAGACCGTTTGAAGACCTTTTCTTAGAACTAGGATCTATCATTCTTAAAAATGCAAGTAATTTTGTTGCAGCTAATCCAGACGCTGAAATGCAAAGACTACATAATCAAATTAGAACTGAAGCTGACAAAATTAAAAAGGGTGGAGAAGTTGCTCAAGTTAATAAAGTAATTTCAGAGTTAGAAAGATTAGATCGAATCGGAGGTGTTGAATCAATTATACCAACTGAAGGTATTGTATTTGTATATAAAGGAAAAACAATGAAACTAACAGGTACTTTTGCAGCAATCAACCAGCTAATGGGTATCATAAAATACGGAGGATAAATATATTATGAAAAAAGTAAAATTATTTGAAAGTTTTATAGCTGAGGCTAATAAAGGTAAAGTACATAAAACAGCAAAGCAAGGAAGTTATCCTGCTGTTATTGTAGTTGTACAAGATGGTAAAGTTATCCATCAAGAACCTGTAAGTACTCCAGAAGTTGCTCCTGCTACATTTAATGTAATGCAAGAAAAATATCCTAAAGCACTTATACATTTAGAAGATAAAACAGGTAAGAGATTATTTAGTGAATCAGTGATTACTGAAGGTAAATTTGATAATATTGCAGATTTAACAAAAGCACTGCATTTTGAAACTGACGAAAAAACTGCTGAAGAAATGAAAAGAGAGCTTGGTAAAAAGCAAGGAGAAGTTTCTACAAAAAAGCAAATCGATATTGCTAATTATTCACTAAGAAGGTTTAGAAAGCAAATCGGATATGGTAAAGGAACAACTGGAGTATTTCTTCCAGGTTCTTATGATGCAGCTACTTCTAAATTAGGAGATGGTCCACATAAGAAGGCCGCTAAGAAGGTTAAATGGAATCAAAAGAAATATGATCAGTGGTTAGAAGACATGGCAGCAAACGGAGGAGCATTCAATGCTTTTGATATGGCACAAAATGCTAAAAACGAAAATGGACTTATTGATTGGGTAAAGAAGAACTTTAGAGGAGAAGATCCGATGCAGAGAATCCAGTGGGATATTGAAGCATTTGCATAATCAATAATTAAGAAAATTAATAAAAAAATATGGCATTACAAAAATTAAGAGAGCATTTTCAATCAGCAAATGCTAACGAGTTCCAAAGGCTATTAAAAAATAGAGTAATGGTAGTTGAGAAAATCTCAGCTCCATCATTTTATGTTAGGAGAGTAAATGATAAATTTGAATATTATAAATCTTCGAATGGAAATCCTCTTACAATCATTGATAGAACTATAATGTCATTATATGAAGTTGCTATTAAACATATTCAAAGTTTAAATCCAGAAAGCAAAGAAGAGCTACCATCTGATTATAGATTTGGATTTGAATATTTACCAGAAACAAACGTATCTTCAATATCATATGATAAAGTACCAACCAATAATTTAATACTAACTCACGTTCAACATATGAGCGAATCTAATAAAGTTAAAAAGACTATAATAGATCCGGCGATTATATCTAAGTGGGCTAAAGTATTAGACACTCAAAAACAAGAAGTTATTTTTGATGGAGTGTTAGACCAAGTACAGGTTGATAGATTAATCAAATTATTAGAGATGAATGACAAAGAATTTTCAGAGTCATTTGATTATGATATTGAAACTGAAGCTGAAACAAGCTTTACAAAAGAAATATATAAGATATTTAATCCAAGCTCAAACTCTACTGTTTTACAACATGATTTAGAACAAGAAATTGAAGGATTGGTTTTAAACTTCTCAGAAGGAAAAAAGATAACTTCATTTAAATTAGAAGATTTTACAAAAACTAATATAAGTGAAAAAAGAGAAAGTTCTCACATGTATCAAATCGCGATAGCAGATATACTAGAGCACTTTACAACATATGACTTTAAAGAAATTCAATTAAATGAAGAAGATGCAAATCGCAGATATTTAGAATTAATGTCAGTAGTATTTAATGACTATATTTCTAAGAATGCTTCGAGATATATTGGAGTTAACTTTGATAACGCAGAGTTTTCAAATTCAAGTTCTTTTAAGTTAAATACAAATTTCATCAAGAACGATAAAACACTAACACACGTATCAAACGAAGTTTTATCTTCTCTATTTAAAATAACAATCGGAACATTTAGAAAGCAAAAGACTAAAGCAACAGATATAATTAATGATGATATGGTCTTGCAGTTAAATAGCGTGGTTGATAAAATAAACGAATTAGTGTTCGTTGAAAATACAGATGAGAATTCAATATATGATTACAATAATTTTATGATGCACAATAAGATTAAAACATCAGTAAGCTTAAATGAGGCATTAAACGTAAAACACGCTGAACAAGGTAAAGAGCAAGTAAATATGTTTGTTGGTAGATTCCAACCATTTACATTAGGTCATGCCAAAGTATTAGAGGCTATTCATAAAGAGAATGGATTTCCAGTAGTAGTGCTTTTAGTTAAATCTAAAAATCCAAAACGTAAAAAAGGAGATGAATTTTCAAAACCATACGATTCGGACTTACAAATTAAAATGTTTAACAATGTTAAAAAGCAATATAAGTTTCTAAAAGAAATTCTTATTATACCGACTGGAGGAATCGATACTATATTCAATGCACTAAGACCTAAGTATGAGCCAACCTTATGGGGAACTGGAACAGATAGATTAAAAGGTTATGGATATCAAGTTAATAATGATTCATATAGAGATCAATTAAACGTAAGATCTGACTTTGGATTATTTGAAATTCCAAGAACAGATGACAATATCTCAGCAACTCAAGTTAGAAATGCGATGATAGACGGAGACGAAAAGACTTTTAAGAAAATGACGCCAAAGGCTATTCATGGAATGTATGGCACTTTAAAGTCTGAACTTGAAAAATCAATGGACTTGGTTTCAGAATCAATCGAATTAGATAACAGCATGATGACCTTTGAACAATTCATAAATAACCAAGATATATAATCTTATAATATAGAATAAAACAAAATACTAAACATGAATTTTAAATCATTTTTATCAGAAAATAAAAAAGACTATGCTTCTCTATTAGAAGGAACAATGTCAGATATTCATCAATTAGCAAACGACTCAAAGGATATTGAATCTTTTACTAAAGATTTTTTTAAGCAGTTCGGTGCTAAGATTAAGAAAACAGCAGACTCAGTAGAGTGGGTTGAATCTTTATACGGTGAAATGGCTAATGAAGCGTATGACGGCAACATGTCAGACTTTAAGTATGAATTTCCAACGAAATTTGAAGAAGCAACAGGTAACAGCATTAAAGCTATTAAGAAAATAGCTAAAAAAGGTAAAAATGGTTATGAAGTTAGAACTTCAACTTACATGAGTGAACCAGAAATGAAACTGGTAGCAGATGCAATGGGAATGGAATTAAAAAGCTATTTAAAATCTACTAACGTCGCAGTTAGTGTATTTGAATCAGTAGTTAATGAAGCTAAATTCGACAAGAAGAAGTTAATGAAAGCTATGAAAGCCGATGATGGTATTATTCAATTAGCTAATGGTGAGGAATATATCATATATGCTTATGATAATGGTAATGATGAAAATGATGCAATGTGGAATGATAAATCTATTTTTGCATTAGATCAAGACGGTGAAGAGCATGAAATTAATTACTCTGACATCGCAAGTTATAATGAGTCTAGGCTTATGAGACTTGATATAACTTTAAATAAAAAACAAACTGAGAAAATCGCACAGCAAGTTGCTGACGAATGGACTAAAGAAGATTCTAAGAAAGACGGTTTAAAATTTAATGTAACTCCAGGAACTGAACCACATTCATTTGATTTAGATATTGAAGATAAAGAAGGAGTAGATCCTAGAGCAACTGGAGAATATGCAGGAGGATCTTATTTTATTCGCAAAGAAGGAGATGTTTTAGTTGTAAGAAACGCAGCAACAGGAAGTTGGTCAGTTGCAACAACTGATTTAAAAGGTAAAAACTTTAAAGTAATTTTATCTAAAGACAGTACTAATAAAAGATTAGATGAATCTAAAATAACTCTTAAAAGAAGATATACTGAAAATCATCCAGCACTTACTGTAGGTAAACGTGCAAATGTACGTAATAAAATGTTAGAAGCTATTGGTGATGGTAAAATCACACAAGATGAATTCAATGATATTTTAAAAGAATTATCAACTAATGGTAAAAGATGGGCTAAGAACAATACTAGATATTTTAATGTATCAGAAGAAGGTATTTCTTTAAGTAAATTCGGTAATAGAGCACTAGCTTCAATTACAATAAACGAAAAAGAGCCTACAAATACAAAGCCTCTAGAAATGAAATTACAGGAAGCAACCAATGAGAATCCAGAAATATGGGTTCCTTCAGGGTTTGATAAAGCAATTGCTAAACTTCCAAATTCTCAAATAACAAGAGATGTAGTATTAAAAGTAGCTAAAAAACATAAAGTAAATCCAGATGAAGCAATATCATACGTAGAATATGGATGGTCATTAGATTTAAATGAAAATACAAACACAAATATGAAAACAAAATTTATTTACGAATCATTCGGAGATTTTATAAACTCTTTAAATGAATCCGAATCTTTAGTTATTGAAGCTAAATCAGCTAAAGTTATTAAGAAAGAATGGCCTTACGTTGAATTTAAAGTAGGTAGCAAATTACATAAAGTAGAATTTGATTACGAAGATGTTATTGATGATCACGGTAACGAAGGACAAGATCAATTCTGGTTAGGTAAAGATGATAATGGTAAAGAATGGTCTATTGATGTTTATGCTGATTATAATGGTGATGTTCAAGAGGTACATTACGATACTATCGTCGCTGAATCAGTAATTAACGAAGCTAAATTTAAAAAAGGACAATATATTAAAGCCAAAAGCGATAGCGATGATTTTGATGGAGATGTTTATGATAAAACTAACGACGTTGATGGATCTGAAATCTTAAAAAACTCATCATTCGAAATTTACGAAATTGGTAAAGATGAAGTTATTCTTTGGAGCGATGCTGATGAAGTAGAATACTCTATAGATCCAGATGATCTTAAGAATTTCGTAAAGGAATCAGTAATTAACGAAGCATTTAAATCTTCTAAGTTAAGAAACTTATTAACTATGTCAGATGCGATGGGATGGGGTAAGAACGATGTTCAATTACCTAAAGCATTTTATCAATTAACTAAAATGAAGTTAGATCAAATCGGAGACGAAGATTTAATCGACATGACACCTAAAGAAGCTTATAAAGCGTATGCTAACAATAGAGAAGCTGTTGTATTTTACGTAGTAGATAATGCAAAACATAATCCATTCGGAACAGGTCAAGTTGCTCCAGGAATATTAGCGTTAACAAGAGGAAAAGATTTCTTAGGAGTTCAATATGAAAAAACTGGATTTAGAGCAAAGAAGAACACTAAAACTTTAAAAGGTGGAGATGATAGAATGGCAGTTGGTGGAAACAAAGCATATAAAGGTTATGATGCAACTGGAGTTTCTTCAATTAAAAGAGCCGCAGATTTAGCAGATAGAGCAATTGCATTCAGTTTAAATAATCCTACTAAATCTTCAGCAGAAGATGTTAAAAGAAGAGTTGATCAAAAAGCCGGTGCAGTTGCATTCGAAAGCGATCAAGACTTCAAAAAAGCAAACAAAGCAAGGTACCAAGAAATATTAGCAACTAAAGCTTCTAAATTACCATTAGATAAAATGGTTGCAGATTCAATTGATGCATTAACCGCTCAAATTAAAGATGGTTTAGCTAAAAATGAAAAAGGAAGATACGGAGATATTATTATTGGAAGAAATTCTAAGGGTAGAGAAGCTAAAATGAGAGACGCATCTAATCATATGTCTCAGATATTAGATGATTATAGCAGATACGTTGATTACACTAAACAAGCTGAACAAGCTAAAGCAGAGAAATACACATCTAGTTATGCTGAAAAAGAGTCTCAGAATTACGCTAAAGAAATTAAAGATAAAGTAGGTAAAATCAAGAAATTTGATTACGCCTGGTAAACAATAAAAGAAAACTAAAATGAAACACTTACAATTATTTGAACAGTTTGTTAACGAAGCAAGATTAAAAGCTGGCAGAGATGAAGCATTAGCTAACGCTATTCTTGCATATCATTATGCCGTTGATGGAACACCAGAAGGCGACGCTGTTCAAGCATTACCTGGAAATCCAATTAGATATGATAGTCAGGTATCTGAACAAATGGGTTTATCTTCATGGGGAAAAGATGTTGTAAAAACATTATCAGGAGCGAGAAGATGTCCTTCTGATTTTATGCTGGGTAACGTTATAGAGACAGCAGCAAACAATGGCAAGTCATATTACTTTGACGGCGGTGATCTTGTAGAAGGTGATAAAACTATTATTAGTAGAGCTATTAAAATGAAATTCAGAGAATTTATTGCTGAACTTGTTAAGTTGAAGATAATAGAAACTCCAACATATTAATCATGCATATCAGAAAAAACGATATAGATGAAAATATAACTCCAGCAAGTATTGGAGGTATGGGAGCAACTTTATTACCAACAGCAACGCAAGTTGGATCAGGAGATGTTCCAGCAGGTAGTGGAGACGCTGAAGAAGAATATAAAAAGAAAAAGAAAATAATGAAACACATTAAAGGATTAGAATCTTTCTTAAATGAAAGCAACCCAGCGTTAAACGAATCAATGAGCTCTTACTATTTTACTACAAGTGAATACGAACAGTTTTCATCAGAAGCTCCAGCAAAAGGAGAAACTAAATATCTAGTAATGGCTAATAATAAAGTAAGCTTTAACGGTCAAGAGGTTAGATTAGAAGGCGGTGCTAGATTTGGATCTACAACTAATAAAAAGATTCTTGGGGTTTTTGCAACACAAGAAGAAGCAGTTGCTCTATATAAATCAGCTATGAAAAAACCAGAAGGAACATTTGTTTCTTTCACAATGGGATCAGTTGTTGGTGAAACTAAGTTCAGATCTCAATACACTGAAATCCAAGGATATTTAGCAACAGCAAAAGTAAAATAATTCCGCGTATCATCGGAAAAATTCAACCACGTGTTGAAACTATTTAAGAATGCCCTGTATAATTACAGGGCATTCCTCATTTAAAAAGATAATTAATGAATCAATTTTTATTTAAACCTGACAATTATGCAGAATGGTCTGTAAAGTCTCTTAACAAGATAGAAAAGGTAATAGCATCATGTATAACTGAAGCACATTTAGATTCAGCGAAAGTTATGATAGATCATTTTATTTTAACAATGGCTCTTAATGAAAAATATCAAGACACACAAGTCCAAGATATATCAAAACAGCTATACCTATCTTTAAACTTAAAAAGAAATAGGATATGAGCAACTTAAAAAAGAAAATAGGATTTACTGCAGGTAACTTTGACCTATTACATCCTGGTTATATTTACACTTTTGAAACAGCAAAGGAACACTGTGAATACTTTATGGTCTTTTTACAGGTAGATCCTTCTGAAACAAGATTTACAAAATACAAACCAGTTATTCCGTTATACGAAAGATATAAGACATTAATGTCAATTAAATATATTGATGAGGTTGTCACATACCAAAATGAAGAAGACTTAATAAAGTTAATGGAATTTTATAAGCCTGATGTTAGAATATTAGGAGATGATTATATCGGTAAAAGATTCACCGGTGATAATTTACCAATTGATGTTGTATATACAACAAGATCACATGGATGGTCGACCACTAAACTAAAAGATTTAATTACAATGCAAACCGTAAAACAAAACCCAGAGTTAATTGATAGAGCAAAACAAGATGTAGATACTACAGCAGCTCAACATTTAATGTTAGCCATTAGAGATGAAATCGCGCAATATGTTGAAGGTAGTCTTTCGGAAGAACAATATAAAAACGGAATTAAAGAATTATTAGACAACGCATGAGAATAATCGTAACAGGTGGATTTGGATTTATTGGATCTGAATTCGTAAACACAATCGGAAGAAAAAACCCAAATGCAGAAGTATTGGTAGTTGATAACTTAACGTATGCGGCAGATGCTCGTAGAGTTAATGTACCTAATATTGATTTTCTTAATATGGATATTTGTGATGTAACCGCAGAGGACTTAGGTTCTTATGATTATATCGTACACTTTGCAGCAGAGAGTCATGTAGACAACTCTATTAAAGATGGAAAACCATTTGTTAGAACTAATGTTGAAGGAACATTTAATTTATTAGAGTGTGCCAGACAAAACAAAGACCTTAAGAAATTTATTCATATTTCAACCGATGAGGTTTATGGAGATATGGATGATATATGCTGGGATGCAGAATCTAACGAAACTTTCGGATTGAAAGGATCTTCTTATTACTCAGCAACTAAAGCTGCAAGTGATCTTTTAGTAGAAGCTGCTGGAAGAACATTTGGATTACCATACTTAATTACAAGAACATGCAATAATTATGGATCTAAGCAAAATGCAGAGAAGTTCATTCCAAAGATTATGAAATCTATTGCAGAGGATTTAACAATCCCAGTATATGGAGATGGTAACCAGGTAAGAGAATGGATTGACGTAGAAGATAATACACAGATATTATACAATCTTATGTTATCTAAAGAACAAGGTGAAGTTTATAATATTGGATCTGGGGAAAGATATGAGAATATTGAAATAATAAACATGATCGGAGAGATGCTAGGTAAAAAACCAAAGTTTGAATTTGTAGCAGACCGATTAGGACATGATAGAAGATACGCAGTTGATTCGTCAAAAGTAAGAGAGTTATTTTCAGATTGGGAAACACTCTCATTTAAAGAATTTTTATTAGAACAAGTAAACACAATTAAAAACAAAAATCAATGAATGCACATTTAATTACAATGCTTAAAACCTCAGCAGAGGCTGATAAAGCAAAGGCCCTATTGTCTTTAGATCTATTAGGAAATAAAGGAACAGGTATTGGAGATCACTCTACTGGTGATTTTTACAAAAATGCAGAAGAAGCATTAACAATGTTAGTAGACGCCGACGATAGATTGGCAGCACTAAATAAGTATTATGGAAACAATTAGTATTATGAAAAATTGTTAATAACTTCTTTAAAATAAGTGAGTCAGGATTTTCCTGGTTCACTTTTTTTGTTTATATTTACTTATAACAAATAAACAAACACAAATGAGCTACACAAGATTTAACAGACATGAATCAATGGATTCAGAAACAAGAAGAGAAATTATGGACCTAATTAGCGAGATTAGATCGCATTCTTCTAAATTAACAAATATGATGTATGGTTTATTTGATGGATATTTATACGATGAAATGCAAATTGAAGGATTAAAGCTACCGACTGAATTGGCTGAAAGAGTTATGAAAGTTTATTTTACTTGCTCAAGATATTCTCAGTCAGAAACTCAAACATATTAATAAATTTTAAAAATAAATGAGTCAGAATTTTTCTGGTTCATTTTTTTTGTTTATATTTACATATAACAAATATATAACTTATGACATTAGAAGAATTACAAATCTTATTAGAACGAGCAGCAGACAATATCAAATATGCACAGCCTCAAGACGAAACACAATGGGCATATAATGAAGGTATGGAAGATCTTGCGATTGAATTAGAAAACTTAATAACTAAAAATAAATAAAAACAACATGATCAAACACAAACACCCTTGGGAGTACAAAATGCACGCAGTTAAAGGAGAAAAGCCAACAGCTGAAGAATTCGCAGATCTAATTAAAAAAGCAACTGCTAAAGATGAAAAAGAAATTAAACCATCCGGCTATATGATGATTGATGGAGTTCCACATAAATTTAAAAACGGAAGATGGAACCCTCTAACCAAACTTAATTAGAAACAATTACAAAATATTACGTATAATAGTTACTAAATAAATAAAGAATGAAAAGTATATTAGAAGAAGCGAATGACATCGTAAACAACAGAAGTGAAGAAGCAGATCGTAATTATGGTCCTTTTTCAGAAGGCATGGATCGTGCTGCAATGATCTTTCAAGGAATGACAGGTCATGAAGTAACAGGAGCAGATATGTTTAAGGCCTTAGTATCTCTTAAATTCTCTCGAGAAAGTTACAACCACAAGCGCGATAATTTATTAGATGCAGTTGCATATATTCAAGGACTTGATAACTATGTAAACGAAAGTAAATAATGAAAGTAGCAATCACATCAGTATTTTCAAATCTAACCTATAATAGTAAAAACCACAGAGGCTTAGAAGCTACATATTTCAAACAACTCTTAGAAGAGAATGGATATGAGGTAGATTTGATCGGTAAGAAAAATAGAAATACAGCAGATTTTGATTTTTACGTAAATTACACAGATGCTGATTGGGAATCTTATGACGCAGTCTTTATTCAATTAAGTACTGCTAATTTCTTCGGAGGTCAAGTTGGAGAACATACAGAACCAATAGCTCGAGCACTTGCAGGTTATGGTGGTAAAATATACACACTCGTAAATGATCCTCGGATAGATTTCTTAGATCCAGTTAAGGTATTGAAAAGATTCAATCTAATCCAAGATCTTGAATCTGAGTGGTCCGAGATCATTGAGAACGCAACCTACCTATTCCCTGGTAAAGACATCTCAAAATTCTTAGGTAGAACACCTAAAAACTGGGAAAAATTAGATTGGTTTACCTACATGTTTAAACATCGAATGGCAGGCAAGTTAGATAACAAGCAAACTAATGCCTTATTTGATTTTGATGCTCCTAAAAAAGAATGGGATGCTATTTACTATGGAGATAATCGAGCAGCATTTAGAGAACAACAAGTTCGAAAGTATATGCCGCATAGCGAAAAGAGCCTACTAGTTGGTTATAAAACTAAAAAGGTTCCAACAACTTTCGCAAAGAAGATGGAACACTCTGTTTTATTAGATACTATTTCAAAAAGTAAAGCAAGTTTAATATTAGGAGACGCAGAACACTTAGATAATGTAACGACATTTCGTTTTTATGAAACTATGGCAAGCGATTGTCTAGCTGCAATTCAAATCGAATACGATCCAAGCATGCTGCTGATACAAGATCCTGTATTACGTGAAAAACTATACGTAAAATCAAACAAAGATGTTGAGAAATTAGTAGCGTCCTATTCAGACGATTTAATCGCAAGACAAAAGAAAGAATTAAGAAACTTATTCGATCGACTAGATATAACTTTTAAAATAAATAAGTAATGGCAAATATAGATAATGAATGCAAAGATCTTGAAGTAAAAGACTTTTATGATCAATCAAACACACACCTCGCAGATATCATGGAAAACCAGAAAAAGATGCAAGAGCAGACTTATGGTTTTAACTTTGAAGATATGACAATTCGAGAAATCATGAACTTCTGGCACTGTAATACACATGCAGTTGTTGATGAAATTCACGAAATGACAGATGCACTCGGAGGTATTAAAGACGGAAGTGGAAATGCAGTATGGAAATACTGGAAAAAAGACTTTACAAAATACGATACATTAAAGATTTCTGACATGTCTGAAGGAGACAAAAAAGAATTGTATATGGAATGGGTAGATATTCTACACTTCTTTATCAACTATGCAGCCTCAATCGGATTAGACGCAAAAACAGCATACAACTACTACTTCGCAAAAGCCGAAGAGAATGTTAACCGTCAGAAAAACAACTATTAATGATATTAGATATTGAGCAAAGAGAAAAAGACGTAATCGTATCGTATTACGATAAAGAAGGTAAAGTTGCATACAAGCAATATCCGATAGCGCAATATCAGAATTGGTATATCTGTGGAGAAAAAGAAAAAGGAGTAAGTACTGAATTTAAAAACTGGGATGGCCGTCCTGTTAAGTTAGGATATGGTAGACAATTTAATAAGTTTTCTCTTAATTACTTTATCGATGGATTACCAGAAAAAGATAAAGAAGAAATTTTAGCATACAATTTACCTAAAACGTATTTTGTCGATATTGAAACAGAAATTGTTGATGGTTTTCCAAAAGCTGAAGAAGCTAAAACAAGAATTCTTTCATTCTCAATTATAACGCCGGAGCGTAAAGCAATTGTATTAGGATTAGAGGATATGGCTCCAGATAAAATTCAAAAGATTGAAGACGATACTAATGAGTATTTCAAAGACTTTGATCAAGACTGGGAATTTAAATACCATAAGTTCAAGAGTGAATATGATATGGTATATACATTCTTAATGAAATTCTTACCTAAGTTTCCAATGATGACTGGCTGGAACTTTATTAACTATGACTGGCAATATATTGTAAACAGGTGTAAAATATTACAAATAGATATTACTGAAGTTGGTATGACTAATAAGTTAGATCGTAACGATTCACGCCCATTACATATTGGAATTTTAGATTACATGCAACTGTATGATAAATATGATCGTAGTGTAAAGGTTAAAGAATCTAACTCACTTGATTATGTATCAGGACAAGTATTAAATGTTAAGAAGATTAAATACACCGGAGGTCTACAAGATCTTTATAGAGATAATTTTGTAAAGTATATCTATTATAACGTAGTCGATTCAGTTCTTGTATATTATATAGATCAAAAGTTAAAGTCAATGGAAGTTCTATTAACTTTAGCAAACATTACAAAAATGCCTCTATATAAAGCAGCTAGCCCAGTGGCAGTTACAGAATCTTTAATGGCTAGAAAATTAGCTGAACAAGGAATGCGAATTGGAACTGAAAAGAAAGAAGATTACGAGAAAAGTACACAGTATGCGGGAGCTTATGTAAAAGAACCAATCGTTGGATATTACGCCGGAGTAACTGCATATGATTTTGCTTCTCTATATCCATCAATAATGAGACAATTTAATATTTCTCCGGATGCATATATTGAACAGGTTCAAAAGAGTCAAATTAAAGAAAGAAGAGAAGATACCAATGTTATTGTATGTGATAATGGTGTAGTTTATTCAAAAGAAGATTCAGTTCTTAGAAGAATACTTTCTGATTTATATGAACAAAGGGTTGAGTACAAGAATACGTCTTATGAGTATTTTACGAAAGCAGATAACCTTAAGAAAAGATTAACATAATATTTTAAGCAATAGTCTTTAACGTATTAGATTACCTAAATATATAATCTACTACTACGAATAAAGGCCTCTATTGAAGGTCTTTATTAGCCTATAACGAAAATTAAAAAAAGTATAAAAGATGAGCAACTCTAAATTATTTAAAGAGAGATTAGAATATAAACCTTTTGAATATCCTGAATATTACACAGAAGGTTGGTTAAAACAAATGCAAGCATTTTGGTTACATACTGAAATTTCAATGCAAGGAGATGTTAAAGATTGGAATGAAAACTTAACACCATCAGAAAAGAATTTAGTTGGAAATATCCTTTTAGGATTTGCACAAACTGAATGTGCCGTTTCAGATTACTGGACAGGAATGGTTACTAAATGGTTTCCAAAATGGGAAATTAAACAAATGGCAATGGCCTTTGGTTCTCAAGAAACTATACATGCAACTGCATACTCATATTTAAACGAGACATTAGGACTGGATGATTTTTCAGCATTCTTACACGAACCAGCAACTGCAGAGAAATTTGAACATTTAACATCAATTGAAGCTGATTGGACTCATGAAGATTTAGAAACAAACGCAAAGGCTAGAAAACAAGTAGCAAGATCATTAGCAATCTTCTCAGCATTCGCTGAAGGAGTTTCATTATATTCATCGTTTGCAGTATTATATTCTTTCCAAATGAGAAACACATTAAAGGGTATTGGACAACAAATGAAGTGGTCAGTTAGGGATGAATCCCTACATTCTAAAATGGGATGTCAGTTATTTAGACAAATGTGTACAGAATATCCAGAACTACATGAAGATGTTAAGAGCGATGTTTTAAGAGCTGCAGAGCTTATGGTTGAAATGGAACACAAATTCATTGATATGATATTTGAACAAGGTGATTTAGAAAACCTTAAAGCAAATGACTTAAAACAATTTATATTAAAAAGAACAAACGAAAAGATTGCTGAACTAGGATATACTAAAGGACCTTTCATGGAATACGATGAAGATTCTGCCGGTGAACTAGATTGGTTTTATCATTTAACAGGAGGAACAACACATACAGATTTCTTTGCAGTAAGACCTACAGATTATTCTAAGGCTGGTGAAGATGAGAACTGGGACGAAGACGAATTATTTTAAAACATTATAAACTATGAGTAAAGAAATTAAAAACCACGGTGAGGAGCTAGGATGGGAATTAGGAACACATTTTCCTACATGGGCAAATACAGAAATATACGTTAAAACAATTAGTAACGGATATTTATTACCGGGTGAAACTCCAAAGGATGCATATTGGAGAGTTGCAACCACAGTTGCAAAAAGACTAGATAAACCAGAATTAGCAAGTAAGTTTTTTGATTACATTTGGAAAGGTTGGTTAAACTTAGCAAGCCCAGTTCTTTCAAACACAGGAACAGAGAGAGGATTACCAATCTCATGTTTTGGTATTGATGTAGCTGATTCTATATATGATATTGGAAACAAGAATTTAGAATTAATGTTACTTGCAAAACACGGAGGTGGAGTTGGAGTAGGAATTAATCAAATTAGACCAGCAGGTGCTAAGATTACTGGAAACGGAACAAGTGATGGTGTATTGCCATTTGCTAAGATATTTGATTCAACTATTCTTGCAACAAATCAAGGTTCAGTTAGAAGAGGAGCTTCAAGTGTTAATATAGATATTGAACACGATGATTTCTGGGAATGGTTAGAGATTAGAGAGCCTAAAGGAGATGTAAACAGACAATGTTTAAATTTACACCAATGTGTTGTAGTTTCTGATGGATTTATGCAAAAGGTAAAAGCCGGAGATAAAGAAGCAAGAAAAAGATGGACTGCAGTTATTAGAAAACGTAGATCTAGTGGAGAACCATATATAATGTTTAAAGGAAATGTAAATAACGCAAATCCAGAAGCATACAAGCAAAATGGTCTTAAAGTTTACATGACAAACATTTGTTCTGAAATAACGTTACACACTGACGAATCACATTCATTTGTATGTTGTTTAAGTTCTTTAAACCTTGCGAAATTCGAAGAGTGGAAAGATACAGACTTAGTATATACTGCTACTATATTTTTAGATGGAGTTCTTACAGAATTCATCAACAGAGCAAAATACATGAGAGGCTTTGAAAACAGTGTAAGATCTGCAGAAAAAGGCCGAGCGTTAGGATTAGGAGTTTTAGGATGGCATACATACCTACAAGATAAAAATATTCCTTTTGATTCTTTATCAGGTCAATTTGAAACAAGAAAGATATTCTCTCAAATTAAAGTTGAAAGTGAAAGAGCAAGTAGAGATTTAGCAACAGAATATGGAGAACCTTTATGGTGTGTTGGTACTGGAATGAGAAACACACACTTAAGAGCTATCGCTCCAACTGTAAGTAATTCTAAGTTAAGTGGAAACAATTCTCCAGGTATTGAACCATGGGCAGCAAACGTTTTTACAGAACAAACTGCTAAAGGAACATTCATTAGAAAGAATCCAACGTTAGAAATAGCACTAGAAAAAATTGGTAAAAATACTAAAGTAACATGGGATCAAATCTTAAGAGATGGTGGAAGTGTTTTAGGACTGGATTGGATTAGCGATTACTATGTATTAACAGGTACTAAATCAGATCACGAAAGTGGATCAGGAAAGGCAATCACTAAAAAACAATTAGAGAAATTACCGGTAATTTCACAAGATGATTATATTCCAATGGGAGATGTTTTTAAAACATTTAAAGAAATTAATCAATTAGAATTAGTAAAACAAGCAGGAATTAGACAACAATATGTTGATCAATCTGTTTCATTAAATTTAGCTTTCCCTAAAGAAGCAGAACCTAAGTTTATTAATAAAGTACACTTAGAAGCATACGAACAAGGGATTAAGACCCTATATTATATGAGAACAGAATCAGTATTGCGAGGAGATATAGCAGCGCAAGCGATGGATCCTGACTGTCTAAGTTGTGATGGATAAAAAACTGAAATAGCCAACCTGAAATATGGTTGGATTTTAGGACCGTTTTAGTTAACGGCACGGGGTAAGAAAAAGTTCGCTACTATTCTTACCCCATTTTTTCATAGATATATAGATTAACAAATAAACAAAAACAATTTAAAATGGCAAAAGTATTTTACGTGATTAATCACAACGAAGGTGAAGGAGGAGTAGATTTCTTCAAAACAGAAAAAGAAGCATTAGCTCACGGAAAAGAACAATTCGAACAATTCGAAATGGGTAAAGAAGTAGAAGATGAAGATGGATGGGTATATACTGGAGACGTATTAACATTTAAAAAAGGAATCTTATTTTCATACGAAGAAGATGGTACTAAACTTCAAGCAATTGAAGATGCTGACGCAAGGCAATATGCTGAAGATCTAGAAGATATGGGTTCTGCTGTATTCTTTGAAGGTTTTGTAAAAGGAATGTATTGTTTCTTAGGTCGCGATGTTCAAGCTAAAGGTATGAAATGGAATTATACAGGTGATGGTATTAATGAAAGCAAATCTAACAGTTCATTAAAATTCGTGAAAACATTTGAATCATTCACAAGAACATTATAAAAACATAATTTAATCTATCATGAAACATGTTAAAGATTTAAACGAATGGCAAGACCATTTGCAAATGCAAGCTGATCAAGCAGGCATGACCAAAGAAGAATGGATCGCAACATATGGATCAAGCATACAAGGAGTTGACGAACAAAGAGATGGCGGTTTAATTTCAGACGATGAAGATGAAGAAATGGAAGGGCTATTAGCAGATGTTAGATTTATGACTAGTGAATTAATAGATCATATTGAAAAAGAGACAAATAGAATTGGAGGACAATTCAGAGCACCTGGAATGGAAGTTGATTGTAAGAAGTTAATAAAAGAAATTATGAAAAGAAGAAAGTTTAAATTTTAATATTTCACCAATACACTACACTAAACCAGGACTTCAATCCTGGTTTTTTTATTTTTGAAACTTTTTACTTATTTTGTTTATAATACCTATAAATAACATTGTATTAAATCTAAAAACAAAAAATGAAAATTACAATTCAAAAAGTAGATCAAACTAATTTCATTAACTTCATTAACAGACTGAAGGTAATCGATTCTTTCGTTTATTTTAAAATTAAAGGTGGAACTATCCAAGCTTCGGCTTATTTACCACAACGCGATGCTGTGAAACATCACAGACTTCCAATCGGACAGATTTTTCAAATTGAAGAAGGATCAATCACAACAACAAAAGAGTTAAAAGTAGCTTTCTTTGATGCACAAAAATTAACAGATGCATTTAAGCAGTTTGATTATGATTCAATTCAAGGTGAAATTGAATTCTTAGAAAACGATGAAGATTTCGTAGCAACTAGCTTCCGTATCTTTAACGACGAATTAGAAATTAAATTAGCTTGTTCAGAGCCTTCTTTAGGATATAAAGATCTTACAGATTCTCAAATCTCAAGTATCTTTAATGTAGATGATGCTAGCTTTAAATTTGAAATGGATTATGGAACTTTAAACAAAGTTAAAAACCTTTTCGGATTAGATAAAGAAGAAACTTTCTCAATCGAAGCAAATGGTAAAGGAGTAAAATTAACAGGTAACACATACAACATGTTAGTAACTCCAGATTATGAAGGAACTTCAGGTAAAAAAGTAACCTTATTTAAAAAATACTTAAACTTACTAGACAAAGAAGATTATACAGCTAATGTTCTAGAAAATAGAGTTGTTATGAAGTCAAATGACTCTGAAACTTTATTAACTATTGCAACATGTAATACTGGAGCGTAAATGATCGAAATTGAACAACTAATAGAAAAGCCAGAAGCAGAGCTTACGCCTGAGGAAACTCAAACTTTAATATCGCACTATGAACAAATGTCAGCTAAATATACGGCATATGAACAAGCGGTTAAAGTAACTCTAAACTCTATTTATGGTGCATTTGGAAATAAGTGGTTTCACTTTTTTGATATAGAAATTGCAGAATCAATTACCCTACAAGGTCAATCTGCAATTCTATATTCTGAAAAGATATTAAACAAATACTTCCAAGAATTCTGGACTAAAGACACTGCATCACATAAACATTTAAATATTAATGTTAAAGGCAGATTAGTTAGACCATCAGTTGTTTATATCGATACAGATTCTTGTTATGTTCAATTTGAAGAAATGTATGAATCTATTGAATGGCTTGGTGAAGAACTTTCAATTGATAAGTTTATTATGGAGCTATATAATTTTAGAATCAAGGACTACATTACAAAGTGCATGGCAAAATATGCTGAAATTACAAATACAGATAATTTCCTGTATTTCGATATGGAAACGATAGCATATTCTGGGATTTGGTTAGCTAAGAAAAAATACTTACAGAATATAGCGTGGGAGGATAAACTAGATGAAGACGATAGATACCCTTCCTTAAAGAAGATTAAAACAATTGGATTTGATACAATACAAAGTTCAACTCCTGCGCTAGCACGTAAGCACTTAACAGAAGCTCTTCAATTAGTTCTATCTGAAAAACCAACAGCAGCCTTATTAAAGAAACTAGTTGACTACTTAAAGAAATGTAAAAAAGAATTTAAGCTGGCAGATATTGATCAAATAGCATTCAATAAGAGAACTAACAATATAGAAAAATATATTGTAGATGATACTATTGAATTTCAAATTGGATCAAAATGTCCTCCTAATGTAAAGGCCGCAGGATTTTATAATTTCTTAATGAATACTAATCCAAAGTATAAGAACAAATACAAGATGATTGGTAACGGAGAGAAACTAAAATTATACCACTGTAAAAATCAAACATGTGATATGTTCGCATATATGCCAGGGGATCATCCTTATGAAATAGCACCTGAAGTTGATTATGAAATACAATTTGAGAAAAGTGTAATTGATCCATTAAACAGAGTGCTTAAAGCTTGTTCACTACAACTCTTAAACCGAAATTTAATTTACTCAACATCATTATTTTAAATATGGAACCAACCTTTTATGAAATAGTACACAGCCTTACTAAGTCTAAGCCTAACAACATGGATTTAGGAAATTCAATAAGATCTTTAATTAATAAAATTGAAGACGCAAAACAAGTAGAACCAGAAGTATCAACTGATTCAAATCAAATAACGATATTTCAAGATTTAGAAAATTATGGAAATAGATCCTAAAAAGATTACAGAGGAACTTACAGCTGAACAAAAGGTGCAAGTTCGAGATTATCAAAAAGTATACATGAGACTAAAGATTCTAAAATCTCAAATGGCAGAGATTCAAGATGAGACTGCAGATCTTATAGATACTCTTGAGAAAATGAGAAACAAAGATAAAAATAAAGAAGAAGACAATGGCTAAAAAAGATTTTACATTTAACGATTTAAATGCCGAATTAGCAAATTTAAATCCACTAGGATCCGTGATGGATCAATCAAATTTTAGTGAAGTTACCGAATGGATTCCTACCGGAAACTATCACCTAAATGCATGTGTATCAGGTTCCCTTTTCGGAGGTTGGCCTAATAACAGATCTTGTTCAGTTGCAGGTCCTTCAGGAACTGGTAAAACATTCCTTACCTTAAATTCTGTAAGAGAAGCAATCAACATGGGTTATAGTATAATCTATTATGATAGTGAAGCAGCTGTAGATAAAGAACAAATGATCAAGTTTGGTATTGATATTACTAAGGTAAATTATCAGCCAATGAATACTGTTCAAGATTTCAGAACTTCTATTACAACAATTACTCAAAAGATGCAAGAGATCAAAAGAAACGGCGGAAAGATTCCAAAGCTTATGATCATCTTAGATTCTGCAGGTAACTTGGCAACAAGAAAGGAAATCGACGATGCAGCATCTGGTAGTGAAAAATCAGATATGACTCGTTCAAAGATCTTAAAATCTATATTTAGAATTATAATGACGCCATTGGCAGATTTAAAGATTCCATTTATATTTACAAATCACACATACCAATCTCAATCGTTTATTCCAATGCAAATTGCAGGTGGAGGAACTGGTCCAGAATACGCAGCATCAATCGTGCTTATGTTAAATAAGGCACAATTAAAAGATGGAGCGGATAAAGTTGGTATTATTGTAACTGCAAAACCTACAAAGAATCGTTTTGCAAAACCAACTCCAATTAAATTCCACCTAAATTTTAGTGAAGGTATGAATCCGTATGTTGGATTAGAACAATATGCTACTTGGGATATCTGTGGAATTACTAAAGGCTCGATTGAAAAAGGAAAGAAAGTTCCTAAAGCAACGGCAAGAGGATGGATTTGCGAACACTTAGATGAAGCAGTTCCAAATAAAGAATTCTTCACAGATAAAGTATTTACTAGAGAAGTATTAGAAAGAATCGAAACACACATTAAACCTCTATTTAATTATAATTCAGAATCAAGTTCATTAGATATCGAAGAGATGTTAAACGATGCGGTAGAATCATAATGAAAGCCGACGTTTACACAATCAACGAAGATAAATTACCAATAAAATATATCTTAGGCATCCAGGATAAGTTAGAAGCTTTTCCTGATGCTTTCGATATACTATACATATTCATTACCGAAGCTGTAAAGAATCCCTCTCGACAGAAGGAAACATTCACACAACATGCTTTAATGAAATATCATAGTAAAGGTAATGTAGAGAACGCAGCCGAAGGATTAAAAAGAGGCATTCAATTAGGTTTGTTAGAGCAAATCAAATTCGAAGAAGGAAAAGAAACATACGAAATAAAAATAAACCCATACAAATGATAGCAGTATTTGACGATTTCATAAAAGATGAAACCCTATTAAAAGAGATAGCAGATCAAGGAGATGCTTTCTTCTATCCAACCGGCCAATATACATATTGGAAAGGATGGTGGAGTAACGAACCAAAAACAGTTAAACAAAAACTAATAAAGTATATCTGGAACGATCAGCTACCTGTTCAATTAAATATGCAATTAGACGGATTCGAACACTGGACCGGAATTCAAAGAGCAGATCAAGATGGTCGTAGAAATTTCTTAGAACTACACTTAGACGATGACGTTATGCTTAGAGAAAAGAAAGGTCAAAGAATGTTCCCAGTTTTAGGCTGTGTTTATTATCCTGCTGGTTTTGAATTCGAAGGAGGAGATTTACATATCTATACTGATGGAGAGGGAAAATCTCCGGAGGTAATTAAAACCAAACCAAACAGATTAGTTATATTTAACCCAGGTTCGGTTGTACATGGCGTTGATAAAGTAACATCAGGTATCAGAGGAGCTATCGCGATTAATGCATGGGCTGAAGAACCATGGTCAGTCGGACAAGGTCATATTATCCTAGAATAAGATTGAAACTAACTGAGTTATATCAATATAACTTGTATACAAAACAACAAATATGAAATTCGAAGCTGATAAAGAAAAGATATTTTTTAAACTTTCTCTTTCTAAACCTAAATACTTTGAGACGATTGATAGATCATTCTATACGTCAGAAGATATTGCATTATTGCATACATTAGCTCATAAATTTCATTCTAAATTTCATGAAACTCCAACGCTAGCACAAATGCTTTCATTAGCAGGATCTCCTAAAGTTAAAGGAAAGATCGATGAAGGAGTTATAGAATTAGTATATAAGGTAGATTTAGTACAATACGAAGAAGAGTGGTTAACTCAAACTACGGAGGCATGGATTAAGTGGAGTAATTTCAATAGTACCTTAATGGACACTATTGAATATGTAAAAACAACAGAAGTTACTCCAGAAAATGTAGATAGTATTGTATCAAAGGTAAAGACTTTAATCAACGATAGAAATTCGATTGTATTTAATTCAGATATCGGATTAGATTTTTTTAATGCAGAAGATCACTATAGCGAAGATCGAGTTAAAGTAAGTTCAGGATATAACTTCCTTGATCGGGTACTTAACGGAGGTTATGATAAAGACGGTTCCTTAGTAGTTTATGTCGGAGAACAGAATATTGGTAAATCAATCTTTTTAGCAAACGATGCTGCTAATTTCGTAAAGATGGGAGTTAATACGGCTTTTATCTCTGCTGAAATGTCAGCTCCAAAGGTATTAAAAAGAATCGGTGCAAACCTTTTAAGTATTCAAATGAATGACTATGATGAAAAGGCAAAGAACCAGGATCTAATGAAAAGAAAGCTTGAAACAGTCGGAAATGGATTAACGCCTCCAGGCCAGCTATTCATTAAACAATTCCCAACATCTCAAGCGACTGTTACCGATATAGAAGCTTATTTAAAACAAATTGAAGAGGAAAGAAAGATTAAATTAGGTGCAATTGTAATTGATTACATTAACATCTTAGCAAATTTTAGAAATCCAAACAGTGAAAACACATACTTAAAGATTAAGCAAATTGCCGAAGATTTAAGAGCAATGGGAACACGTAACGGTTGGTTAATCGTAACGGCAACTCAGATTAATAGAAATAACTATAACTCCAGTGATATTGGAATGGGAGACGTTGCAGAATCTGCAGGCCTATCACACACTGCAGATATGATGTTAGGTATTATACAAGATGACTTAATGCGATCTAGTTATGAATATTGGTTAAAAATCCTGAAAATCAGGGACGGTGAAGGTAAAGGAACTAAATGTAAATTAGATATTAATTATAATTACATGAGACTTACAGAAACCGATGAAACAACAAACTCAAATATACACAGTTTATAATGTCAACAGGAAGAACAAAAAGAGATAAAATATTCGATAACACGTTCGAAGAAACAGAATACGAGTATGACACATCGATGTCTTTCGCTCTCTCACCAAGAGTAGTTGACAATCGATCTGAAGAAGACAAGATTGAAACTAAATTAATAGCAGATGAAATACATTCTTTAATCATAAACTCTAGATTTAAGAAATTTAATAAGATTGATGAATTCCACCAAACTGTTAAATTAAACAAAATAGATATTAATGAAGTGTATGAATTTATATCGGATGAAACAAGAGCATCACATTCTCTAGTTGATATATTTTCAGAAATGTGTGACTACTTTAATGTAAACCCTACTCGATTTTATCAATCACTTGGAAACAAATTTAAAGAAGAATTAATTGAAGAGCTAGACGCTCGAACAAATATACTACAAAAGAAGAATATCAATAGATTGTTTTAATATGATTGACAATAAAATCTTAAAGAATCCCGTGAAACGGATCTGGGTTTTAGGTGATATGCACTTAGGTATCAGATCAAATTCAATGGAATGGTTAGAGATCCAAAAGGATTTCTATGAAAACGTATTTATCCCAACCCTAAAAGAAAAAGTTAGACCCGGAGATATATTAATTCAGGTCGGAGACGCATTCGATAATAGACAAAGTATAAATTTAAAAGTATTAAATTATGCTGTGAATCTATTTGAAAGATTAGGTGAAATTCTACCAACACATATTATTTGCGGAAACCATGATATCTGGGCTAAGAAAAGTAATGATGTCACTTCAATTGATAGTTTAAAGTGGATTCCAAATGTTCAGATCTATAAAGAACCTAAGCTTTTTAATTGGGGAGAAAAGAAGGTATTGTTAATGCCTTGGAGAAGAGATACAGAACATGAAGTTGAAACCCTTGCAGAATATCCTCAGGCAAATATGGTATTTTGTCATTCAGAGGTTCGTGGAATTAAACTAAATTCAAAGGTTACTAATTTACACGGAGTTGAAGCAAATTCATATGATAATTTTGATGGAGTTTGGTCTGGACATATTCACTATAGACAAAATAAAGGTAAATTAAGAATGGTTGGTGTTCCATATCAATTAACAAGATCTGACGCAAACAACGCAAAAGGATTTGACCTAATTGATTTAAGTGACATGAGCGAAACTTTCTTCGAGAATGATAGATCACCAAAGTTTGTGAAAACGTATCTTACAAGTCTTTACAATGTTACCTTGGGTGAATTTAAAGAGCAGATTGAAAATAATTTTGTTGATCTGTTTGTACCTTCTCACGTTGCTGCAAGTAATTCACTTTCTAAATTTATCAACCAAATCCAAAATGTAGGTAGAAAGATAGAACCAAACATATACGAACAAGATACTTTTATCGATAAAGACATGTACGACATGGAAGAGATCGAAGATATGTATAAGAACTATAACATTCTACATCTATGTAATATGTATATTGATGGAATGCCTAAGGATGATGAAACAAAAGGACAAATCAAAGATAGAATAAAAAGACTGCATGATTTATGTGCATATAATTATGATAGTGAAATATGAGAATACAATCTATAGAGTTTAAGAATTTTGCAAGTTATGGAAATTCAATACAAAGATTAGAATTCGAAGAAGACAATTCAGAATTATTCCTAACACTTGGTAAAAACGGCCATGGTAAAACTACGATTGCAAATGCTATTGTGTTTGCGCTATATGGTAAAGTTGAAGGTGTGAAGATGGCAGACTTGCCTAATCGTATTAACAAAGAACTTTGGGTAAAAATTAATCTACAATGTAAAACTACAGAAGTATCTATTGAAAGAGGATTGGCCCCCAGTAAATTTGAAGTTAAGCTTAACGGGATTGAATTTGATAAAGCAGGTAAAAGGTCAGTTCAAGAATATTTAGAAGAAGAAATCTTTGGCATCCCATATCATGTATTTAAAAATATCATTATCCTATCGGTAAATGATTTTAAGTCATTTTTAACAATGACAAACAACGATAAAAAACAGATCATTGATAGAATGTTTGGCTTTTCTATTTTAAATGAAATGCAACAAAATATTAAAGAAGAGCGTAAAAGCTTGAAGGTTGATTTAGATGTATATGAAAGAGAACTTACACAGCTAAACGAAAACATTACTTCAGTTAATATGAAGTTAAACGAATTAATGGCAGAGTCTAATGAAAAAGACAAGGCTAAAATCCAAGAGTTAAAAGATTCTCTAGTTAGATATACTGCTAATAAAACCAAACTAGAAGAAGCACAAAATACTATTTCTGATAGTTTATCAAAAGTTACTATAGATTTAAAATCTACTAATGATGATAAAACAAAACTGGTATATGAGTTAGCGGCTCTCACTCGGAAATTAAGCCTTTATGAAAATAACACCTGCCCGACGTGTGAAGGAGAACTATCAACAGAATTTCACAACGATCGTAAAACAGATATAGAAAACAATATCGAAACTCTACCATCTAAAATTGCTTTAGAAAAAGCAAAGGTTGTTCAAATCGAAGAAGACATGATATCTCTTCGAAGTAAAGATCGAGCAGTTAGAGATAAAGTTTCAGTTATTAATACAAATATTAGAAATCTTAAAGGAGAACTAATAAAGATAAAAGACTCTTTAAATAACGGGGATAGCTTCGCCCATATGCAATCTTTAATAGATGGGTTTGAAACACAAGAGAACGAAAAGACAAAGTCTAAATCAATAGTTAATAGTGAATATTATTTTTTAGAGAATTTAGAAGAGATATTAGGTGAAGATGGTGTTAAGAATCTTGCAATTAAAACAATACTACCTGGTTTAAATACTAATATTGCAGCGATGGCACAAACCATGCACTTACCCTTTCATTTAAGATTTGATGAAAAGTTTAATTGTATTATTAATCACTTAGGAGAAGAGATTAATCCAATGACCCTTTCAACAGGCGAACGTAAAAAAGCAGATTTTATAATCATTATCGCTATCATTAAAATATTAAAACTAAGGTTTCCACAATTAAACCTACTTTTCTTAGATGAATTATTAAGTTCAGTTGATGCAGACGGAGTTCATAATATTTTAAAAATATTAAGTCAAGTAATCAAAGAGAGTAAGATTAATACATTTGTGATAAATCACTCAGTACTTCCTCATGAATTATTTGATAAGAAAATTCAAATATACAAAGAGAATGGATTTTCTAAATTTGACATAGAAACAATAGAATAATATAGATATATAGATTTATATGGCAAGTTACAATTTAAAATACAATTCAGACGATAGTGTAGTAAGACACGTTATCATAGGTTTATTGGCTGATTTAAATAACAAGGTTTATTTTTGGAGACAATTAAACGAGAACGATAGAGTAGCAATTGATATTCCCTTCTATTACTCAATAACAGGCGATGATCAGTTTCTGCGAGATAATTTCTTATTCACTACCACAACTGGAGTAGACTGTCACCCTGATCAAGCGTTTGCGGATGCAAATTATGATGCAGTTCCACGTGGAGTAGTTAGTTTAACAGGAATGTCAATCGATTCTGGTAAATTAGTTAATAAAAGAAACATGGGTACCTATACTAAAATGAATGAAGAAGGCGCTATGGAAGGTTACTCGGCAGAATTCGAGATGATTCCTGTCACTTTGGGCATAGATGTTGAAATATTAGTTAGCTCTACACTGGATGCATTTAAGGTGACTGAGATGCTTATCAAGAGACTTTATAAATCAAATTCATTTAATGTTGAAGTTGGTCATTTAAACGAGGCAACGTACCGATTAAATTCATACTACGCAATGCCAGACGATTATGATATACAAAGACCAATTGATTACACATTTGAAGATAAAGACAAATATAAAATAACTTTTCCAATAGAAATTAACACTTCAATTCCTTCATTTGATTGGGAATCAGAAAGACACGCTGGTAATAGAATGTTTGAAATTAATTCCGCGATTGTTCCGGAATCAGATAAAACACAAAACACCCCAGGAGAAATTAATGTAATTGACGAAAATACCAAATAATATAAAAGATATATAATAAAAATAAAAACAAAATTAATATGACGACTAATATTTTAGCCCCATTTGTAAAAACAGAAAATTCTTTTAAATTCTACGTTAATGGTAGAGTTTTTGAAATGACTGACAATACAATCACAGAAACAGAATCTATTGATTCTACTTTAGGAAATGCAATTGCAGCTTTTGAATCTTTTGAATTTTCAGCAAATACAGTAAAGTGGTTTCACGGAGCTTCTAAATTTACTTATAACTTATCTGAATCTACTTTCGCAGTAGGAGATACAGTTATTGAAAATTTCACAAAACACGTATTATCAAGTGGATTAGTGAGATATGAAAATAAAGGAACCGCAGAGTTATTCGAATCTTTACCAGTTATGTTAGAGAATTTCGTACAATTAGATTTCGCAGCAACATTCGAAGGAAAAGATAATATTGTTAATGTATTTAAAATCGAAGAAAAAGTATATGTTTCTAGATTCAACACGGCAAACAGAATATCAAAGTTTTTTGAAGCTACTAATGCAAATGCAGCGGTAGATTTTGTAAACGAACAAACTGGTTTATCAGCAGCTACTTTCTTAAGTGAATTAGTTACAGGACAGGCTCAGGAAATTGCACAAAATGAAGCAACAATTAATTCTTTTAAAGATATGATTTCATTCTTAAAAGACCAAAGAGGTTTATTAGCTGAGGCTGATAAGTCGGTTTCAGAAATTAAAGCAGCAGATGCTCTAATTAACGAAGAAATTTCAGTTTGGGAAACTAAGATTGCTGAATTACAAGCATAGTTTTAAAACCTTATACAATCATGAAAGAGAGATCCTAGCGGGTCTCTTTTTTTATTTAGAAACAAAACAACATTTAACGGTATAAATCTAAACAAATATAAATTAATACTGTGGCTCGTAAAAAAAATTATTTAAACAACAAAGACTTCTATGCACAAATGGTTTTATCCAAAGATGCAGACAAGCTAACCAAAGAAGCTGAGAAGATGTTAATCCTATTAGCTGAGAAGACAATCAACAAAATGAGATACGTTAGTGAAGACGATCGTAATGATTGTTTACAATTCGCAATGTTAGATCTTCTTAAATACTGGCGAAACTTTAATCCTAAATATCCAAATGCGTTTGCATACTTTACAGAGATTGCAAAGAGAGGATACGCAAAAGGCTGGAACAAGATTCATCCTAAAAAATACGGTGGAACTATTTCAATCGGCGGAAACGGCGGAGGAGATGGAGATGGCGGAGGAATCTATACGCTATAAATGTCAATAAAGAATCTCAAACCAACAAAGAACTCAGGATTCAGTCAAGGGTATTATGTCCCTATATTTCCTGAAAAATATGTAGGCCCTACTCCGATAATATATAGGAGCTCATGGGAACGTAAGTTCTGTATTTGGTGTGATATGAATGACAAAGTATTAAAGTGGTCAAGCGAACCAGTAGAGATTAAATACTGGTCACGACAAGATTCAAAGGCCCATAAATATTATCCAGACTTTTATTTTAAACAAATACAACAAGACGGTACAGAGCTAGAGTATATTGTTGAAATTAAACCAAAGTCACAGATAACAAAACCACAGCCGCCTAAAACAAACTCTAAAAAAGCACTTAAATCATATAAATTTCTTGCAGAACAGTATGTAAAAAATATGGATAAATATAATGCAGCTAAAGAGTTTTGTGATGGTAGAAATTACAAATTTATTGTTTTAACTGAAGATACTATATTGAATGGGTTACGTTAAAAATAAAATAAAAGAATTAATTAAAGAAGCAGGCAGCCGAAAGTCGGCTCGCCGTACCGCAGAGGATTGGTTCGAAGAAAGCTCAAAATCTAGATCTTTAAATGAAGTTCAGAAAACAAGAAACAGATTTGAACCGGGCAAGATATATGTATTTGATTACAGACCTATCACACAGAACCTACCCTGGTTTGATGCAAACCCGGTTGTATTAGCAATAGAACATAAAGGTGAAAACGATCTGGGTATTAATTTAAATCTTTTACCAGTTGATTTTAAAGAACAATTGTTAGATGACTTATATAATAGAATGGAAGGTCAAATTAAAAACGCAACAACAGGTTCAAAATACTATGATGCAAAAACACAAGCTCCATTAAAAATAACATATGATGGAATAAAATCATATCTTAAAAAAGATGGCTATGATTTTGCAATTAGACAATATGTACCTACTGGTAAATCAAGACAAAGTGTAGTTAGTTACACAAAATGGCCTGATATTGCACTGTGTGACTTTATTGAATTAAATGGAACCACAATTGCAAATATTAGAAGGTTGTTTTTTAGCTAATAAAAATTGAATATATAAATAAATATAATAAAATAATAACAATGGCAGGATTCGTAGATAGAAATGGCCCTTTAAGTTACAATAAAAAATCATTTACACTGAGAGATCAACTTAAGAAGTTAAGTTCTTTTGGTATGTATTATGACGATTTAGTACTTAGACAATCGCAAGCAATTGGTCCAATGGAGGATGAAATTGGCTTCGGTATGATGAACCAGATGGGTCTGGATAATGATGATATGTATGGCGCTTTCGCAGCCCTCTCTATGTCAGATACCAACATGCGTAAGAATATCCCTTTCTTTGATAAAGGTTATGAAAGTAAGCGTGATGAATTAAGAGCATTCTCAACATACGATGAAATTGAAGATATCTTAGATATTTTATGTGATGAGTCGGTTGTATATGACAATAAAAACTTTTTCGTAAATCCTGAAATTATTGGGATGGATGTTAGTGATGATGTACAGAAAGACTTAAATAAATCCTTTAGAGATATTTACCAATATTTTGGATTTACGCAAGATCAATCAGCTTGGTATTATTTTAGAAAATTCTTAGTTGATGGTTATTTATCATTTGAAATTATCTATAACCCAGAACAAACTGAAATTATTGGATTTAAAGAAATTGATCCAATAACACTAGTTCCTGGATATAATAAAGATGATGGTAAGAAAGTATGGACCCAATTCATGGACGATCCAGTTAAAGAGAGAGTCCTATATGACGCACAGATCATTTATATTTCTTATTCATCTATTACCACAGCATCTAGAGTAAGTTACTTAGAACGTTTAGTAAGATCATTTAACTTGATGAGAATTATGGAACACACTAGAGTAATCTGGGCTGTAACAAACTCATCTTATAGAATGAAATTTATCATCCCAGTCGGTGGTAAATCTAAAACAAGAGCAAAGCAATCGCTAGCTCAATTAATGAATAACTACAAAGAAGTTGTAGATTTTGATTGGGAATCAGGTACAA